GCCCCAGGGCGTGGCCCGGCCCTTTTTTGTGGGAGATTCCGCCATGGAGCAATACATCCACCCCAACGGGTTCGTCGAGCGCGTGCCCGAGCGTTCCGAGCTGGAGCGCGCCGTTCTCGACGCGCACGGCCTGAGCGCGATTGTGGCCATTTTGGCTAATCAGGCGGCCATCCTCCAGGCACTTTCCGACCTGGGGGCGCCGAATTTGGCTAGTCTGGACACAAGCAAGCATCCCATCATCGACGCCGCAAGCCGTCTGGAGGCCGATTGGGCCGCCATGCAGGCGCGGCTCAAGGAGGTAAACCGTGCCCCTGACCGTTGACACGCTGGTGGCCGCCGCAGGCGCCGTGGCCGCCACCTTGCACACCTACCCGCCCCTGTGGGGGCTGCTCGGCGTCAAGAGCACCGACATCGCCTTCGGGGTGGTGAAGGCGATCGCCACCCGGCAACTGGATCCGGGCGCCTTGCGCAAGGGCCCGCTCGACGTGTTCCTGCACATCGCGGTCGTGTTCCTGTGCCTGTGCCTGATGGCCATCAGCTCGGACTTCAGCCTGATTTGCGGCGCCATCTTGATCGGCGTGGTGGGCGCGGACTTGCTCAGCATCACGCGCAACTGGGCGGCCATCTGCCAGGCCATGGGCGAGCCCGCCCCGGACTGGCTCGACAAGGTGAGCGGCTTCTTGAAGGCCATGCCCAACACCGGCGTCAACAGCACCCTGGCGTCCCTTCAGCCTGCCGTGGCCGCCGTGCAGCCCGCTGCCGAGCCTGCCTCGGCGGCCGATCCCACCCCGGCGGATTCCGCCCCGGCGGCAGAGCCCGCCCCCTCGATTCCCGACAACGGCTAGTCCCGTCAAGTGCCCACGCGGCAAGGAGACCCCCCCATGGCTACCAAGACCCCCAAGGGCGCCGACAAGGCCGAGCCCAAGCGTTACGCGGACGCGTCGGCCGCGTTCAAGCGCGGTGATCTGACCTTCCCGGTCGGCGACATGACCGTCCAGCTGATCGACGACAACGACCAGGATCACGAGCCGCTCGGCAAGGCGATCGGCGTGGTGCCGCACTGGTCGGCGGGCACCTACGCCCAGGCGTTCAACGGCTACCACTTCCAGATCGTCTACAACCCGGTCACGAAGAAGGCGTACGTGGTGAAATGCCTGCCGACCACGGCCAAGGGCCAGCACCTGTGGGGCCGCAACAGCGGCTTCTTCGCCGTGAGCTTCGCGGCCATGCGCGGCGCGTCCGAGCAGCACCATGGCAAGTACCCGGTCACGCCCGAGCAGATGGAGCTGGCAGCCCAATTGATCGCCGAGCTGTGCGCGTGGAAGGGCATCAACCCGGCGGTCAAGGTGACGGTGCCCGAGCTGAAGATGACGCCCGACCAGAAGCGGCTGGTGCCGACCGGCAAGAGCGTCCAGGTGCCGACCATCTCGGATCATGCCTTGTTCGCGCGCATGGAGTACCCCAAGGCGCGCTGGGACATCGGGCCGTTCTACCCCAAGCTCTACGACCGCGTCCAGGTGATCTACCGCGAGCTGAAGGGCCAGAAGAAGCCGGACGGCACCACGCGCGCCTTCGAGTTCGAGGAGATCCTGTGATGGGGGCCGCCGAGGAGGTCACGAAGGCCCGCTGGACGGCGGCCTGGCTGCTCGTCGCGCTGGCGGTGGGCATCTTGATCGGGCTGTTCGCCCGGCCCGCGCCGCCGCCCAAGCCGGGCGGCGTGCTGACCCTGCCCAAGCTCCCGATCGAGGTTGCGAGCCCGGCCCCCGCCGCCAAGGCCGAGGCTGCGGCCACGGCCAAGACCCGGATCACGATCACGCGGCCGGTGCCCAACGGCGCCCCCTACGTGGCGCCACAGGGCGCCGGGCCCACCCCGAACGCCCAACTGGGCCCGGCGCCCACTCCGACCGGCCCGGACGGCACGCAGGGCCATCTGCCCCCGGCCACCGGCCCCTACGAGACGATCGTGATCGAGACCGAGAGCTCGGGCGGCGGCACCGCCACCGTCGTGACGCCCACGCCGCCGCCGAGCCCGGAGCCTGCGGGCCCCGGCGCGCTCGGCGTGAGCGTGGGGACGTTCAAGGGGCACGTCGCCCTGTCCTACCGGCCGATCTACGTGCCGATCCCGCTCGGGCCGTACGGACGGGCGGACGTGGGGCCCTCCATAATTCTTAACACGCAAATGGCGGGGGCGGCAGGCACTATCGCCCTGTCAAAGTGGAGCCCCCATCTATACTTGGAGGTGGGCGCAGCCCAGGAGTTTCAGGCGTTGCCAGCGTTGAAGGCCGTCCCGTTCGCGGGGGTCGGCTGGCGTTTCTAGGAGGATCGTCCCCATGGCCAAGACTTACGTCACGCGGCATCTGCACATCAGCGCGGGTCGGCGCCTCGTCAACCAGCACGAGATCGGCCTCGATATGTGCGTCAACGGCGACATGTACGTCTACGGCGCCGAGGGCGCGGTGGCGGCGGGGGCCGCGTCGGTGACCTTCAAGGAGCCGGTCCGCACGGCCTACTTCTACGCCACGACCCCCACCTGGGTCGCCAAGAGCGCCGCCGAGCTGGATATCCCGGCCGACGGCCAGAGCGCCACGGGCCGGTTGTTCATTCCGGCCAACACGCGCATCGAGCTGCCGTGGTACTACGACGAGGTCCACTTCAAGGCCGTGACCGGCACGGGCGCGATCTACGTCGAGGGGCGCCTGTAATGGCGGCGGGCGGAGGCGGCAACGATCTCGCCGCGTACACCCCGTTCATCCTGACCGCCTTCGCCCTGGTCAACGCGCTTTTGGGCCACCTCTACAACGGCCTTCGCGAGCAGATGAAGGAGCAGAAGGCCGAGCTTAAAGAGCACAAAGACAAGTTCGACGCCTTCAAGGACAAGGAATTGAAGGCGATCAACGACAAGCTCGACGGCCTGAAAAGCGACCTGACCGAGGCGCTCCACAGCCTGCACCTCTCGCTCGCCACCGGCTACGCCACCAAGGTCGAGGTGCACCAGCTGGCCTCGATGATCACCAAGCCCCCCACCGGCAACATCGCCCCCCCGCCCGGCCCCTAGTCCGGGCCTTTTTTCGTCGAGGCCCCACCGTTGAGCGAACCGCGCACTCACACCTTCCGCGTCGAGTACAAACCGGCCGCCTTCTCCCGCGAGACGGCGGTCCTGTCGCATCTTCGGCGTAAGAGCGGCAGAAATGGCGGACATATGCCCGATAATATCCGGGCATGGCGGGATGCTATTGTCACCGAATACAAGGCCACGGTCCGCGAAAGCAAGACGGCGCGCGACTTTCCGCAGGACGGCGAGTATTTGGGCCGCGTCGGGTTCGAAGTGGAAGTTTACGGTTCAAGCGCCGACATTCTAAACATTGGTAAAGAGATTGAGGATGCGCTGATTGGGGTGGCCTACAAAGATGATTGTCAAGTCGTTGCGTGGTCAATCGGTTTTCCCAATCGAACGCTGACCAAGAACGGCACGCCTACGCGCGTCAAGGAGTCTGACGAGCCCGGCGCGCTGGTGACGATCTACCTGTACGACGCCCCATATGCTACGCCAACGGCTTAACAATCCTTTAGCAAGCAAGCGTGTGTCGCGCAACCTTAATTAATTGGGCAATCCGCAGGGGCTGTGGTAACTTGGATAGTGCGGAGGGCGCTTAGCAACGCCGCACCGTATAACGCCCTCGGGGCGCGGAATTTAACGCCACGCACGGACAAAGAAATGCCCCTCGCTCTGGTCCCTAATCCAAGCGCGAGAGGCAAATCTGTACCGAAAGAAGCCAGAAATATGGGTTAGCAGCCCTTCTGGCTTTTCCACCTTGCCCATTTATAACATGTAGATGGGCTGAGAAGCAATACATGACCCATTCCATGCGAATCACGCCCAACGACGGCCACACGGCCGGGCCGAATCCGATCCGGATGCTGCGGTTCATGAAGGGCATGAAGGCCGAGGCGTTCGCCCCCACGGTGGGGCTGAAGTACCACGAGCTGATGAACATCGAGTGCGGGCGCGCCATGCACCTCAAGGAGGACATGCGCGCCGGGTTCAAAGAAGCCGGTTACGACTTCGACAAGCTGCGCTCGGACTACGCCACCTGGCGCGACATGCTGGTCGGCGGCACGGCCGTCGCCCCAGCCTCGCTTGACGCTTGCGATTCGGAGACCCTGGCCATCCAGGACGCTTTGGCGGCCGGGATTCGTGGGATCCGGAACATATCAACGCACGCGAAGGTTCCCTATGCTCGCGTTCGAGCCTTCCTGCAACAGCAGGAGCAGGCATAGAGCGAAGGAGAACCGCCGTGATATCCACCGTTAACCGCGCGATGCGCCGCGCAGGGGGCCGCTGATGGCTCGCATGCGCACGCTCCACTCCGAGTTTTTCTCGGATCCCTTGATCAAGCTGCTCGATCCCTGGGAGCGCCTGTTCTTCCAGGGGACCTGGTGCTTCGCCGACGACTTCGGTCGCGGTCGCGCCATCATGCGCGAGCTGGCCGGGTTCATCTTCCCGCACGACGACGAGGTCAACGTGCGGCCCTACTTCAACCACCTGGTCGAGCTGGGGCGCATCCATGTCTACACCGACAAGGACGCGAGCTACTACCACTCGCCGACCTGGTACAAGTACCAGAAGCCGAACCGGCCGACCCGCTCCAAGCTGCCGCACCCGACCCTCGAGAATTGCCCCGGATGCCGGGCCATGTTCCAGGCGGGGAAGCCGTTTATCGATCGCCTGCGCATCACGCTCGACGCGCTCGACCTTCACGGGTGGAAGGGCGATCAGAAGGCGACCAAGGAGATGATCGATCGGTTCGCGGCCCTCTACATGTGCCACCCCTCCGTGAGCCACGAGCGGCTTTTGCATGCGGCGCTTCACGGGGGATCACTGAGCCCTCAGCACAGTGATCACGGAGGCTTCAGTGAGCCGTTCACGGACGCGCTCACGAACCCCATCACTGATGGACTCACTGAATTTACCGGCTCACTGAATCCGGCCGCTCGAATCAGTGAATCCGCGAACCAAATCACTGAGTCCAGCGAGGAAATCAGTGAGCCACTCATGAAAAAGATCCGGCAGGAAGTAGGAAGTAGGAATCAGGAAGTAGGAAGTAGGAACGACGTCGTCGTCACGCGCGAGCCCGCGCATGTGAGCGGCGGCGGCGATGAGACTTTCGCTTCGGGGTTTGGATCGCTCGACGAGGTTCCGGCCCATGTGCCGATCGGGGTGGCCCGGAGGATGGTCGCCGATTCGCAGCCGATCGCCGAGCGGCCAGCGCCGCTCGCTGGCCTGGGGGCTCTGACGGTGGCGATCGGTGGCTACGCGATGAAGCCCTGGGGGCTCACGCCGCCCGAGTGGGCCGTCAACGCAACGCGCCAGATGGTGCTCGACCTCGGCATCACCTGCGAGCAGGCCATGGGCTACCTGGCCCGCTACAAGGCCACCGGCAAGACGCAAACGGTACAGGCTCCCGCCAGCTACTTCGGAGCCGTGTTCAAGGGGTACGTGGGGGCCGACGCGGCCCTTGAAATGCAACCCAAGCCCACCGGGGCCACGAGCTTCTCGGAGTACCTGTAATGACGGAATACCCCATCATTTTGCCCAAGGCGGTCCTGCAAGAGGCTGCTGGCGCCGATCCGAGCGCGTTGAGGGATGTGAAGATGATCAACCTACCCAAGCCCGCCGATTGCCCGGAGTGCGGCTCGGAGCCTACCTCCCAGGTGATCGACCTGGCGGGCAAGCCGACGCGGGTCTGGGTGGCCTGCGAGCACCAGGTGGTCGCCTTCAACGCCACGACCAGCCTGGAGGCCCGCCTGGCCTCGTTGGGACGGCTTGAGGCCAAGCATGGGGCCTGGCCGGTGCCCAAGAAGTTCTCGGGCGTCAAGCTGTCCGACGTGAAGGTCCCGGCGCCGGGCACCGAGGATGACCCCGAGGCCGACTACGTGGGCTCGGTGAAGGGCCTGGCGGTCGCCCGCTGGTACGTGGACAACCTGGATGTGGCGATCGCCGAGGGCTACGGCGCCCTGCTGCACGGCAAGCGCGGCACGGCCAAGACCATGATCACGGCGGCGATCGTGAACGAGGCCAGGGATCGCGGCTACTACGCCGTCTGGACCCAGATCAAAGGGCTTTACGACCGGCTGTGCAACATCGAGCGCCGGGTGGCCATCTTGGATGCGATCGCCGCAGCGGACATCCTGGTCCTCGACGAGCTGGTCGGCGAAAAAGACACCGCCGCCAGCCTGCGCGAGTTCATGCGCCTGGTGGACGTGCGCTACTTGTCCGAGCGATCGACCTTCATCACGAGCAACTTTGACGTGGCCTACATCCAGCAGCACCTGCTGACGGTGCTCGGCCGCGAAAACAGCGCGGAGGCGTCGGCCGAGATGGTCGGCCGGTTCCTGTCGCGCTTGCAGCCCCCCAGCTACCGCCGGGTTCCGTTCAACGGCCCCGACATGCGGCTCCGCGAGCGTAGCTCGTGGGGCCCCGAGATCGATTAAGGAGACCCTCATGGGCCGTAACAGCCTCAATTCAGTCACGCTCGTCGGCAAGGTCGTCGGCACCCCGAAGGCGCGGGGCGCCGTGACCCGCGTCCTGGTGAACAGCCCCGATTTCCGCAAGGATCCCGGCCACCCCGAGGGCGGCGAGTGGGTCAAGAACCCGGTGTATGTGTACTACTACGGCAAGGAGAGCGCCCAAATGAAGGCGCAGGCCCTCAAGGAGGGCGATCGCGTCATGGTCAACGGCGAGCTGGACGTGGTGAAGTACGTCCTGCAAGACGCCAACGGCCAGAAGCACAACCGCTCGATGCTGGTGGTGCGCGCCAACACGCCGCGCGCGGGCGGCGCCGACAACGAGAACGAGGTCCGGCTGGTCGGCCGCGTCGGCAAGCGGGTCGAAATCAAGTTCAACGGCGAGACCGGCAGCGCCCGGACCTACTTCTCGGTGGCCACCGATCGCTGGGATCCGACCGCCAACGACGGCAAGGGCGCCGAGGTGGCCGTCTGGACCGACGTGGTGCTCTACGGCAAGCGCGCCGAGTCGGCCGCCGAGTACCTCAAGAGCGGCAAGGGCGTGATCATCATCGGCAAGCTCGAAACCTACGAAAAAGAGGACGTCGACGGCAAGAAGTACCCGCGCACCTACGTCAAGACCTTCGACTGGTCCTTCGCGCCGGGTGGCGGCGGAAACTCGCAGGGCGGCGGCGACATGAGCGCCAACGACGCCTGGGACATCCCCGACGACGGCTACGGTGACTACGAGCGGGCCCTCGAGGAAGGCCGCGCCGAGCCGGGCTCGGGTGCCTACACCCCCGACCCCCGGTTCCTTGAGCCCAAGGGCGGCACCGGCTCGAAGCAGGTGGCCGACCTCGACGAAGAAATTCCTTTTTGATGTCGAAACAGTGTAAGCGTTGCAAGGTTGACAAGCCGTTATCCGACTACTACACCCACAAGCAGATGGCCGACGGTCACCTCAGCATTTGCAAGGACTGCAAGCGGGGCGACGCGAACAAGCACCGCGCCGACAACCTGGAGCGCGTAAAGGCTTACGACCGCCAGCGGGGGCTCTCCCCTGAGCGCCAGGCGAATGCCCGGCAGCGCGCGCCCCGGTACAGGGTCGCGCACCGGGATTACTCGGCTCGCTGGATAGCGAGCCACCCCGAGAAACGTGCGGCGCACCAAGCGGTGACGCTGGCGATTCGATCGGGAGCCCTTGTAAAGCAGCCGTGTGAACGCTGTGGCGTAGAGGATAAAGTGCAGGCCCATCACGACGATTACACCCGACACCTCGACGTGTTGTGGCTTTGCCCAAAGCACCACGGAGAGCGGCACCGGGAGCTTCGGGAGGCCGGTAGTGCCCACCCCGAGTAAGATTGCCCACGCGATCCGGCGGTGGTGGCTCCGCCGCCGGATCGCAAAGCTGACCTACGGCGTGCTGAACCGGCACGCGCGCTGGGAGTCCAGGCGACTAGCAATCGCCGTCACGACGCCCATGAAGCCCGAGACCCACTCCGACGCCACCGGCCTCCAGGCGCCCTAACGCCGCCCACCGCGTCACATTCGACCACCGACCGAAAGGATCCGCCCCCATGAGCGCTCTCGCCGTGCCCCTGGACTACATTCCGCGATCGCCGGACCTCAAATATTGCCCGGCTTGCAAGACCGACAAGCCGATGGACTTCTTCTACCGCAACCGGCACGCCGCCGACGGCCGCCAGGGGAAGTGCCGCCAGTGCACCCGCGACTACCAGAGCCGCGCGCGCTACAAGCTGGCCGTGGGCGACGCCCACCCCCACGAGGGCACCGAGAACGCCCGCTTGGCCCGGCTGCTCTGCCCGCAAAACGGCGTCCCGCCCACCGTGCTCGAACGGCTGCGCGCCCGCAAGCGCCGGGGCCGCGCGCCCTCGGTGATGAGCCCGCACCCCACGACCGGCATCCCGGTCATGGCCGACGGCACCATGACGACGATGTGGGCGACGGCGAGCTACACCGAGATGCAGCTGGCCGTGGTGGATAGCCAGATGCTGTTTTTCGAGGCGTACATCGAGGTGGTCGCCGAGCGATTGCTGCCCCAGTTGTCCCACGATGCCCGTGAGGCGTTCAACAAGGCCGTCCAGGCCAAGACCCAGGCCAAGCTGGCCGAGCGCGGAGACGTATAGAATGAGCACCTTCACCCCCAACGAAATCCCCGAAATCCCCCACTCGGTCAAGGGCTGGCGCTGGACGAGGCGCATGACGGTCGACACGGCCGAGGCGATCGTCGGCGCGAGCCGTCCGGTGCTCGATAAGGGCTTCGTTCAGTTGATCGATTACATGGGCGGCGACGATCGCATCGTCGAGGCGGCCCGCGTGAGCTACGGCGGCGGCACCACCGCCACGCGGCCCCCCGAGGGCCTGATCCGCTACTTGATGCGCAACAAGCACACCAGCCCGTTCGAGCAGGTCGTGATGACCTTCCGCATCAAGCTGCCGCTGTTCGTGTTCGCCCAGCTCGTCCGGCACCGCATGGCCCGGCTGAATTCGCTTTCGGCCAGGTACTCGGTCATGGAAGACGAGTTCTACATCCCCGAGCTGGACGACGTGCGCGGCCAGTCGGCCGTCAACAAGCAGGTGGGCGACGGCGACTTGCCCATGGCAACCCGCGAGGAAGCCCTGAGCGTGTTCAAGGCCGTCTGCGGCATCGGCTACGGGTCTTACAACACCCTGCTCGGCGATCCCGTCGACCCCGAGAAGCCGGAGGGCCCGCGTGACGGCGTGGCCCGCGAGCAGGCGCGCATGGTGCTGCCGCAGAACCTGTACACCATGATCTATTGGCAGATCGACCTGCACAACCTGGCCCACTTCTTGCGCCTGCGCCTCGACTGGCACGCCCAGAAGGAAATTCGCGTCTACGCCGAGGCCATGTACGAAGCGGCCAAGGCCGTCGCGCCGCTGGCCATGAAGGCGGCCGACGACTGGGTGATCGGCGCCAAGACGGTGTCGAAAACCGGCTACGAGGTGCTCAAGGCCCTGGTGCAGACCCACGTCCTCGCCGATCGGCTCCAGGCTGCGGCCGAGGCCATCGAGAACCCGACCGAGCGCGCCGAGTTCGTGGCCATGTTCAGCGCCCAGGGCGCCCAGGAGGGTGCTCGATGAGCCTGAAGGCCCCCTACCCCTACTTCGGCGGCAAGCGCCGCGTCGCCGAGCTTGTGTGGGCCCGCTTCGGCAACCCGGCGGTCTACGTCGAGCCCTTCTTCGGCTCGGGCGCCATGCTGCTCGCCCGGCCGCACCTGCCCGGCAAGGAGATGATTAACGACATCGACGGGTTCCTCGTCAACTTCTGGCGCGCCGTCAAGAGCGACCCGATGGCCGTGGCCGCCCACGCCGATTGGATCATATCCGAGCAGGACCTGCTTGCCCGCCACCACTGGCTGGTCAACGAGGGCGCCAAGCGCATCGAGGGGCTCAGTGACAACCCGAACCGCTACGACGCCCAGGTGGCCGGTTGGTGGCTGTGGGGCATGTGCCTCTGGCTCGGCAACGGCTGGTGTGACGGCGAGGGCAAGTACGGCCTCGACGCGGAGGCGGGCATCAAGGGCGTGCACCCGCAAATCCCGCACATGGGCCCCGGCCGGGGCGTGTTCCGCAAGGTGCCGAACGTGCCCGCCGGGACGCCCGGCTTCGAGGCCGAGCGATCGGCTTACCTGCGCGAAATGATGCAATTGCTCGGCGATCGCCTGCGCGAGGTGCGCGTCAGCTGCGGCGATTGGAAGCGGCTCATGGGCGAGTCGATCAGCACGGATCTCGGCGTGACGGCCGTGTTTCTCGACCCGCCGTACCTGCTCGCCGGGCGCGCGGCGGGCGTCTACAACAACGACACCGAGGATCCGGCCCGCGAGGCGATCGAGTGGTGCATCGCCAACGGCGACAACCCCAAGCTCAGGATCGCGCTGTGCGGCTATGAAGGCGACTACGTGATGCCCGACACCTGGATCGAGATCCCCTGGAAGACCCAGGGCGGCTACGGCAACCTCGGCGACGGCGCGGGCAAGGAGAACGCCAAGCGCGAGCGCATCTGGTTCAGCCCCCATTGCATCGACCCAGCCGCCAACAAGCCCACCGCTGTTAGCCTGTTCGCCGCCCTCACCGACCCCCAGTAGGAGAATCCGCCATGACGACCCGCCGCACCAGCGCGCAAGCCTACCACCAGATCGAGGCCGAGGGCCTCTTGTCCAAGCTCAAGCTCGCCGTTTACCAGGAGTTGTTCCACCACGGGCCGCTCACCGCCAAGGAGGTGGCCAAGCGGCTCGGCGCCGAGCGCGACTCGATCAGCCCGCGCATGAAGGAGCTGGTGCGCCTGGGCGTCGTCGCCGAGGCGGGGGAGCGGTTTTGCACCGTGTCCGAGCGCGAGGCGGTGGCGTGGGATGTGACCGACGCACTACCCCAGGCAAGCGAGATGGCCGAAAATAGCGTCAAGCCCGCGCGCGGCAAGGCGAACAGCCAACACGCCACCGAGATCGCCGACTTGAAAGCGGCGCTCGCCCCCTTCGCCGCGCTCTACTCTCCCGACGCGCCGCCTTTGCGCAGCGTGTTTCTGAATAACGCCGATCTCGAGCGCGCCGCGCGCGTCGCCCAGGGCGCCTAGAGCCCCCGGCCCCCGAAGCCAACACACCCCGCCCGATCCCTAACCGGGCTACCAAGGAGAATCCCGTGTCCACCGAAAGCACCACCGACCACACCGACGACCTGATCGTCACGCCCTTGACGGCCCCCTTCCCCTGGTTCGGCGGCAAGCGCCGCGTCACCGAGGACGTCTGGAAGCGGTTCGGCAACGTCCCCAACTTCATCGAGCCCTTCTTCGGCTCGGGCGCCGTCTTGCTCGCCCGGCCGCACCGCCCCAAGATCGAGACCGTCAACGACCTCGACGGCTACCTGGCCAACTTCTGGCGCGCGGTCCAGCACGACCCCGACCTGGTGGCGTACTACGCCTGCAACCCCGTCAACGAGTTCGACCTCCACGCCCGCCACCTCTGGCTGGTCAACGAGGGCAAGGTGATCACCGACCGGCTCAAGGTCGACCCCCACTTCTACGACCCGATGGTCGCGGGCTGGTGGCTGTGGGGCATCAGTTGCTGGATCGGCGGCGGCTTCTGCTCGGGCAACGGCCCGCACAAGCGCCCCGAGGCCACCGAGGGCGAATCGGGCGTCAACCGCCCCATGCCCTACATGTCGAGCATCGGCCAGGGGGTCAACCAGGGCCTCTTGCCCGGCCTCGGCCATGTGATGCCCAAGGTCGCCGAGGGCGTCAACGGCATCCACCGCCAGATGCCCCACCTGACCGGGCAGGGGCAGGGCGTGAACAAGGGCGGCGCGCTCTCGATTGACGAGGCCATCAACACCGGCCGGGGCGTGAGCCGCGTGATGCCGTTCCTGGGCGGCTTCGGCAAGGGGGTCAACCGCAAGGCCAGCGCGCCCGGCCTGGTCGAGGCGCTCGAAGGGTCGATGGAGGCGCGCCTGGCCTTCACCATGGAGATGATGCGCGACCTGTGCGATCGCCTGCGCAACGTGCGGGTCACCTGCGGCGAGTGGGATCGCATCCTCGGCCCCGCCGTCACCACCGGCAACGGCGTGACGGCCGTGTTCCTCGACCCGCCCTACGGCGAGGACGCGGATTGCGATCAGGGTGTGTACGCCCAGAACGATTCGGGCGTGAGCGCGAAGGTGCGCGAGTGGGCGATCGCCAACGGCGACAACCCCAAGTTCAGGATCGCGCTGTGCGGCTACGAGGGCGAGCACCCGATGCCCGACACCTGGGAGACGTTTGCCTGGAAGGCGGCCGGTGGCTACGGTGTGCAGGGCAAGAGCGAGGACGCACGCGGCAAGGAGAACGCCAAGCGCGAGCGCATCTGGTTCAGCCCCCATTGCCTCAAGCAGACCCGCCCGACCCAGTTGTCGCTGCTGGCGGCCCTGACCTCGTCGGATGCGGAGGGCTAAGCCATGAACATCTACTTGCTTTCCGGCCGCACGAACGCGGCCTTCGCGGACGAGTTGGCCGCCAACTTGATGGGCCTGGGCGGCTTGACCGTGAACCGCACCACGGTCTTTCGGCCCGTGGACAAATCGGGCTGCCCGAAGCCGGACTTGGCGGCGGTGCGCGAGGCCGACGTGGTGATTACGCTCATTCCCGAGCCCGACGAGGAGGCGCGCCCGAGCCTGCTCGACGTGACGAGCGGTTGCGCCATCGCGCTCAACAGCGTCACCGCCAACTTCCAAGCGCGCAAGGACATCCTGGTCTGGGACAACGCCTTCCACCCGCGCGGGCGCAGCCTCGACGCTGACGGCGAGCTGCAATTCTACCAGCAGCACGGCGTCTGGAAGGGCGTCGGCCGCTACCAGCACTGCACCATGGGCCTCATTCGCGGCATGGTCGAGATGATGCAAATTCGCCGCGACGCCTACGCAACGGCGGGCATCACGGGCGCGGACCCCGCCGATCTGGCCTTTCAATCGGCGGTGACCCACCACCTCATGACGGTGCAGGCGGCCAGCCACCGCGCCGAGATCGCCAAGGAGGCCCTCGATGCCCACCGCTAAGCCTGAACCCAAGCCCGCCTCCGAGGCGTTGATCGCGCTCGACCCGGCCACCATGGCGGCCGGGCACGAGACGGACGTGGCGGTGGCCGTGCATGTGCTGCGCTACACCGGCCAGCTTGACGGCTACATGCAGGTCCTCGGCTACGACGACCACTGGAAGCGCGTCCCGCACACCGTCTGGAGCCACGGCGACAACCCCGGCGCCCACGCCCGCTGGGGCAACGAGGTCTTCCGGAACGACGGCTCGGGCAAGCGGTTCAAACGGCCCTACTACGCCACCCCCTGGTTCAGCACGTACGTCGATTGTGCCATGCGGCTGGTCGACGCGCTCAAGGCGCGCTGGGCGGAGGAGAACACGCCCACCGAGTACACCCACTGGGTCCTGACCGACCAGGGGGCGCAGGGCTGGGAGGCGCGCATCGAGGAGGTGTTCTCGGACGGCTTCTTGAGCGCGCGCACCACGATCGGATCGGCGTCGGCCGCCACGCTGCCGCTCGCCGTCTGCCGCGCGGCGATCGAGTACGCCCAGCGCGTGGCCGTCCAGGACGCCCGCATGGCCCTGATGGCCCAGGCCGAGGGCACGGAGGGCGACGACGATGCTGCGTGATGTGTTGGCGGGCGCCTCGACCCGCCAGAAGGCCATGTTGCTGGCCTTCGTGATGAGCTACGTCGTGCGCGCCTTCTGCGGCCCCGACGCGGCCACGCTGTTCACCACGATCGTCATCGCCGCGTGGGTCGCGAGCCTGGGCTACGAGTACTGGAAGGATGGCCGCAAGGATGCCCATTAAGCCCGAGAACCGGGCCAAGTACGGCCCCGAATGGAAGGCTATCCGGCAACGTATCCTCACGCGGGCCGGACACGCCTGCGAGGGCAGCGCCAGTTATCCGGATTGCCGGGCGGCCGACCGGCAGGCGCATCCGGTGACGGGCTCGAAGGTGGTCCTCACCATCGCGCACCTGGATCAAGACCCCGCCAATCACTACGACGCCAACCTGAAGGCCATGTGCCAGCGGTGTCACTTCGCCACCGACGCCCCCTTCAACCGGGCCAAGGCCGCGCGCACCCGCGCGGCCAACGCCGAGGCCCGCCGCCCCAAGACGCTCATGGAGGTGTTCGGCGCCCTGCCGGACGACGAGACCCTCCCCGCCCCCGCCCCCATCTTGCTATAAGGAGCCCCCAGACGTGACGACCCTGACCCATGATTGCCGTCCGGTCCCGTACGGCCCGCGCCTGGTGCGCTACTACGATCACAACGGCACGGCCGACAGCCGCTGCTTGACCCTGGCCCAGCACACCGCCTGGTTCCAGCAACTGATGGCCCAGAGCCACGAGTACTACAACCAGGCGGACGGCACCAACAAGATCTGGCGCAAGATCGAGGTTCACGTCCTCGACTTCCAGGTGCCCAGCCCGCCGGATTGCCCCCCCAACGCCGACACCTACTGCCGCCCGCCGAACAGCGCGGGCATCATCGAGATCGTGATCCGGCCGTTCCCCACGTCGGGGGCGACCCCCAACCGCTACCCCAACGCGCTCAGCCACGAGGTCGGGCACGCGCACCACTTCAAGACCGGATTGTTCGAGGATCCGGCGCTCTTGCCCTTCCGCTACTTCTGGGAGCGCGAGGTGTCGCAGAACCACACCATTTACAACCCGAATTACAGCCCCTGGCTCAAGTCGGGCGGCGGCACCGAGGACGGGCGCGAGCAGTACGCCAACGCCTACCGCTGCAACTTCGGCACCGATAGCACGCGCGGCAGCTCGAACAACGCCCAGGACCCGGTCTTGCCCGGCTTCCGCGATCCGGCCGCGTGCCCGAATTGGCGCAAGATGCAGCTCCTGATGCCCGAGACCCTGGCGATGGCGAAAAAGTACGGCGTCAAGGCGGACAGCGTGTGCTGGTACGGCTCGACCGACGGCGCCTGGGGCTTCCAGGCGACGAACCTGACCGAGTTGAACAAGCTGGGGCGCGATTTCAGCCGCTACTGGATCAACGGCGGCGTCTACATTCACCAGGGCGGCTACAACACCTGGCACTTCTGGGACGGCTACAACTGGATCGCCTTCTCCCCTTTGTACGTGGTGGCGTAAATGGCGGCCATCTCGATGGCGCGGCTCACCGCCTCCGCCCATGCCATGTCGCTGCGCGTCCTCGACGCGCAGCTCGCCGAGCGATACTTCGGCATGGTGGTCGAGTGGGACGGGGCCGGTGTGCCGTTCTACCGCCTGATCGGCATGCGCCCCGCCGGTCAGACAGCCGACGTGCCGCTCTACAGCGTCGACCCGACCGCCTCCCAGCACCTGCTCGCCCGCGCGCGGGCGCGCGAGGCCAAGCGGCTGAGCGAGTTGTCGCAGGGTGGCGACGATGTCGGCGTGGTCGGCGCCGTGATCAAGTGCCTGCGCGACGGCTACATCTGCGAGATCGGCGATGTGTGCGGCACGGGCGCCACCATGGCCGAGGCGATCGCCCGCTGCGCCATGATCCTGGTGGCCCGCGAGGAGGCCACGCGCCCATGCTGACGTCTCACGCCCGCTGCGAGCGCATGTTGCTCGCCATGGACAAGCTCATCTGGGGCAACCCGGTCGCGGCCACGGGCGCCACGATCACCATGTCGCTTAGCGTGCACGCGGCGCTCTACAAGCCCACGCTCACGCGCGGCGGCACCCCGGTCCGGCCCGATCCGGCGCTGCCGTCCGGCGTCGCCTTGATCCACACGCCCGCTGGCGTGCGCCTGTTCGATGCCGCCACCGGGGTGGCCGCCTCGATCGCCCAGGAGGTGATCGCCAAGGACGGCCTGATGCCCGCCATCATGCGCACGCTCCAGATGGCGGGCGTGGCGGCCGTCAAGCGCAAGCTCCCCGGCTAAACACCCCGCACCACACCCCGCAGGGCCGCCCTAACGGCCATTTTTCCACCCCCACCGAAAGGACCACCATGCACTTCCCCACCACCCACGAGGTCGCCGTGTTCATCGGCTACCTGATCATCTACCTGAGCACCTTCGCCGGGGCCGCCTGGGCCGCCTACATGGTGACCGGCTTGATCTACGCCCCCTGCAAGCGCACCTGGACCCATGTGCGCGGCACGGCCATCTGGTTCGCGTTTCTGGCCTGGCGCCATGCCCGCAAGGGCAGCCTGACCATGGCGGCCCAGGCGCTCGAAGTGGCCCGCCGCATCGAGGGCGGCACCGACCCCGAGGACGCCGTGACCGAGACCATGTACGGGTACAGCGAGAAGACCTCGACCATTCCGCAGGCCGCGCCCGACGAGGCCCCCTTGCACGGCGAGGCGTCGGACGCCATCGATCCGGCGGACGAGCCCGAATCGGCGTTCGGCACCATGGTCATCCGGGCGCACCGCAAGGACCTCGCCGCGTTCTACGGCCACCACGCGGATCAATTCGGCGACAGCGCCGCAGGCCCCGCGATCGCCGAGGCCGCGCTTCGCCCCGAGGTGGTGCAGGAGTTGTTCCGCTGCCGCAACTTGCGCATGGGCCCCGAGTTCCTCGATCACCCCGGCGTCTACGAGGTGCTCTCGGAGGGCGGCGAGGTCGTGGGCGTGCTCTACTGCCCGGCGGACTCGGTCGTGCAGGCCAAGGTGGTCGAGTTCCGCACGCGGGGAGGGCGCTAAATGCCCATCGACGACAACAGCGCCCTCGCCCTCGCCACCGAGGGCCTGCGCGGCGATCGCAAGGCGGTCGCCGCCACGATCAAGCGGCTGGCGGGCGAGTGCGCGGGCACGGGGCTCGCCAAGCGGCTGACCCAGGCGCTCTCGCATGCCGAGAAGTGCGGGTTTATGGACGAGGACCGGCAGCTCATGCAGCTATTGCCGAAGGACGGGACGCTCGACTTGCTCGAACGGCGCGTCACCCGGCGGGGGCTCGCGGACGTGGCGCTCGATGCGGCGGCCATCGAGGTGGTGACGCGCGTGATCGAGGAGAACACCGACCCGAAGACCTACCTCGATCACGGGTTCCGCCCCGCCAACCGCCTGATCATGATGGGCCCGCCGGGCACGGGCAAGACGGCCACCGCCGAGGCGATCGCCAAGGAGATGGGCCTGCCGTTCCTGGTGGCGCGCATGGACGCCATCCTCGAGAGCCACCTGGGCGGCACGGCGCGCAACTTGCGGAAGATTTTCGACTTTCTGGATAAGGCGCCCCGCTGCGTCTTGCTCTTCGACGAGTTCGACGCGATCGCATCGAATCGCGCGGGCAGCGGCACGCACACCGAGCTAGGCGAGATCAAGCGGGTCACCAACAGCCTCTTGGCCATGCTCGACGCCTACGACGGGCACAGCTTGATCCTGGCGACCACCAACCTCGACACGGTGGTCGACCCGGCCGTGTGGCGCCGCTTCGATGAGGCGCTCTACTTCCCGGCCCCCACGCCCGACGCGGCGTGGGCCTACTTCACGCGGGTGGCCATGGACTTGCTCGCCATGGCGCCGACGGACAAGGCGCGCGACCTCTACGACCCCAAGCTCGCGGGCTTGTCGTTCGCCGAGATCGAGCGGGTCACCACCCGCGCGGCCAAGCGGGTCGTCTTCCACGACACGCCCATGAGCGACGCCATGGACATGGCCCTGGTGGCCGAGCGCCACAAGGAGGCCGCGCGCCCTGCTTGACGCTGGCGCTTTACCCCCCTGAGCAGCTACAATGGGGGCGCCCCGAGCCAAGCGGGCGCCCCGGAGAACCGCCATGACCAAACGATCCGCCCTGGCCCGCCTCAAGCGGCCCGCCGCCCCCGCGCGGCGCTACACCCTGAGCCCCGACACGCAGCCGCAGCGCCTGCGCGTGATCGAGCTGATGCTCTACTTGTCCAGCCGGGGCACCTCCAACTGGGCCTGGGGCAACGACCCGACCGCGAAGGCCGGGTGGCCGATCACCTGGCGCCTCAAGCGCGAGGTGCGCGTCGCCGAATCCGAGATGGCCGCCGCGAATGGCGGGGCCGCGTGACGGTGCGTCTGTCCGGCATGGCGCGCGCCGATTGGCTCGCCACCTTGCACGACGGCGCGGCCGTCACGCTCATCGACACCTACGGCCCCCAGGAGAAGAGCCTGGCGGTCACCATCCGCTCGCGCACGCGGACGGGCGGCTACGTCTTGTCCGACGGCACGCGCCTGCCCGCCACCGGCTACACCATGATCCGGGGCGGATTCCGCTCCATCGAGCCCGGCCAAGCGGCCGAGAAGGAGACCCCATGACCACCCAGCCCGGCGGCCCCGCCGCGCCGCCCCCCGTTCCGTTCTACCGCCCGGAGCTGCCGTTCGTGCGCCAGGGCGGGGCGATCACGATCTCCGAGACGGATCCGCACATCGTCAAGGCGGTCGAGGGCTACTGGCACTCGCAGATGGACGCCCACTTCGCGGCGGGCGCCGATGCCCAGACCCTCCTGGGCGATAGCGGCGCGGTTCAGGCGCTGCTGATCGAGTTGCGCAACGCGCACGGCGTCGCGCACAACGGCGGGGAGCGCGCGGCCAACACCTGCGCGGTGTGCGACAAGGTGATGGACGACTGGCACGAGCCGCAGGCTTTCTTCCCTAACCAGGACGCCTACGCCCACGAGGCGTGCGCCAGCACCCTTCACCCGTTCTTGCGGGTGGATTTCGACGGTCACGGCGGGCCGACGCTGCCCTCGCAAGAAGAGGTCGACGCGTTCATTCAGGCCGAGATCGAGAACCCGGCCGACCCCGACGAGCCGCCCACGCGGGCTGATTTCACGGTCAAGCCCGAGCCCATGACCTGGCGGAAGTACTACTCGCTGCGCGAGTTCGACGGGTACTAGGCCCGTGTGCGCGCACTGTTTCCCCATCAAGGCCATGGCCATGAGCCTGCCCGACGTGCTGCCGCGCCTTGACGGAAACCTCCCCGTGCACGAGCAGGAGGCCGCCTACGTGCACAACCAGATGGTCCGCCAGGCGCGCCGCTTCTTCGAGTGGCAGGCCGAGAAGGGGGCCGGGGCGCCGCCGGACACGCCCATGACCGAGGACGCGAAGCGGATCGCGCATCTGACCAAGGCGCTCGAGGGTGCCCGCGAGGTGTTCGATCGGCAGGTGAAGCATGGCGCCCTGCCGCACAGCGACTGGGATCGCATGGCGAGCATCGCCCACGGCAACATCGATCGGGCGATCGCCGGTCGCCCCTTGCTCCCCAACGTGTTCGAGGCCGACTACTCTCCGTCGTGACGGCCGAACCCTACGGCCGAATAACCCCCGAACGTACCCCACCCCCTTACCACCGAAAGGATCCACCACCATGAACATTCTTCTGGGCCTGCTGGCCGTATTCGTGCTGGCGTGCGTCGCCGCCATCTTGATCTCCAGGCGCGCCAAAGAGGACGCCGAGGAGCAGGAGTACCAGCGCCGCGCCGCGACCGCGCGCCGCATGGCCGAATCTCAAGACGCCGTGCGCGACGCCGCCTACCAGACCTCGACCGGGCGCGTGAGCCGCAACCGCACCACCAAGCCGGTCGGCGGCAACCCGCAGGGCTCCGCGCCCTCCCGGCGCCGCGACACCGCCACCGGCGGCGGCGAGTACGCCACGAGCACCTACGATCCGAGCTATATGACACCCATTCACGCGGCCCCGGCGTACGAGTCTCCCGCCTACGAGGTGCCGAGCTACGCGCCCAAGCACACCCACGCCGACCACCACGGCGGGCACGCGCCCTCGGGCGGCTACGGCCACAGCCACGGCAGCCACCACGATTCGGGCGGCTACGACGCGGGTAGCTCGGACTCGGGCTGCGGCGGCGGCGATGGCGGCGGCGGCGGAGGTGGCGACTAATGCCGTTCATGCTCAAGCGGCGGGTGCCCCTCGACCTGGAGGCGATCGCCAAGCGGCACGCGGATGCCGGGCCGGACGAATGGACGGCCGAGACGAAGGGCGTCTACGCCCAGGGCAAGGTCATCATGGCGGCGGATTGCGGCGACCCCATCCGGGCGTCGGATCACGCCAAGGCGCGCTTTATCGCGCACGCCAAGCAGGACATCCCGGCGCTCTTGAACGAGGTCCACGGGCTGCGCTCGGGCTGGGCCACGGCCACGCAGCAGGCGACGACGTGCGCCCGGTGCCTGGTGTTCAAGCACACGCCCTGGCGCGACGACGAGGACGGCTACATTTGCGCCGGGTGCATGGGCGCCGAGAACGAGCGCCTGCGCGCGGCGCTTGAGGCGTGCCGCACCGAGATCAAGAACGAGGTGGTGCGCAACGGCCTGACGGGCGGCCTGCCCGGCGATCCGACCGACACCCTCTGGCGCGCGCTCCTGGCGCGCGTGGAGGCCGGGCTCTCGCGCGCGCCCAAGGGCGAGGCGGGGGACGCCCCCTGATGCGCTTCGCCGCCTTCTGGCTTGCCTGCATGGTGTCGCTGGCGATCGTGGTGGCGGCGTGGGTAAACCCACGCCCCGCCCAGGCCGCGCCGTCGCGCACCTATGCCCAGTACCTGTACGTCAGCACGATTGCCGAGGCGAACGTGTACTGCGCCGACCCCCGCTACACCACCCACGTCCACACCGTCATGTACGATTGGCGCAACATGGGTCAGATCAAGGGCGTGATCCTCGAAAGGACGATTACCCGATGAGCACTCCGGACAAGCCGGTCGACGGCACCACCATCTGCGCCGATTGCCCGCACCTGATCAAGGGCGATCACGTCCGCCACAACGGCGAGGTCCTGCACACGCGCTGCATGCGCAAGCGGATCGAGGCGCGGCCCAACTTCATCGGCTGGGTGTAGCGGGTGCTTCGCCGAACGATCGATATATGGTGCGATCGGTGCCTCCAATGGGAGAACGTGGGGGATTACTCCGCGTTCCCCCAGCACCGGCGGGCGGCCAAGGCGCACGGCTGGACCTACGTGATGGGCGACGACGGCAAGATGCAGGACGTGTGCCCGGCTTGCAACGGCACGCACCCGGAATTCTGGCAACCCTGGTTCCGGTTCCCCGGCCAGTAGGTAAGCGGAGGTATCGGCATGACCGACGAGGAAATGGAAAACGCACCCGAATTGAAAGAGTTTCTGCGCGGGATGCGCATGGCGGGCCGCGCACTCGACGCGCTGAGTAACCGTTCGGGGCGGCGCCTGACGATCTACGTGGCGTCGGGGTCGCCGTGCGTGATCGATGCCGACCGACAGAACGAGCTCGACCCCCGCGCCCAGAAGAATACGAGCGGCATGCTCACCGACGGCGGTTGTCAGGTGTTCATTCCGCCATACCTGCCCGGCAACTGGGACGGCGGCGATTGGTGAGGGCGCGCACATGATTCACCTGTTCGTCATGCCCGTCACTTACGCCTTCGATGTGGCGCCCGGCGATCGCGATCGCTTCGTTCCGTCGATCACCCCGCACCTTTATGAAGCCCGGTGCCAGTACGAGGCCGAGGCGTGCGGCATCATCGAGCGGGCGGGGCTGAAAATGGCCGAGGTGGACCCCGCAGACGGCATGATCAACCTGCGCACGCCGGGCGGCCTGTTCGCCGGGTGTGTCGGCAAAACGGACACCATTGCCGAGTTGCAGGCCCACCTCGCAGCCTCTACGGACTAGTCGCATCGCAGATCAGAGCTTATCCGAAGGGAGGGCGCCATGCCCAAGTGTGAGCTATACCAGCATCCCATGACCTATCAGGCCGCCGACCGCGCCTGGCGTTGCGACGATCTCGGCTGTCCGTCGCCGCCGGTCCAACAGGACGAGGAAGGCTACCCCATCGAGCCGGTGCCGCCGGTCATGCGGCCGATGCTTTCGACCCGCCCGCGCGGCTCGCAGTTGTAGAGGTATCAGGACGTGACGGCCAACAACTGCACAGGCATGACGAGTGCGCAAAGCCTTGAAGCCATGCGCGAGTTTCAAGAGACGGGAAGGGTGCCCGCGTGGGCGGCTAAGCTCTCCCCGACCTGGGCGCACCTCAAAACCGCCACCGATAGGAAGTAGTCTACCAATGCTGACGGATGCGCAATTTGACGAGGCCCTGGGCCACTGGCGAGAGGGTACGAAGAACCTGGGGCAGATCGCGGAGGCGATGGGGGTCCGGCTATACGACCTGACGCCCTATATCGTGCGCTTCATGCGCATTGTGGAGGCCGAGAAGGCCGCCACCGAGAAGAGGCAGGATTCATGACCATTCAAGCACGAAGCAACGGCTCACGGGCGGGGGACAACTTCCTGGCCCTGTTCGAGCGCATCCAGGCCCATCAGGCCGCCAACCAGCGGCACTGCACCGCCTGGCTCATCGAGAATCATGCGATCGCCGCCGAGCATCCCGACGACGGCTGGGTGGACCGATTTGAAAACACCCTGCTCCTGTGCTACCCGCCCTTCCGCCGCGATCCCCAGGTGGGCGACATGATCGCGCTGGGCTCGCCCACCTGCGACGCGGCCCCGGCGGGACGCTACCGCCTGGTCCGGGTCACGGACATCCGGATGGGGCTGATCAGCCGGACGCCTACGTACTCGTTCGAGCCGGTAGGCGAGCCGTTCGAGGTGCCGGGTGCGGCGGGTACAACGGAGGGGCAACCTTGCGAGACGACGTGACCATCGCCCGGCTGGGCGATATTCTAGCGGACGACCTGGAGAAGCGCGCGGCGCAAATTCGCGAGTTCGTGGCCGACGTGCGCGGGCTCTCCAACGAGCGCGCCATGGAGCTTGCCCACACCTCGCGGGAGCTGGTCGACCTCGTGCGCAAGCTCGCCGCGACGTTGCAGCGGGACGGCACCCCCGAGCTACACCCCTTTCAAAAATGGGCCCTGCGCGACGCCGAGGAGGCCACGTACAGCGTGGAGGCCGTCCTCAAGCAGATGGCCGCCCCGGCGGCGAATCCGGAGGGGTCGTAGATCATGCCCCGATTGAGCACCATCACGCTGGGCGTCCAGGTCGGCGGCGATTTCTGGCCATGGCCCCAGATTCAAGAGCGCCCGTGGAATCCGGGTGGCCGGGCCCACCTGGTCGGCTGGCTGTATTTCGGCATCGTTGTCAGCGTGATGCATCACGAACAGCAAGGAGCCCCATGAAAAACGACGAATCCGACATGACCCTCGAATGGTGGTGGCGGCAGACCTACACGTCCTGGTGCCGCACCCGGCAGCCCACGCAGCCGGGGGCCGCGCCCGGCACGACGATCGCCAAGCTCGCCCAGGGCGGCCCCTTTCGCACGGACGCAGCGGCGCGCGAGGACGCCGCCAAGCAAGGCTTTCACCACAGTAGCGTCAACGTGTGGGCCGAGCCCCTCGAGCCCGACGAGCCGCCGGGCAAACCTACCAAGGCCGAGGTGGCCGCCGCCTTCGACCTGTTGGTCGCGGCCGGGTGGGCGCCGTCGGTGTTCGAGGAGGCGTACGACGCCTACCATGGCACCCGCACCCCCCGGCGCTACCTGGACATGATCCCCGAGGAGGAGGCATGAGCAAGACCCTGGTCATCACGCCCGAGGGGTCGCAGGTGTACATCTACTGCCACAGGTGCCGCAAGGGCGAGCCGAACCTCACGCGGCGGCCGGGATGGCGGACGATCAAGAAGGCGAGAATCGATAGCCTGGACGAGGACCTCTGTCCGGATTGCCCGGCGGAGGTGGTGGGCATCACGGCGCACACCGAGCCCCGGATCGTGTGCGCCGTGTGCGACAAGCACATCGCGGTGGGCAAGCCCGTGATCCTGCTCGACAAGAGCCAGGTCGTCCTGGAGAACGGCTCGGCGTGCTACACCGAGAACCGGCCGCAGATGCTCTGCTCGCACCGCTGCGCGCGGGCTGCCCTGGCCGCGAGGCGGTAGGGCATGGGGGTCGTGAGGTACTGTGACCGCTGCCACCGGGAAAGCGCGGATCTTGACTCGCCATGCGCCCATTGCGCGACGCGCGCCGAGGCGCTTCGCCAATGGTGGGCCGACGTGTGGCTCTGGGAGGACGGCGGCATCGGGCCGGGCTGGTTCTGGGTGGCGATCGCGGCCGTGGCGTGGCTCTACCTGCACAGATGAGGTCGGAGTAGCCGCAGAGAACCGATAGAGTTGTGCAAGAGAAGGCGCAGGCAAGGGGGGCGGGGACCGTGTGGTCCCCGCCCCCCTTGTTGTCTCAGCACCGAACAAGTGAGCCCATCATACCACATCCGGGGCCGCGCGTTGGGTAAAGCGGGGCGACACCTTGACGAGCACTTTCATGTTACGAATCGCCCTGTTTATGACCGTGATCACTCGTGCGCGTTCATGGCGCGAGCTAAGATAGCCCTCGATTGCCGGATTAGCACCCGGACAACAATTTTTCAATAGCCGCCCGATTGCCGCGTCCCTAGCGCATCACAGGCAGCGGGCTGGCTTTTCCACCTGGCAAAACCCCAGGCGTGTGTCTGGGGTTTTGCCGTACCGAAAGGAGCCGTCGTGAAGTACTACTTCGCCACCGGGTTCGCCAACGTCGAGATCGTGGCGGCCGTCAACAAGGCCCTGGTCGACGCCGGGCACGTCAACACCTACGATTGGTCGATTCACCACCCGGATCACCCGGATCGCCCGGCGATGACGCCCGCCGAGATCGCCCTGGCCGAAGAGGCGGGTGTGCGCGACGCGGACGTCGTGTTCGTCTACTTGCCCGGCGGCGGCAAGGGCACGCACTCGGAAATTGGCATGGCGGTGGCGTACCAGCGCCGCGTGCTGCTGATTGCCCGCGAGGGTGAGCTGGTGGCGCTCCCGAATGGGGCCCCGGCGCACCCGAGCGATTGCGTGATGCCGCTGTACCACCACCCGATGGTGCGGACCTACACCTACACCGGCAACGCCTGGGATCCCGCCGCCGTGGCCGCCGCCGTGCTGGCGATCGCGCTCAACTGGGCGCACGCGGGCGCGCGCCCGCCGCAGGGCGCCCCCGACGCCGAGGTGGCCGTGCGCCGCGCGGATTCGCGCAAGGCCCCGGCCCTGCCGCCGGTGGCGATCGCGCACGCGGCCAACCACTACGCCCGCCCGGAGGCGTAGGCCGTGGAGAAGGTGACGCACACCGCCAAGAGCCCGCTCTCGATGGCGGATCGGATCGTGCACCTGCGCTATGCCGCCGATCACGGCGGGCGGGTGGTGCACACGGCCTGGCTTGCGGCCATGGCGCTTCAAGAGCGCGTCGTGGCCCCCGAGCGGCGCGAGTGGGGCAAGCTCGACAAGCTCGATCAGAAGCTGGACGCGCACATCGCCTTCGAGGCCATGAACGGCTGGCTGGTCGACCTTGACGCCCTGTGCGACCGGCTCACCGCTAAGCGGCTGATCACGTTCCCGCTCACGCAGCCCGCCTACCTGGCGCCGTCCTACGTGGTGCCGTTCGAGCCCCAGGGCCTCGACGTGATGCTCGGGGCCTACTGCCGGGTCGAGGGCGCCCGCCGGGTGCACGCGGCCTGGAGGGAGGGCATGGTGGCGCAGGATCGCTACGTGAAGCCCGAATACCGGCACTTCGACGAGCTAGAGGACCGCGAGCGGGCCCTGTTCGCGCACATCTCGGTCGTCGTGATCGCCGACTACTACGCCTGGGCGACGGCCATGACGATGCTGATGGACAAGGGCGAGCCCGAGGTCACCGGGGGATGAGCGTGGCGATCCCGCACCTGGCGTGGCGCGTCGGCCGGACGGGCAAGGCCCACCTGGTGGCGGTCTGCGAGGTCAAGATCGGCGGCATCCACCTGCGGGGCGGCCAGGGGGTGTGCAGCGCGCAGCGCAACATCGCAGGCACGCTCATCGCCATGCCGTTCACCGACGGCCAGCGGTGCCAGGGCTGCATCCGTATTCACGACGAGATCGTCGAGGGCACGCGCCTGGTGCTCACGCGCCGCTCGGACAACAGTTGGCGCATGCACACGCTCACCCCCCAGGAGGCCCCCCATGGGTAGTCACCCTCACGTTCGCGGCCCCCGGCCCGGCACCTTGATCACCTTCGAGGGCATCGACGGGGCGGGCAAGACCGACGCCATCCGGGGGGTCGGGCATTACCTGGCGGTGCAGGGCATCCTGTTCACCGGCACGCGCGAGCCCGGCGGGACCGTGTTATCCGACAAGGTGCGCACGCTCCTGCTCGACCCCGAGTGCCTGTGGACGCCCACGGCCGAGTTGTACCTGTACATGGCCTCGCGGGCGCAGCACTACCACACGGTCATCAAGCCCGCCATTCAAGACGGGCAGGTGGTGGTGTGCGATCGCTACATCGATAGCTCGACCGCCTATCAGGCTTATGGCCGTCACCACGACCTGGGGATGGTGGAGCAGATGAACGCGTGGGCGACCCAGGGCACGCTGCCGGACCTGACGTTCGTGCTGGACATCGATCCGGCGATCGCCTCCGAGCGGATGAAGATGGCGTCCAAGGCGGATCGGCTGGATTCGGAGAGCCGGGTCTTCTTCGAGAAGGTGCGCCGAGGGTACTTGGCGTTGGCCGCGCGGCACACCCGGTTCCGGGTGATCGACGCCTCGCAGAGCCAGGTGGCGGTCCGCGCCGAGATCATCGAGCACCTGCGCGCCCACCTCGTCGAGCGCAAGCTGATGTCCCCGATCGATTGAGGGCCCATGGAACACGAGGCCCCGCCCCATACGCCTGCCGGTACGGCGAAGAAGTGCGAGTATTGCAAGCAGCGGCTCCGTAGCAAGAACAACACCATGCACCGGAAATGCGAGCAGGCGTACTACAACCCGCCCAAGCCGCCCGCGCCGTACGTGCCGAAATACGACTACCCGCCGAGCCGGTACTGCGACGCCTGCCGCCGCCTCGACAACAGCATGTTCCCGGCGAGCGTGTGCCGGGCGTGCGGGGCGCCCACCCGCGTGCAGATGCCCGGCTTGAAGAGCCCCGAGGACCCCCGAATTTTGCGCAAGCGGCGGCGCCGCAACCGCAAGAAGCCCCCCAAGCCCCGAAAGGACGAGAACCCGTCATGAACCTGCCCGCCAAGCCCGACACCCCCAGCCAGCCCGGTATCCCCTCGCTCGCGGCGGCCATCGCGGTCGCAGCCCAGCGCCTCAACACCATGGCCCACCGCATCGAAACGGCCATGGTCGGCGGCCAGAAGGGCGACGATTGCGCCAAGAGCTACGACGCCACGCTCTACGGCGGGCTGTGCGAGACCCGCGACCTGCTCCGCATGACCGAGGCCACCTTGTCGCGCATCGAGGCGGCGCTCGAATTGACCCCGACCTCCCACAAGTAACCCCCACCCCGAAAGGACGAGACACCACCATGAGCAACCTCCCCATGGCCACCGTGAGCGGCCTGCCCACCCTCCAGGCCCTGCCGATCGCCGCCGAGGACAACTTGCGCAAGGCCGCCAACATTCACGACCGCCTGGGCGCCATCGAGAGCGCCCTGTTCGGCCCCATGCTCAGCAAGACGCTCGAGGCCGTCGCCCCCCGGCCCACCCCGTCGGTATCCCAGGTGGTGCACGAGGTCGGCTCCGAGCTTGACGGCATCGATGCGATCGTCCGGCGCCTGGAGAACGGCCTGTGCTTGCTCAAAGGCGAAGGCCCCCACACCCTGAGCGGCGAGCGCATCGCCCAGTACGCCGTCGGCGCCCCCCACGTCCACTAGATCGCCCCCTCACCCCCCCGGAGAACCGCCGCCATGGGACACCAACCCCGCCCCCGCCGCCGCCCCGGCGATCGGCCCACCGCCTTCGACGTCTGCGTGATAGCCGTCGCCGTCGCCACGGTCGGCCTGATCGCCTTCGCCGTCGGCAACGCCGCCACCAGCAAGATCGTCGCCGACGTGACCGCCACCGTCACGGCCCTTCACTACGTCCCGCCGCGCACCGAGATCACCACGCGCCAGGTGCCCATCACCCGGACCACCACGGACAGCAAGGGCAACCGCACCACCACCACGGTCGGCTACACCACGCGCACCGACAGCGACTACCACCCCGCCGAATTCCACGTCATCTGGCGTTACGAGGACCTCACGCTCAACCAAGCCTGCGGCCCCGACTACTGCGGCCGTCAGAAGGGCGACACCGCCCCCATGGTGATCCGTGAAGGCGGCTGGGCCCACAACCACTACCTGGCCTGGGAATAGCCACGCCCACGGGTGCCCCACAAGGGGGTAGCACCTAAGCGGTAGTGTCCCACCGTATAGGGGACGCTATATAGGGGTAGTAGCACACGACACGCACGGCGATCGCGCTCGTCGAACCCCACGGGCTACCCATGCGCAAGACCGGGCGATCGCCGCGCCAGCGACCCACTTGAAAGACGAGGCGATCGGTTTCGCCTGGCCCGCGACTTGTGAAAAGACTAGGCGATCGGCAAGCGGCGGCGGGGGCACTTGACCCTGACCATTTTTTTACCTGACGTGGCAAAACGCCACATTCGGCGCTTCTTTTCCTATAGACTACCGACCAAGGGCTTTTGACCAGCCCCGTACATGTGTAAAGGCCCCACCGATGCTCATTCCGACCCCTGTCCCCACTCCGAGCCTCGACCCCGTGGCGTTGCAGGCCGCCTTCGAGGCCGCCAAGGCCGCCACCGTGAGCGCCAACAATTCGGCGATGACGTACCTGATCGGCTACCTGGCCGCCATGGTGGTGTGCCTGGTGCTCACCTGGTTCTGGCTCGACGCCCGCGCCCGGCTGCACAGGATCGGCCGCGACTACGACGCCACGGTGCGCCAGGCGGTGCTGGCGAACAGCAAGCGGATCGCCGAGGAGTACCTGATCGAGCACGGCTATAAGCGCATGCGCGACGCCGATCGCCCGATGGAGGTGGCGCGCGTGCTCAAGCTGGCGCGCATGGCCAAGGATTCGAGCAGCCCGCAAGAGGCGGCGATCGCCCTGGGCAAGCTCATCGAAGCGGCCGAGAAGTTGTAATCCCCCCTATAGGGACAGCCCTATACCCGTCTACCCCCTACCGAAAGGATCCCCCGATGCCCAACACCGACGACCAGCAGCCCCAGGCCATCATTCCCGACGCCGCCTCCGCCGAGGCCGCGCAGGCGATCGCCGCCGACACCGAGCAATCCCCCCTGCCGGGCCTCGAGGACGTGGCGGGCGCGCCCACCAACCCGGCGCAGGCCGATCTGGTCGCGGCGATCGCCTTCTTGCACGACATCCGCGACGCCGACGTGACCCTGCCCGAGGCCAAGCGGCACGCGCAGGTCCTGATCGAGCACCTGACGAGCCCCGTGATGCAATTCGCCCAGATTCCCGAGGACGCCATGGCGCACATCGTCGGGTCGTTCCAGAAGTTGAGCGGCGCCCTGGCCGAGAACGAGCGCCTGCGCACCTTGCTCCACTACCAGGAGCACCCGCAAGCGGCGATCAACGAGCTTGAATTCGCCCAGACCCGCTTGCAGGTGATGGCGCGCATGCTGACGCTGGCGACCGCGTTCCGCATCGGCAAGTACGGCGTCGAGGCGCGCAAGGGCCCCGAGGGCGCGGATGCCTACTGGTGGGCCATCACCGACGGCTTCGGGTCGGCCCTGCGCCCGGACGGCCAGTGGATGACCGAGGTCAAGGGCTCCAACCGCACCGACGAGACGCGCCGGTTGTTCTACTACCCCACGCTGGAGCAGGCCATCGAGGCGGCGGGCAACGCCCAATTGCCCGGCGGCCCCGATCCCGACGAGGCGCCCGCGCTGACGGTGCTGCTCGGCGGCCAGGAGGGCTAGGGATGCTCGCCGTGTCCACCACCCCCGCGTGCGCGTGCGCCGGGTGCGAGGTGCCCATCGCGGGCACCGAGCCCCTGGTGTTCGATCCGTACCACCGCGTGGCCTACCACGCCGCGTGTGAGCCGCCCGCCCTGTTCGCCGATCGGGACCGCTTGGTGGCGATCGCCAAGCACCGGATCCGCGAGAACCGCAAGCCCGGCGGGGTGGAGGGCATCGGGTTCTCCGAGTTGCTGGCCGACTTGCACCTGCCGCTCGAGGAGGCGTGTGCCGTGGGCTGGAAGGGCATGCAGGCGCTCGCCAAGGAGGAGGGCTCCACCCTGTACGGCGGCGAGGACCTGCCCGGCGAGCCCTGGGACTACCTGCTCAGCTTCCTGCACGGCACCATGTACATGGTGCTGCGCCATGTGGACGAGGTGACGGTCGCCGAGAAGTGCAACCTGCCGCTCGACGTGGCGGGCCGGGCGATCGCCGAGGCGCGCGCCAAGTACCTGCTGCCGCTCGACGTGTCGCTTCGCAAGTTCGCCCAGGCGCGCCCCGGTGCGCCCCGCATCGAGGAGGAGGTGCCCGGTGAGTGACGTGCCCGTGACCATGTGCGCCGCGTGCGGGGGGCCCATCCCCGACGGCCACGGCATGATCTTCCAGCCCGACACCCGCCGGGGCTACCACGTCGGCTGCGCGCCCGCCAAGAGCGCGCCCGTGAGCCCCACGGTCGCCGCCACGTTCGGCGACAAGGCGCCCGAATCCCCCGTGAGGGCCCATGGCGTGTTCGAGCGCGTTGAGCGGCGGTGGCGCCCGTGACGGCGCAGGTGCTGCTGGGCGCCTCGGCGATCGCCGGGGTGGGGGTGGGCGCCACGCTCGCCGCCGACCAGGCGCTGGTGCTGGTGTTCACGACCGGGCTGTCCGGCGTGGGGGTCGGCCTGTTCCTCGGCGCGGTGCTCATGGGCGGGGCGGTGTCGCGTGCGCAGCGCCAGGTTCGCCGCTACCGGCGCGCGCACGACGAGCAGGTGGCCGTCATTCGCGGGTTCGTCAAGCGCATGGCGATCGTGGAGCCGCCCACGGATAGCGGCGCGGCGCCGGTTTCGCCCATCGAGCCCCCGCGTTACACCCCATACGAGGTATGACACGGCGCGCCTACCCGGCCGGTGGCGCATGTCAACAGGAGAGCCCCATGGAGCCCAAAAAAGAGATCCCCGAGCTGGTCGCGCCGCTGCGCGGCGACTCGATCGCCCCCGGCTTCTTGCGCCTGGTGGTGGACCCCGCGCAGGGGGCGGAGGCGACGGCGGCCATGGCGCTCTGGGTCGAGATGCCCGCGTTCCAGGCGCTCGACGACGTGATCCGCATGGGGCCGAATTGGCTGTGTTACGTGCCCGCCACCGAGTGCGTGTTCAGCATCTGGAAGCACCCCGACAACCCCGAGCGCCTCATGGTGGCCTACGCCTACCGCGTGGCGGCCACCACGTTCTACCGGGCGATCGACCACACCTACAAGGGCCTGTTCGCCTTCACCCCGGCGGTTGACGAGACCTTCTCCGTCACCTACACCCGCAAGAAGCCGCTGCCCATCGCCCCGTTCTAACCCCCGGAGGATACCCCATGGATCACCGCACCAAGAAGAGCCCGTCCTACGTGCCCCCCGAGCCCCCGGCCTCCCAGATGGCCACCGTCCGCGCCACGGCCCGCCCCGCGCCGCCGCGCGCGCCCGAGACCCCGCTGGAGCGCGCTGATCGTTTGCTCGCGATGGCGATCGCCTTCCGGCTCCACGCCCCCGGCGCGTACAAGGAGTTCTTCCTTACAAGGGTCGAGGGCGAGACCATGCGCAAGCCGTACGAGGGCTGGGTGATCACCTACGCCCTCGACGATCAGGTGCTCACCAAGCGCGGCACCTTCTGCGACAACTACTACCACCCCACCGCCGATTGGATCAAAGATGCGGTGTTTCCCACCGTGGAGGCGGCCGTGGCCTTCTTCGATGGCTGGTTCCCGCACGCCAACGCCTGGATCGTGCGCGAGAGCCGCGATCGCCAGGTGCTGATCAAGCAGGAGGCCGCCCATGCCGACTAGGTCCGGCCTGCTCTACTTGCTCGCGGGCACGCTCTCGCTCTCCTTGCTGGCCGGGTGCCCGGTGCGCGCCCTCGAGCCCCGGCGCCACAGGCTCCCGCTTGGCCTGGTCATCCCCCGTGGGTAGGGTCGTCGCGCGCTGGGCGATCGCCCAGCTTGCCCTGTTGGCCCTGAGCGGGTGCGGCCGAGACATCGAGCCGGTGGAGGCGGTCGTGACCTACCGCGACGTGGTGCCCGCCCACACCGAGACGTACTACGTGCCCTGCGGCAAGATCATGATCCCGCGCACGCGCCACGTCCCGACGGCCTACCGCGTCTGGTTCGCGTACGAGGACATCCGCGTGGCGCACACCTACCCCACGCCGTCCTACGGCGGCTGGAAGCTCGGCGATCGCCCGGCCATGCTGCTCGAAACCCGCCACCCCCTGCTCGGCACCGACCGCCGGTTGTCCTTCCGCCTCTAGAACCCGAGGAATCCGCCATGACCCTCCCCGTCAAGACCCGCAACCGGGCGCAGACCGACCGCCACCTGGACGTGCTCGCGTTCATTCAGGAGTACTTCAGCACCGAGGGCTACCCGCCCACCGTGCGCGAGATCGGCCAGGCGCTCGGCATGCGCAGCACCAGCACCGTGGACTACCACCTCAAGAGCCTGGCGGCCAAGGGCTTGATCGTGGTGTCGGGGTCGCTGCGCAACCGCGCCATCCGGCTGACCTTCGGCGGCGGCAAGCCCGGATGCTGCCCGAATTGCGGCTACAAGCTCACCTTCGATGACGCCATGGCGGTGATTGACGCCACCACGGCCGAGATGCCCGCGCCTGCGGGCACGGCGGAGGGCGCGTCGTGATCCAGGCCCACCCGTTGATCGTGTCTTTGGGGGCCGTGGCCGTCTACGCGATCGCCCACCTGGCCGTCTGCGCGTTCACCGGCGCGCGCGAGGTGTCGCATGAGTAGCGTGTTCGCCCCGCAGCGCGGCGGCCGGAAGCCGATCCCACCCGGCGTGTGCGCCAACGCCATCTGCCCCGACGGCCGGGCGATCGTCAAGCTGGTCGCCGGGCGGTGCGTGAGGTGCTACAACCACATACGCCGCTACGGCACCGAGCGCGATCCGGACCGGGCGCCCCGGCGCCGCGCGAGTGGCGTCCCCCCCAAGCCCGCCGTCTGTTGCGGCAACTGCAAGCGCCTCACCGAGCAGCCCCGCAAGGGCCGCTGCCATGCGTGCTACGAGTACCGGCGCCTGCGCAGCGTCGATCGCCCGCCCACGGGCTACCAGCGCGGCTCGACCGACGGCGTCGAGCGGCGCGGCTGGGGGCCCGGCTACGAGAAAACGGGCCCGCGCCAGAAACGGGTGATCGTGTCCGAGTGCGTCAACTGCACGGCCCCCACCGAGAAGCCGCGCAAGGGCCGCTGCGTGAGGTGCTACGTGTACCGGCGCAAGCATGGCGAGGACATCACGCGCGAGGCGATCGCCGCGCTGGAGAGCAGGCTCGCGGGCGTCCGACCCGCGTGCATCGTGTGCGCCGGGCCGACGATCGCGGGGCGGACGCGCTACGGGCGCTGCGCCGGGTGCACCCGATTCCACGAGCAGCACGATCGCGATCGCACGGCGCAGGAGCTTGTCGCCTGGCGCGAGGCGATCGCCCGCCGGGGCGCCGTGTGCGTGAACCCGCCGTGCGATCGCACCGGGAAGGGCTTCGTGCGGGGCCGCTGCCCGGCCTGCCACCAGTACGCCAAGCACCACGGCGGCGCCGATCGCCCCGCCGCGCTGTGCAACCGCCCCATCTACGCCCGCCCACGCCGAAAGGAGGCCGCCCGTGTCGGAAACTAGCCCCGGCAAGCTGCCGAAGGACAAACAACTGCCCGCCGTGATCGACTTGCTCGAGGCGGCGGCCATGATCGGGCGCAAGGTGACGCTCGAGGAGGTCAAGGCCGTGACCGGCGTGTCGAAGCCGACGGCGATCGCGCTGCGCAAGAAGGCCGAGGCGGCGATCGCGGCCAAGGTGGCGGGTAGCGTGGGGCGCGCCATGCCCGCAGGCGGCTTGCCGCCCCAGGCGGATAGCACCACCCGCGTCGGCGCCCTGGTCGGCGGCCTGGACATGATAACCGAGCTGACCAACGCGATCGGCCGCGTGAAGGCGATCGCCAAGCGCATCGAGCTCGATGCCCGCCACGCGCGCTACTTTGTGCTCGGCAGCCCCGACGGGCACCAGTACCCCGGATTGTGCACGCGCTGCGGCGCCGAGGAGGTGTCCGAGATCACGGTGCGCCACAAGCCCGCGCTGCTACAGGTGGGCTACGGCGACGTCGCCCGGCTGGAGGGCGAGGCACTGAAAGCCGAGAAGGCCGTGTCCGACATCGTGGACAAGTACAACAACGTGGTCGGCACCTTCTACAACTACCAGGCGCTCGAACGGTTCATGACCAACGTGCAGAGCGCCATCAACACCGTCTGTCCCGAAAACGCGCGGGCGATCGCCAAGGAACTCGCCCGCCTCCAGAGCCAAGGGAGCTAACCCATGCACGACACCCACGCCGAGCAGGCCCTCAACGCCACCCCCAACCCGCGCGCCTTCACCGACCCCGGCCAGCGGTGGCAGGGCGAGCAGGCCCAGGGCGAACACGTCCTGATCGGGATCGACTACGCGCTCGGCCCCGACCGCACAGGCGTCGCCGTCTTGGGCGACCCCGAGCGGCTGCGGGACTACCTGCGATCGCACTACCCCGGCATCTACAAGGACCACATGATCGCCGACCCGGACACCCCGCTGGGCGAGGTGGCGATCGCCGCGCTGCGCCACCTGGAGACCCAGGTCCTCCGCGCCGTCCATGCGGCCCAGGATGAGCGGCGCGCGATGGCCCAGCGCGGCCCCCACGATGCCCGGCAAGGGGCCTCGGAGGGCGCAAGCGATGCCTAACCCCACCGCGCACCAGGGCGAGCCCCTGTACCGGGTGGCCACCCCGGAGGAGATCGCCCAGCGGCACGACCCGGAAGCGCGCTTCGAGGTGTGCCATGTGACGGGCACGTACATGGTCGAGATTCCACCCGACGGCCGCGCCCGGCAGGCCGAGCTTGACGCGCACCGTGCGCTCAACGGCCTCCTGCCCGCCCTGGCGGATTTGCGGGCCCTGGCCGGTAGCACCGATCGGCTCATGCGCATGAACCGGCAATTGAGCGCGATCGCCCGGCAGGTGGAGGCGCTAGGCGACCCCGGCGCGGCGGCGATCGCGGCCAACTTGCGCAGCCTGGCCGCCGATCACGCCATCGAGGCGCAGCACGCGCCGCGCACCCAGAAACGGCAGGACTGACCCATGGCGGTGGCGAGCAAGACCATCCTGGCGGACGACGCCTACACCCGCATGATCTCGATGCTCGAAGAGGGCACAGATCAATCGGGTGAGGTCGTGCCGCTCGACGTGTTTCTGGAGCACGAGGACTGGGCGCACATGATCCTGCGCCCGCGCCAGCGGCTGCTCGCCAAGGTGATCGACAACGCCGCCAATCACCGGCCGCTCGACACGCGCCTGGCGCGCTACCCGTTCGATGCCGCGACCATGTGCTTGGGCTTCGACGGCGAGAAGCTGATGCGCACCATGGGCCATTGCGTCGAGCAGGACGACGCGGGCGTCTACTGGTACGACGAGGTGGCCGATTGGGCGTACCTGAAGAGCCGCAAAAACCCGTACGCCCAGGTCTTCGAGAGCCTGGACGACAATAGCTCGGAGCCCCGGACGATCGTGCTGATCATCGGCCGTGGCGGCGGTAAGACCACCTTCGCGGCAGGCACGGCCGGGCACCAGGGCCACCGCATCCTGAGTCAGCCGAACCCGCACGCCCTGTTCAACCTGGCCGCCTTGAAGGCGCTGCGCATCCAGAACGTGGCCACCTCGGCCGCGCAGGCGGGCGAGTTCTTCGATGCGTTCGTCAGCTTCATCGAGCGCGTCAAGTGGTTCAACGGCCGGTATAGCCCGCCGATCAAAGGCATGATGAAGTTCGGCAAGCACCTGTGGGCGGAGCGGGGCTCGTCTAACTCCAAGTCGGGCCGTGGCCGTGACACGGTCGTTTACATCCACGACGAGATCGCCTTCGCCGAGAAGACGTCGGGGCCTCGATCGGATCGCGCGCTCTACACCGCCATCCGAAGCGCGGTCAAGACCCGCGCCAAGGGGAAGGGCATCGTGCTGATCCTGTCCTCGCCCGCCGAGGCCGACGGCGTGCTCTACGAGTTGTACTGCCAGGCGATCGCGGGCACGTTCGAGAACGCGCTCGTGGTGCAGCTGGCCTCGTGGGAGATGATCCCCGGCGAGACGAAAGACGACTACGCCGCCGAGTACCGCAAGGACCCCGACGTCGCCGAGACCGAGTACGGCGCGCAATTCTTCACCGGCGCCAAGAACCTGCTGCCCAACGTGGCGAGCCAATTCGAGGCCATGGTCAAGCTCTACACCGCCCTGACCGGGCGCACGGCGGCCATGCCGCTCGGCACCATCTCGGATCGGGAGCTTGAAGAGGCGTTCGTCAAGGACGCGCGCAAGTACGAGCGCGTGGTGCACGTCGACACCTCCGAAGGCGGCGATCGCCTCGTGGTGGCCGTCGGGCACGTCCGCAAGGGCGTGGTCGTGATCGACCTGATTCGCGCGTTCAACCGCGAGGTGGGTTACACCAAGGAGCTGCTGCCGTTCATCAAGCGGATCGCCAAGCGGGTCACGGTGACGCAGGTATCCTTCGACCAATTCAGCAGCATCCAGATGATCCAGGACCTCGAGGACATGGGCATCAACGCGATCAAGACGACCTTCACGGACGTCTTCAACGACGAGCTGGCCACCAACTTCAAGCAGCTGGTGTTCGAGGAGCGCCTGGCCCTGCCCGAGACGCCGCCGGAATTGTGGGCCATGGCCGACAAGGAGCTTGAGAAAGACGGCTGGGACGACGACGAGACCAAGTGGCCGATCTACTCGATCATGCTGCTCAAACGCGAAATGATGGCCGCGCTCAAGAGCCTCAAGGGCCGCAACACCAAAAAGAAGCGCCTGATCGCAGCCCACGCCCCCACGGCGGGCCCGGTGCAGACCGACGACGCGCTCGATGCGGTCATGGTGGTCGCGCACCAGGCGATCACCCGCTCGGGAGGCGCGTCCGTGTTCTTCGACCTGCCGCGCGGGGCGGGCTCGGTGCAAGACGGCGATCGCCACCCGCAAGACGATCGCCCCAAGAACACCCGCGACGTGTGGTGCCCCCACCACAAGGGGCACGTCGAGATCGACGCGACCGAGAAGGTGGCGCCGTGCCCCGTGTGCGACTTGCCCATCCAGTCCCGGCTCTAGGGCCCGGCATAGCAGGAGACCCCCATGCAAATTCCCCCCGACTACACCCTGGATCAACTAGACGCGTTCGTGATCGGCTACGAGCAGGGCGGCGCGGACGTCATCGAGGGCCTGCCGCCGGGCCCGGCCATGGACCCCGTGCGGCTCGACGCGCAGCACACCGCCGACATGATGGTCGACTACACCCGCCGGGCGATCGCCAAGCGGCGCGAGGAGGCGCCCGCCACGGCGATGCCCCGCACCCGCGACGTGTATTGCCCGCACCACAAGGGCTACGTCACGGTCGAGGTGACCGCCAAGGTGGCGCCGTGCCCGGCGTGCAACTTGCCCATCCAGATCCGCCTGTAGTACCATCGCCTGCAAGCAACCGCACTCCACCGCCAACCAGGGGGCCCCGCCCCAGAGGAGAACCGCGCCATGGCCAAGAAATTCGTCCCCAACATCGGCTGGCCCGTCACCATCGGCATCACCGCAGGCACGTTGATCGCCCTGCCGACCGTGCTCAAGATCCACCCGCCGACGCTCGTCGCCAACATGGCGATCAACGGCGTGATCATCGCGCTCGCCTGGGGCATCCAGTGGGGCGTCGAGGGCAAGCTGGACGGCAAGCTCAGGGGCGCGCTCGGCTGGGCGCTCAGGCTCCCGGCTCCCCGCTGGCCGCAATTCAGGCGCCCGGCCTGGTGGGGGCGCAAGGCGGCGATCGCCACGCGGCGCTCGGTGCTGATCGATTGGCCCGAGCCGCAGGTGGGGGTGCGCGCGCACACCACGGCGGGCGGCTTCCACCTGGGCCAATGGCACGAGGCCACGAACCGGGGCTACACCGTCATGCCGACGCCCCTGGCCGCCTCGCTCGACAGCATGGGGCTCGTGGCGGGCTTCGTCTACACCTACGACGGCACCACGGTCGAGCGCGGCGCCGACGAGCCCGTGCCCGGCGGCATGGTGGGGCGAATCGCCGATGATCGCGCGCAGGCGATCGCCGAGCCCGTGGCCGCGCCGCCTGCCGAGCCCCGGCACCGGCACTCGGCGTTTTTCGCGCTCATCGATCACACCGAGGCCCGCATCCACGAGGCCAACCGCGCGCGCATGGTCGGGGAGCGCTCGAAGCCCCCGGCGCAGGAGACACAGTCTCAACCGGCGGCGATCGGTGATGAGGCGCGCGAGGCGTTCTTTCGCATGTTCGAGGCCGTGATCACGGCGTACCAGAAGGGCGCGGACGGGTACGCGGCGGCCATGGCCAAGGCGGTGTCGGTGGCGCCCCAGCCCGCCGGAATGACGCTCAGCGAGGAGCGGGTCTTCGCGATCGCCCGGCAGCCCGGCATGACCATCGAGAAGGTGCGCGCAGCGGTCGAGAGCGTGGAAGCCGTGCGCGATCGCACCGGGGCCACCGCCTGGGACGAGATGAAGGCCAAGCTCGCCGATATCCAGGCGCAGGCCGAGGCGCAGGAGCGGGACGCGACCATGTACGGGACGCGGACGGCCTTCGACGCATAGGCCCATCGCATAGCCCGCTTGCCCGGTGTCGGTTTATAACGCTTAACGGGCGCGGGGGCTGGTTTGTGCTACCATGTTGACCCCGTTGCCCGGCCCCCATCGCGGCCCACCTCCGCGATCGCCGGGCGTTGTCCCCTCCCCCTGTGTCCCGCGTAGCAACCGGGGCACCGTCGCAGGAGCCCCATCCAAGCATGTCCCATCTGGTCCCTACCGATCGCGAGGGCGTCCTCACGCCCCGCTGGCGTGATCTCGCCGTCCATCAGGCCCAATCGATCGCGGATCTCACCGCCGAGCTGGCCCTGCGTGAAAAAGAGGTCGAGGTGCTGCGCCGCAACGCGCGCCACAAGCCCGACGATTCCCTCACCACCGCCGCCCGCCAGACGATCGCCACCCTCGACGAGGGATTCAAGCGGATCGGGGCGCTCTGCGCGGCGCACGACATCCCATGGGCGCCCGACGCCACCGCCGAGGGGCCCATCGAGGCCACCCTGCACGCCCTGCGCAGCCTGATCGACGAGCTGGCGATCGCGGGCGCGGCCCTGGCCGCCGACGAGACCGAGGCGATCGCGCTCCTGCGCCATGAGCTGGCCATTTGCCACGACGAGTTGCGCGCGGCCGAGGAGGCGGCCCTGCCCGGCATCACGGCGGCCATTCACCGGGCGATCGCAGGCGCCGGGCTCGTGGACAACCTGGGCGTCACGCCCACGGCGGCGGCGGTGGCGGCCATCACCCGGCTGCACCAGGATCTCGAGGCCGCGCGGCGCGAGTGCAAGGACCTCGATATGCGCCTGCAAATTTGGGGGCACACGCCGGGCGCCAAGGACCTGGCGCACCTGCGCATGGAGCTATCCGACGTGCAGGCCCAGTTGGAGGCCGAGCGGGCCAAGCAGGCGCACGGCGATCGCCTCGCGGGGCTCGTGGAGGGCGGCTTCCCCGGCCCGATCACCCGCGAGGACGGGCTGCGCGAATCGCTCAAGGAGAGCCAGGCCAAGCGCGACGATCTTGAGCGCGCGCTCGCCGAGCAGACGCGGGCCTACCACGCGGTCGTCGACCAGTGCGAGCGCGCCAAGGTGCGGCTGCGCGAGGTGGAGGGGCTCAACGAGGACCTGACCTTCCAGTTGGCGGACGCGCACAAGGCGATCGCCGAGAACCCCGAGGGGCAGCTCGACCCCGTCACTAAGCTCCCGATCGTGGAGAGCCTCAAGATTCAGTGCGCGCGCTACCGCGACGAGGGCAAGCACAACGCCGAGCGGGTCCTGGCCCAGGAGGAGACCATCAAGCGGCTGCACAACGCCGGAAACGACGTGGCGGCCTCCATGCGCCTGGCCGGGTTCTACGACGAGGGGCAGGAACTATGGGACAACCTGCACACCTTGATCATCGGCTACACCGAGCTAACGGCCGACTACGAGCGCATGTCCGGCCAGGTGGCCGCGCTCAAGGCGTCGGGCGCCAGCCCGGAAACCGAGGCCAAGATCGCCGAGCTAGAGGGCCTCACCCGTGAGATCAACGTCAAGCTGCGCGCCGTGGAGGCCGACGAGGCGTACCTATCCGAGCGCATCGAGGCGATCGAGGCGGTGTCGGCTTGGTTCCGCGAGTTGGGCGCCGTGTGGGACGACGAGCAGGGCTTCCTCGCCAACATCAAGGCGATCGTCGCGGGCGGGCAACTGGCCCGGCTGGGTGCCGATCAGGACCGCGTGCGCGCCTACGTCATCGCCAACACGCAGCAGCCCTGGGACAACACGACCTCGTTCGCCGACAACGTGCTCAACGTCATCCAGGTCCTCGAGGCCGGGGTGCACCGGGGGCGGGAGGCCACGCAGACGCTCTCGGCGGTGGGCGGCGCCATCGATCGCATCGACCCCAGCCTGGTGTGGCGCGCCGAGGGGGCGATCGCCGACAACGTGTCCCAGGCGTACCGGGTGCTGACCGACCGGGTGGAGGCCACCGAGGAGGGCATCCGCCGGGCGAACGCCGAGCGTGACGCGCTCAAGACCGAGGTGTCCAACCTGGAGATCAACGCCGAGGCGCAGGGCCGGGCGCTCAAAAAATACCTGCCGAAGGCCGAGGCGTACGACCGCGCGGTAGCCGACGGCAAGCTCCCCGCCGCGTACGAGGTGTTCGTGGCGATTGAGTGCGCCATGTGCGGCGGCTCGTTCCCCGCCCAGCCGTCGGACGGCCGGACGGTGTGCGGCCCGTGCCTGGAGGATCAGGTCACCGAGGCCCCCGCGAAGGTGACGCCCGATCCCGAGCCGAAGGCGGCCCCCGAGCCGAAGGAGCCGGTGCGGTACGGGTGCGCGACGCCGACGTGCGAGAACTCGGTCGCGGCGCCCGGCCCGTGCTTGGCCTGCCGGGCGCGCGACACGATCACGGCGGAGGCCGCCGCCCGTGACAAGGCGATCGCCGCGCCGGATCCGGTCGTGGAGGCGGTGGTGCCCGCCGTGCAGGCGAAGCGCGCCCCGGCGGACAATTACAAGCGGGTGCTCGATCCGCGCAATTGCAAGCGCCGCGATTGCCAGAAGCCCTACACCCCGGTCGGCCGCGAGCTGGTCTGCCCGGAGTGCCGCGCGGCCGACGAGAAGGAGCGGGCGCTGCCGCCGTGCCTGCGCTGCGAGCAGGACTTCGAGCGCAAGGGCAGCGCCAACCAGCGCATCTGCACGCCCTGCCGCATCGCCGATCGGGAGAACCCCAAGACCACCCCGCTGCGAGACACCCCCGCCAACGCCCCCACGATGGCCAGCAAGCCCGGCGCGCCCGCCGGGCCGAGGCGTCAGTCCTCCGGCGACCCCGCCGTGGAGAAATGCGGCTCCTGCGCGAATGCCAGGGTCAACGCGGACGCCTATACCGGGTTCGAGTGCCTGCGCAACGCGAGCGCGTGCGGCCCGCGCGGGGCGGCCCTGCTCCACGAGCCGGGCACGCCCGCCCCGAGCGTGACGCGGCGGTAGCCCATGCTGCGCGACGCGAAGGACTACATCGTGGCGGCGGCGATCGGCCGGGGCGTGGCCCTGACGAAGCCGTCGCTGAAGAATCCGGGCGGGAAGGCGATCCGGCGGCGGCGATCGCCGGGTGCGCCGCCGCCCGGCACGCGCGTCTCGTGCGTGGAGTGCGCCGTGCGGTTCTGGCCGCCCTACTACGGGGCGAACCGCTGCGAGACGTGCGTGCCGGGGTACTACGTCCTCGACGTGTCCGACCCCCGCTACGAGCCGCGCGGGAAGAAGTTGCGCGACGTGGGCCCGCCGCCCCCGTCCCTCGCCGAGATGGAGGCGATCGCCGCCGCCGAGGCGCAGGCCGAGCCCGAGGTGGCGGCCCCGTGCGCCACCTGTGTCCATTCAACCCCTTACGCCGAGGCGTACACCGGCTACATGTGCAGCCGCAACGCCAGCGCGTGCGTCCCGTTTGGCGCCGCGCACCTGTACGAGAGGAGAACCGCCAAGTGATCCCCAACCCCGCCAAGCCCGCCCGAAAGACGCGCGAGCCCGCCGCCAAGAAGAAGCGCAAGCCCTGCGCCTACGTCCGGTGGCGCAGCGTGCCCGGATTGCTCGATTTCGTGATCGACCAGTACGGCACGCGGCCCGGCCCGGAGTTGTGCGCCGAGATCAAGGCCCGCTGGGGCCTGCACGTCGAGACGGCCTCGCTCAACGGCGTGGCGCAACGCTACGGCATCAAGTCGCGGCGCTACGGCCTGACGGGCGCCATGCTGGCCCGCGAGTGCGGCATTTCGGTGCCGTGCATGAACCGCACGCTGCTCAAGCTCGGGGGCCCGGCCGCCGCCACGCGCAGCGAACGGCGCCACCGCATCATTCCGGACGAGTTGGCCGAGCAGGTGCGCGCGCACTACCGCAAGCCCGCCTTCGCGACCATCCCGCTCAAGGAGGCCGCCAAGCGGCTGCACTACCACCGCGACGCGATCATGAACATGGTGGCGCGCGGCGAGTTGAAGGCCGCGCGGGTGGGGCGCACGGTGCACATCTGCGCGACGGGCGTGTCGAACATCCTCATGGCCCGGCAGCGCGAGCTGGCGATCGCAGGAAAGGAGGCCCGCTGATGCCCGGCAACCGCCCCAAGGGCCACGTCATGTGGGATGATCACCCGCAGGCCAAGGACTACCTGATCGAGCATTACGGATTGCGCCTGGCCGTGGACATCGCGCGATCGCTGCGCCAGCTCTACGGCATCCGCGCCACGCGCGATTCGGTCGAGGGCGCGGCCCGCCGGTTCGGCATCACGGCGCACGGCCGTCACGGCCCCTGCGTCGCCGACCTCGCAGCCGAGTTGGGGGTGGCCGCCCCGGCGCTGCGCAACTGGCTGGGTCGCCATGGGCACGAGGTCCGGGGGAGCGGCAAGTACCGCTTCGTCACCCACGAGGTCGCCGAGATGTTGCGCGCCAAGTACGCGCGACCCACCTACCCGCACATGACGGCCGAAGAGGCCGCCCGCCGCCTGGGCTACACCCGCTCCGCGATCATCTTGATGCTGCGGCAGGGGCGGCTCAAGGGGCAGAAGGTCGGCTTCGCCTGGGTGGTGTGCGCCACGGCGGTGTCCGACAAGGCGATCGCCAACCGCGCGGCCCAGCGGGCGTACGCCGAGCGCGATCCCGAAATTCAGCGGGCGCGCACGCGCGAGATCGGCCGCGAGCACATGCGGCGCAAGCGGGCGAAGGCCAAGGAGGTATCCCATGCCGGTTAAGGACAACATCCCGAGCCGCCCGCGCGCGATCGGGCCCAAGTCTACGGGCAAGCGCGCGCCGTGGTGCCAGGAGGCCCGCGACTACCTGACCGATGTGTACGGGCTGGAGCACTACAGCGTGATCCTCAAGACGCTCGCCGAGCGCTGGGGCATCGTGGTCAACCTGCGCGCGCTCTACGGCGCCTGCGATCGCTACGGCATCAAGGCCAACCGCCACGGCGTCCCGGTGCGGCACCTGGCGCGCGAGCTGGGTGTGAATCCGTGGGGGCTCAACGGCCTGATCAAGCGGCGCGGCTTCACGCTCACGGGCGAGGGCAAGTTCCTGTTCCTCGACCCCGCCGACGCGGACAAGTTGCGCGCCGAGTACGCCCCGCCCCCGTGGCCCGCGCTGCCGATCGCCGAGGCGGCCAAGCGGCTGGGCTACACCAAGAGCGGGCTTCACTGCCGCATCCGGCGCGGCCAGATTCGCGCCCACAAGTGCGGCCAGGCGACCTTCGTGTGCGCCACGGCCGTGTCCGACATCCTCATGCAACGCCGCAAGGAGGCCGCCCGTGCCCAGTAACCCCCACGACCCCACCACCCGCGCCGAGGACGCCCGAAACGCGACGATCGCCCAGCGCGGGGTGCTCAACAGCATCGCCTCGGCCGCCAAGGCGGTGGCCGCCCGCGCGGACGCCATGGCCCGCGCCGACGCCCCCCTGGACAAAGACACCGTGCTGAGCCTGGCGGCCTACGGCGCCGATATCGCCGCCCTGGCCATTCGCTTGATCCGGAGGTAGCCCCATGGACCCCCAGACGACAACCCCCGCCGCCCCCGCCGCCCCCGACGAGGGCATCCCCGCCCACACCTGGTTCGCCCTCAAGTTCCGGCGCCAGGCGAACAGCATCGCCGCGCGCTACGGCGCGCCCGTGTACCTGGTCGGCGGGGCGCTCACCGACGCCCAGCCGCGCGATTTCGACATACGCGTCGTCCTCGAGGACGACGAGATGGCCCGCTTCTACGGGATCCCCGGCGTGACGGACGTGCGCGTGCGCTCGGCCATCACGAGCGCCGCCAACGATTCCGAGGCGTGGGAGCACCGCCGGGCCTACGACAACCTCAAGCAATCGCGCCAGTTGTCCAACCGCTACCGGCGCAACATCGACTTCCAGGTGCAGGCGCTCCACGAGGCCGACCCGTACCGCGAGGCGCCCCGGCTGCGGCTCGATAGCACCCCGGACTGGGTGTTCGATGCCGATCGGCGCGGGGGCGTCCCCCAGACGCCCCCCGGCACCTGATCTGACGGACTAATTCGTCACAATCGGGCGATCGCCCGCAACGACTAGAACGAAGGCGCCGCCGCCGGGAAACCCTCACCGCAGGGACTTCCCGGCGGCTCGTCTTTCCGCTACAATGCTCGTCAATTCGACAACCCCACCGCCAAGGAGAACCGCCATGCCAAGCTTCCGGTGCCCGTCTTGCAAGCAGGTGGCCGATTCGGCCGCCGACTACGAGACGCACATGCTCACCGAGCACCCGCACATCTCGCGCCCCTTGACGGTGCGCCGCGCCCCCTTCTCGCTGCCCCTGCCCACGCCGCCGGGCCACACGGCCGAGATGGCCCGGCAGATGCAGCAGATGCCCATCATTCCGCTGAAGGTGGAGGCGGGCACCACGCTCCACGCCATGATGCACGGCGAGCCGCTGGTGTCGCTGCACCCCTCCGTTCAGACGTTGCTTGAAAGCGGGATGCGCGGCAACCCGCGCCTGGCCCGCATGGCGGCCATGGAGGCCATGGCGATCGCGCAGGCGCTCATAGCCAGCTTGCCGATGGAGAAGGACGGCCCCTATGCGTAGTGGGCCCGCCGTGCACGACGAGCCGGTGATTCCCGGCGCGCCAGCCTTCACCCTGCCGCCCGCGATCGCCGTCGAGTGCCGTGAGCGCCGCGTGCACCCGGACGGCTCGTGCAGCGAGCGCGGGGTGGTGCGCATCGGCCACCGCGAGGTGCCCTACTTCAGCCATACCGGCGCCCCCGACCAGACCTTCCCGATAGCGATCGCCTACAACGGCCTGGAGAACACGCCATGATGAACACGCCCCCCGCCTACCAGCAGAGCCCCACCTTGTCGCTGGCCGTGCTCGGCACGCTCGCGCTGGCCATGGGCGATCCGTTGGCCAGCCGCCCGGTCTACGCTGAGCGCCGGGCCCCCAGCGCCGGGGCGGGTGTGCCGCGCGGTAAGGGCAAGGCACGACAGGCGGGCAAGCGCGCCCGCAAGGCCCGCGCCAGCCAGCGCGGCAAGAAGAAGTGAGCCACCGGCCGGACGCCGCCGCGCTGGGCCTCGATTTCAAGGCCGCGATGGCCTGGGTCGAGCGGGTGGTGACGCAGGCGCTGGCGGTGCCTGCGAGCTATGTGCTCACGCCCCCGGCGATCGCCCTCCCCAAGCCGCCCACGAAGGCTGCGCGCCGCGCCGCACGCAATCGGGCCGAGCGCCGGGCCGAGAAGCGGGAGGCGGCGCGCCGCGAGCGCGCGGAGCGCCGCATCAGGAAATGGTCAAAGAAAAAGGGCCGGTGAAACCGACCCATCTTCTTCGGGCAAGGGAACCGCCAAGATCCCAGGCCCTACGGAGAACCGCTGCCTTTCCGCCATGGAAAGGTTGCAAGGCCCCACTATACACCGAGAGGAGAACCCCGTCAATGGTCACCCAGAACGCCATCACCATCACCAAGGAATCCCGCGCCTACGTGGCGCGCTACAACGACCGCAACCCCAAGGTCGCCAACCAGTTCACCCAATGCGCCATCCAGGCCGCCTCCGAGGGCCAGAAGCTCTCCCCGCGCGGCATCTTCAAGCACCTGCGCACGCACTACAACGTCAGCATCGACAACACCTACGCGACCGCCTACGGCGTGATCATGGCCGAGAAGCACCCGGATCTCGCCGACGTGCTCGACCTGCCCGCCTACACCGACGCCGACGAGCCCGCCGACACCGAGGCCCCGGCCCCCAAGGCCAAGAAGGCCAAGGCGGCGATCGCCGAGCCCGAGGCGGCCCCGGCGGCCGATGAGCCGGTGGCCGTGCGCAGCAAGAAGAACAAGGCGGCCCTCGCGGCCATGGCGACCCCGCCCCACGCCGAGGACACCACGCTCTCCGAGGCCGAGTTGCAGGCCGACGCCTTCCCCACCCCGGCCGAGCAGGCGGGCGCCGACCTGGCGATCGCGTCGCACCAGGCCGCCCAGGATGCCCACCTGGCCACCGCCGAGGGCCCGGCCCTTGAGGCGATCGCCACCGACATGGGCGTGGTGGAGCGCGAGCCGATCGGCTACTGCCACGACGAGGTCGACGGCCAGACGATCGTGGTGCCGCTGTACGTGAACGCCGAGGTGCCCGGCCCCCACAACTTCTACCCCACCCGCGAGGCGGCCGAAGCGGCGATCGCCGAGCCGAAGAAGGCCAGCGGCCCCTACGCAGCGACCGGCGAGATGGTGCCGGTCATCGAACAGCCCTTCACCGCGCCCGCCCCGGCCAAGGGCAAGGCCACCTGGACCACGCCCGACGGCACCGCGCCCGCCCCCAAGAAGGAGAAGGCGCCCAAGGCGGCCAAGGAACCCAAGCCCGCCAAGGAGCCGAAGGCGGCCAAGGAGCCGAAGGCGCCGCGCCAATCGGCGGCCGGGGTGGTGTGCGGCAATTGCGGGCACGACAAGGTGGTGGCGCGCCAGCGCTGCAACGCCTGTTACACCTGCTTGATCCGCAAGGGGCACGAGCGCCCGCTCACCCTCGAGGAGAAGCGCCGCGCCCGCGCGGCCAAGGGCGAGGCGCCGGACGCCCCGGACGCCCCGGCGGCGGCCCCCACCGACGAGAGCGGGGCGATCGCCGAGTAAGTCGGTGGCGAAACGCCCGCTGGGTGCCAGCGGGTAGAGGTAAGCTGGGGGTGGGGTGCTTGCTTGGCATTCCCACCCCCAGCCGTTTTGATCACCGGAGGCCCCATGGCGAAGAAGCACAAGGACAAGCTGGCACGCGGCAAGGCGGCGCAGACGCAGGCGCAGGCCCAGCCGGGCGCGATCAACCCCCTGCACGCGCACCTCTACGACCCCACCAACGTCATGTGGCAGGTGATGGGCACGCGCCCGCGCCAGGCCAACAGCCTCAGCCTGCACACCCTGCGCGAGGTGGCCCGCGCCTGCCAGCCGATCGGCGCGGTGATCCTGACCCGCCAGAACCAGGTGGCCCGCTTCGCCCGCCGCCCGCACTACGAAGGCGACATGGGCTTCGAGGTGCGCATGAAGGACCGCGATCAGCGCACGGGCCCGGCGGCCAAGAAGCTGATGCGCGCCTACGAGGAGACCATCCTCAAGTGCGGCGTGGCGCCCCCCGAGAAGGGCAAGCGGCCCAGCCTGGATCCGTTCCTGCGCGCGATCGTCCGCGACACGCTCAACCTGGACGCCATGGCCATCGAAATTCGCGACGATGCCAAGGGCGCCCTGTTCGATTGGTTCGCGGTCGACGGCGCGACCATCGAGATCGCCGCGCCCGGCTACCGCGCCAACGCCGGATTCTTGAACGCCAACATGGCGTCGGTGGTCGGCATGCGCGGCGCCGGGTACGGCGGCGTCCCCCACGACGAATCCGACGAGATCGCCTTCGTGCAGATCGTCAACGGCCAGCCCTACGCCGATTTCACCGATCGCGAGCTGGCCTACTGGATCCGCAACCCGCGCACCGACCTGACGGCCAACGGCTACGGCTTCAGCGAGGTCGAGGGCATGATCGAGACCGTGACCGGCTTCTTGAATTCCATGACCTACAACAGCCGTTACTTCACCCACGGCAACATCCCCGAGGGCGTCTTGAGCCTGATGGGCCAGTACACCTCCGAGCAGCTTGAGAACTTCACGCGCTACTGGAACGCCATGGTCTCCGGCGTCGGCAACAGCCACCGCGTGCCGGTCATGGCCTTCAAGGAGGGCAAGGGCGTCAACTGGACGAGCATCAAGAACAGCAACAAGGACATGGAGTTCCACGAGTGGCTCGATTTCTTGATCACGATCATCTGCGCGCTCTACCAGTGCGATCGCGAGGAGATCGGCTTCGGCGCCAAGGGCGCGGGCGAGCCGGGCGGGCTCGGCAACCAGGGCAACAACGAGGCCACGCTCGTTCACAGCCAATCGAAGGGCCTGATCCCCCTGCTCAACCGCCTGCAATCGGGCATCAACGACGACATCATGTCGCGGCTCGACCCTTCAGGCGAGCTGGAATTCGCCTGGACCGGCCTCGACCCCGATCAGGTCAGCACCAAGGTCGACACCGCCACCAAGTTCATGCAGGCGGGCATCAAGACCGTCAACGAGGTGCGCGCCGAATTCGACCTGAAAGCCGTCCCCGAGGAGCAATTCTGGGGCGACATCCCCAAGGATCCGACCCTGTTCCAGGCGTGGCAGATGTACAAGCAGGCCGACCTGCAAGCGCAGGGCATGATGAACGGCGACGATGGCGATCAAGGCGGCCAGGACGGCGGCCAGGATGCCCAGCAAGGCGCCCCCGGTGGCCAGCAGGCCGCCCAGGGCGATCAAGGCGCCCCGCAGGGCGCAGCGCCCCCCAGCTTGCCCAAGGTGAACCCCGACGGCAGCGAGGAGCCCGCGTAACCCCCCAACGAACGGCGCGAGCCGTTCAAGCACAAGGAGAAACCCCATGTTCGACAACGATCTGCGCAAGGGCATGAACGACGTGCTCGACCCGGACCTCGAAAAGGCGATCGCCCCGCACTTGCAGGGCGTGTGGCCCGGCGCGGTGAAGCCGGATGAGGACGAGGAAAAGCCCGCCGAACAGACGGCCGAGGCGTAGCGGGTCGTGGGGGGTGTGCAGGGCCATGGGCGATCGCCGGACGACGGCGCCTTCGTGCCGCTCAACTTCCGCAACACCCGCGAGGGCTTCCGCCTCGACGGCGTGTTCGTTCACGTCTTCGAGGTCCTCGAGGACGACGATAGCCCCCTCTTGATGCACATCCCCAACCCCAAGCCCAAGCCGAAAGGCTTCCGCAAGCGGCGCCGCCGCAAGCCGGACCACATCCCCAACCGCTCGCACCAGGCCCCACGGGGCCGCCGCTGACCCCACCACCGAAAGGACACCCATGCCCCGCATCATCACCCAGTACACCGGCACCTGCGATCGCCTGGAGCGCCACCCCGGCGAGGGCCCGCTCGGCGCGGACGCCTTCCGGGTCGGCCTCGTGAGCGCGCACCAGGCCGTCACCCTGGTCGACGCCCAGGCCACCGCCGCCACCTACACCTTCGGGCACCGCTACCGCGTGACGATCGAGGATCTCGACGCCCCCGACGCCGAGCCGGAGGCGTAGATGGCGATCGCCCACAAGCCCATGCCCCTTCCGGCGATCGCTCCCGAGCCGCCGCGCGTCGGGATCATCCGGCCGGTGATCCTGTACTACCCGCCCCGGTAGCAAGCAACCGCCCCGACGGGGTATACTGGACCCGGCGCCGACCCTGCGGCGCCGGGTTTACCCGTTTACACCCCCATAGCCGGGGGCGATCGCCTCCGCCACCACCGAAAGGACACCACCGCCATGGCCATCATCGAATCTGCCGCGCCCGACCCCAACCTCGACGGCCTGCCGCCGGGGCTCGACCTCACCGACGGCTCGCTGGCCGCCGACGGCGCCAACTACGACCCCGACAAGTTCAATAACCGCTTCAATTGCGTCGTCCGCTGCGTGCACGTCGGCCAGGACGAGGACGCCGACGACGGCGTCGTGACGGTCGCCAAGTTCAAGCATGCGGGCTACGAGGAGGGCATCAAGCTCAAGTTCCGCATCAAGGCCCACGGCGATTTCCTCGACCGCACGTTCAAGGTGCGCGGCCTCTACGAATTGGTCCTGCGCTCGGCGCCCATCTTGCCCGACGGCCGCACCGGCAACATCCGCCTCGACGAGGAGAAGGTCAGCATCATCCTCGAGTCGGCCAGCATCGGCACCGGCCGCCCGCAGCGCAAGGAGGGCGATCGCGTGGCCCTCTTGGGCTTCGGGCTCTACGACGACGAGAAGATGGAGTTCGGCCACGGCGACGTCATGAGTTGCGGCTTGCAGGTACAGGCGGAGGGCGCGTACCTGATCGAGGAATTCGAGCTCATGGACGCCTACCGCGTGGCCATTCGCACGGCCCCCGATTGGGTCAAACAAAAAGAAGCCGACAAGGCCCAGGGCGCCAAGCCCTTCTCGGAGACGCCTTTGGGCGCGGCGATCGCCGCCGCCGAGCAGGACGACGAGCAGGATGACGACGGGCCGTTCGATGCCGCCACCTACGACCTGACCGGGCTGGTCGGCATGGCGGCGCTGTACGAGGGCGCCAAGGATGTGACGATCGACGGGCACACCCTCACCGCCGACGAGAAGGCGACCCTGATTGCCCGATTGCGCGAGGCCGAGGCCGCCGCGCCCGAGAAGAAGGTGGCGCCCATTCCCAAAAGCACCGATCTGCCAGCCTCGGTGGCCGACGACCTGTTCTCCAGGGTTCCCGGCACCAAGGCCAAGCGGGTCGCCAAGGCCGACAAGGCGGGTAAGCTGTAATGGAGACGCTTGACGCCAACGATCCGGCCACGATCGCCGCCGCTGCGGCCATGGCTACGGCCCTCGACGCTCTGCGCGCGGGCTACCGCTCGCTATTCACCGCCCTGGACCGCTTCCCGGCGTCGCACCGAGCGGAGGTGGTCGCCGAGTGCAAGGCGGCGCTCCTGCCCTTGCAGATGACCCTCGCGCTCGACAAACCGGCCCTGGCCGCGTTGGCCGCCGAGTACGAGGCGATCGCGATGCCGCCGAATCCGGAGACGCTCCCCCAGCGGATGCACGTCCTGCTCGGGTTCGCCATCGCCACGTCCCATGTGCTGGCGCAGCCCGGCAGCGGCGAGCGCGACAACCTGGCGATCGCCCAGGACGACGGCTACCGCAAGCTCCTGCTCGCTATCGCGGGCGACCCCGCCCCGGAATCGCCCGCCCAGGCGTAAGTGCGGCGATCGCCCGTTATCCCGAAACCGCCAGGCCCACAAGCGGCCTGGCGGTTTCGGCCCTTTCGGACGCATCTGCCGCTACAATGGAGGTCCGATCGCCCGTTTCCCCGAGGATGCCCATGCCCGAAGCTTCTGACGCCTGGAAATTCAAGCCCGGCACCCGCGCGGTTGTCGTCGACCCGCAGGGCCGCGTGCTGCTGCTTCACCGCCCCGCCACCGAGGAGTTGTTCGGCGATCACTGGAACCTGCCCGGCGGCGGCAAGGAGCCCGGCGAGTCGTTTTTGGCGGGCGCGCACCGCGAGCTACTCGAGGAAACCGGGCTCACGGCCACGTATACCGGCATCTCGCAGGACTACACCTTCCCCGGCGGCGTGGGTAAGGCGTTCCTGATGCGCCACCCCGAGGGCGCCCTCCGCATCGCCGAGCGCGAGAGCGACGAGGCCCGCTGGGTCTACCCCGATCAGCTACCGGCCAAGCTGATGCCGCCCACCCGCGAGATCATCCGCGCGCTCGTCGGGCAGAAGGCGCGCGGGCTCATGCAGGAGCTGGACCTCACCGACGAGCGCCTGCGCGTCGAGCGGGTGCTCGCAGACGCCTTCGCGCCGTGGCTCGAAGCGCACGTCCGGGCGATCGCGAGCGAGAAGGGCCTCACGCTGTCCAAGGCCATCGGCACCCCCTACCCCAAGGGGCACCCCAAGGCCCGGCCGGTGCTCTCGGACTTGGCCCGGCCGCGCTACAAGGGCTCCGACGCGGAGGGCGCGGACCTCACCATGCACGCCCTGGAGCGCGCCGCCAAGCTCGGCCGCGCCGAGGCCGCGCGCGCCATCCTCAACGACGCGAAAGGGGGCAAGCTGCCGCCCGATCGCACGCGCGGGTTCAGGGGCGCCACCAAGAAGCGCCTGGAGGCGATCGCCCGGCGCAACGTGCGGCGCATCCGCGCCACCACCGAGACCCAACTGGCCATGATCGCCGCGCGCGGGGAGGCCGCCGACGTCGACACGCTGCTCTCCAAGCTCTATAGCATGCACCGCAGCAAGCTGATCGCCGAGTGCATGGTGGCGGCGGGCTACGCGCACGGCGTGGCCGACGTGCTGCGCGCGCACGGCTATAAATACGTCTACTTGCGCACCATGGGCGACGACAAGGTCTGCAAGCACTGCGCGCCGCACGAGGGGCGCAAGTACTCCCTGCTCCAGATCCTCAATTTGCTACCCCTGCATCCCCGCTGCCGCTGCTACCCGCACACCAGCCCGGTGGCGGCCAAAGAACCCGACAACTGGAGGGCCAAACCCGTGGGCAAGATCGTCAAGAGCCTGGCCGCGCGCCGCGTGCCGGGCGCCAATCCCTACACCTACGAGCTAGGGGCGCTCACCGCCCTGGTCGCGACCATCGCGCCCGAGCCCGCGCCGCCGAGCATGGACGCGATCGCCAAGGGCGCCCTGTGGGCCATGGAGAAGGCGATCGCCAAGCCGAAACCCAAGCCGAAACCGGCCAAGAAGGGCAAGCCCGCCGAGGCGGATCTCGAGGAGGGCACCGCGCACGCCCCGCGCATGACCATGCCGCAGGCGGTGGGGCTCAAGCACCCCGATCACCTGCACGCCGCCGCCATGCAGACGCTCACTCACCTGCGCACGCTAAGGCCCGGCTCCGAGGCCCACGCGCACGTCCATAAGCAGTACGAGGCCCTGCGCGGCGCGGTGAGCGATTGGCATGCCCGGCGCACCCCGCCCAAGCCGGATCCGCTCGGGGATGCCCCCGCGTTCGTCACGGGGGGCGCGGCGCACCTGAAGAGCCCGCGCCAATTCGAGCTGGCCATCCACATGGCGGGCGATCGCGACGAGCTTGTCGATTTGGCGCACTACATGGAGTCCTACAAGGCGCATGCCAGGGTGACGGGGCCCGAGTGGGACCGGGTGTGGAGCGAGTTGAAGGCGGCCATCCGGGCCGCGAAGGGGGGCAAGTAGCATGGGCACGTCGAACGGGGGCAAGCTGAACACGGCGCTCGCCGCGCTGGAGGACATGGTCAAGGGCATGACCGACGTTCGGGCGCACGAGTCCCACGCGAAAGACGGGCACGTCATCCAGGTCAAGCAGCACCAGATGACCGTCAACAAGACGGCCATGGTGGATGCGATCGCCAAGATGCGCGCGGGCGGCGAGGTGACCACCTTCGCCTCCAAGAAAAAGGCGGTAGCCCACGCCAATAAGACCCCCGGCGCGGCCATCTTCGCGCACCGGGGCCAATTCCACGTCGCGGGCAGCGCCGCGCACGCCGATCGCCTGAGCAAGCTCGGCGCCAAGCGGGTGGCGCACGACGCCCCCGCCCCCGGCCCGGCCGCCGGTAAAACATCCAACGCCAAGCGCGCCGAGGGCAAGGGCAAGCCGAAGGCGGCCTCCAAGCAGGCCATGGGCACGGACGCGCCGCACCACCTCCACGAGGCGGGCAGCCAGATGCTCGCGCACCTGCGCGCCCTGCCGCCGGGCAGCCCGGAGCACGGCCACGTCCTCGGCCAGTACGAGGCGGTCCGCCAGGCCGCGAGCGGCTGGGACTCGTCGGACGTGCGCTCCAGCGTGAAGGTCAAGGCGCGCCAGGCCAGCCCGGACGGCCTGCGCAGCGGCGAGGCCAAGACGCCCACGTCGGTGCCCGGATTCGTGCGCGGCGGGGCGGACAAGCTCAAGACCCCCGGCCACTTCGAGGTGGCGGCCATGCAGGCCAGCACCAAAGAGGAGGCGATCGCCCTCGGTCACCACTTCAACGCCCACACCGAATCGAACGGCCACGAGGGCCCGGCGTGGGACACCGCCTGGGCCGACATTCGCCAGGCCGTGAACACCCTGCCCACCGAGGCCGAGGTCAAGGCCAAGGCCGACCTGGCCGCCGCCGCCGACAAGGAGGCCACGCAGGCGCAAGCCGAGCACGACAAGGCCGCCCAAAAGGCGAAGGCCGAGGGCAAGGCGCCCCCCAAGGCGCCTGCGGGCACCACCGCCACCGAGCAGCACGCGGCCCTCGAGGACGCCCACACCGAGCGGGTCGGCAATTACGAGGAGCGCGCCACGGCGGAGGCCGATCAGGCCCAGGTTCCGGCCGACGAGGTCATTCCGGCGGCGCCGCACGCGCCTCGCATGGCCCCCATGCCGGGGGTGGCCGAGCCCGAGCCGCCCAGCGCCCCCGCGCCCGACGCGGAGGGCGACGGCGATCGCCCCACGCGCGAATGGCCGGTCACGGACGCCAACACCGGCGAGCAGCAGGGCGGCAAGAAGAAGGGCACAACCCCCGCCCCGGACACCCCCACGGAGGGCGCCCAGGATGGCCAGGAGGGCGCCCCGGAACCCGCCGAGGCCCCGGCGGCCGACGGCGCGAGCGCCGAGCCCCCGGTGGCCGACGATTCGGATCCGCACGATCACGCGGACGACCTCCCCGGCACGGCGCCCGAGTTGCCCGAGGGGCCGCACGACGCCGACGGCAAGAAACAGGGCAAGGGGCACGGCAAGAAGGGCCACGGCCTCAACCCGCTGCACGCGCTGGGTACGGCGGCGGACGTGTACACGAGCATCCTTCACGAGCGCGCGCAGGAGGGCCACGAGCAGTAGGGCTCGGGCATAGGGGCAGGAGGGCACCATGGGACAGGTGGATCAGGCGATCGACGGGCTGAACAAGGCCCTGGTCAACGTGCGGGCGCACCAGCGCCGCACCAAGGGCGGCAAGGTGGCGCAGGTGCGCGCACACACCGCCAACGTCAACAAGCGGGCGCTGGTGGCCGCCATGGCGAGCCAGATGGCTATCGAGGCGCGCGCGGCGACGGCCCCGGCCTCGGCGCCGATCACGGCCAAGGAGGCCAGCGATTTCATTGATCGGCTGACCGACCCCCGGCTCAAGGCGCTCGCGGACAAGGTCTATCTGGAGCACCGGGCGCACTTCCAGGGCATGGCCATCCCCGACATCAAGGCGGCGATCGCCACGGCCCGCGACAAGTACACCTTCACCAACGACACGACCCACCCGGTCGACACGGCCACGGCGGCCTGGGTGAAAGCGGCGCACGATCACCTGCGCGTCAACCGCCCCAAGCCCGCCGTCAGGGCCCCGAAGCCCGCCGTCAAGGCGACCCCGGTGAAACCGGCCGCCAAGCCGAAGGCCGCCGTGGCGAAGCAGGCCCCCGCCAAGAAGGTCAAGCCGGACGCGAAGGCGGGCGCGGCCCCCAAGGCGACCAAGGCCGCCGCCAAGCCCAAGACCACCAAGGCGGCGATCGCCACGGTGAAGAAGCAGGCGCCCAAGCCCGCCCCCGAGCCGAAGGCGACCGTCAAGGCGGACAAGGCGCCGCCGAAGGCGGCCGTCAAGAAGGACGCCGCGCCCGGCAAGGCGCCCAAGCTCGTCAAGCCGAAGGCGCACACGCTCAAGCCCGAGGCATCTGGCGCGAAGGCCCCGGCGGAGGGTAAAGTGAAGCGGGCGACCGCCAAGCCCACCGAACGCGAGCCAAGGCTGGCCGTGAAGGTGGACAAAACGCCCGGGGAACCGAAGAAGATGAGCAAGCCACCCGCAGGCCCGGCCCTGCCGCCGGACGTCGACTACGAGTTGAGGCAGCGCGGCATCACCCACACCGGGGCGATCGCCAACGACAAGGCGGGCAAGGACGGCGCCCAGGCGCCCCTGAGCCCCGGCGACGTGGTCAAGCTCGGCGACGACCACCACGTCTACCTCGGCCCCGGCACGCAGGGCCACCATGTCGTGCTGGGCCCGTTCGGCCATGTGATCATCGGCAATTCGCAGGTCGATCACGCGGGTTACAGCGTGACCGGGCTCGATCACGGCGTCAGCCCCGACATGGGCACGCCCGGCACCTACGACGGCTACAACGGCGCCGTCCGGCACGGCGAGGGCCCCAATAAGCGGGGCCTGGGCGTCAATCTGACCTTCCCGCAGACCTCCAGGGGGCTGCGGCGCATCCTCATGGACGCGGGCTTCGACTACGACGGCTTCCACCTGGTCAAGCAGAACCCGTCGCCGCGCGACGTGGCGCTCGCGCACAAGCTGGTCGGCACCGGGCGGCCCCTCAAGGCGGCGGCGCCGAGGCCCGCGCCCGTCGACCCCGAGCAGGCGGAGCGCACGGCCATCAAGGCGGCCAATACGGCGGCGAAAGACGCCCGCGCCAACGGCATGGTCAACGCGCCGAAGCGCTCGGGCCACATCGGCGTGCCGGGCGCGCCCGTGACCGGCAAGTTCAAGCTGCTCGAGGAGCCGCGCCCCATCACCAACGCCTGGGGCACCAGCTACCTGCACAAGTTCACCGACGAGCAGGGCAACTTGGCCTCCTGGTTCAGCCCCAAGCCGACCGGCCTCAAGCCGGGCACCACCTACGACATGTCGGCCAAGGTGAAGGCGCACAAGGAGTTCAAGGGGGTGAAGGAGACCCAGCTGACCTACGCCGAGATTCACGGCGGCGGGCTCGCCAAGAGCGTGGGCGATTGGCGCGGCGATCGCGACGCGGTCGTTACCGTGCCGCGCGACACCGAGGCGCCCCTGCTGTGGTGAGGGGCCTGGCGCGCCGCTTGCCCGGCCGGTTGGCGATCGCCACCGGCGCCACCCGCCATGCCCTCTTGATCGGGGGCGTGGTGGTGAAGGTGCCCATCGTGACGGCCGGGTGGTACGCGTTCCTGTGGGGGCTCTTGTCCAACATGAACGAGGCGTCGGTGTGGGCCCAGCACCGGGGGCACTTCCGGCTGTGCCCGACCCTCTGGGCGTCCCCCGGCGGGTGGCTCAACGTGATGGCCCGCGCCGAGCCGCTGCCGGAGGGATGGGTATGGTGCCCGGCCATGTTCGCGGGGCTCACCGAGGACCTCGACGACAGCAACGTGGGCCGCTGGGGCGATCGCGTGGTGGCGATCGATTACGCATGAGGGTATACTGGTCCCGCCGTGATGACCATCAGGCGGAAGGGGTGCCTGCAAGACCCCGACCCAGGTAGAGAGAGGGGCCATATCGCCCGGTTCGGGAGTACCTCCCCCAGGCGGCCGGGAACAGAGAAGCCTCAGATCGCAGGTTCGATTCCTGCCACGGCGCCATCTCCCATGGCGGGAGTCCGCAGTTATCCCCGAGGAAGGCCCAACAGGCCCACCTCGGGGATAATTGCGTCTAAGGTGTCAAATGGTGCCTTTTCGGCTGCTTGCCCGTGCTACGCTCGGAACGCCAATCCCATGCCAATAGGAGGATGGAGCGTATGAGTACCGAAAGGGTGAAGGCTCACCAGAGCCACACCAAAACGGGCACGGTCTACCAGGTGCGCGAGACCACCCGCAACGTCAACAAGAAAAAGGTCGTGAGCGCGCTCGCGGCCAAGCTTCTGGAGGAAGCGAAGCTCAAGAAGAAGGACGCGAAAGCGGGCGCGGCCCCCAAGGCCACCAAGGCGGCCGTCAAGGGCACCAAGGGCAAGGCCAGCGCGGCGGTGCCCAAGGCCAAGCCCGTGGGCGCCCAGCCCGCGAAGAAGGCGGGCAAGGCGGCCACCGTGGCCGCGCCGAAGGCCAAGGTGAAGGCCAAGGCCGTCGCCAAGGCGCCGACCAAGCCCACCACGGGCAAGGCCAGCACGGCCCTCAAGGCGCAATCGCCCAAGAAGGCGGCGGCGATCGCCCCGGCCACCAAGGCTGCCGCCAAGGCGGGCAAGACCGGCGTCCATGTGGGCGGCAAGGTCAAGGCGCACGCCAAGCAGCCGGTCCTGACCGTGGGCACCCACGGCGAGGCGGGCGGCAAGAAAACGAAGGCGACGAAGGCCGCCGCCAAGCCCAAGACCCCCAAGACGCTCCCCGGCGTGGGCCCGCAGGGCTCGCTTGCCTGGGCCGAGCCCGACGTGCGCGCGAAGGTGAACACGGCGGCGGCCCCGGCCAAGGTGACGCTCGGCAAGCCCGCCCCCCTGTTCGACATTCCGGGCCTCAAGAAGGACAGCGCCGAGGGCGCGGCGGCCCGCGTGCAGAAGCAGGCGGTGTTCGAGGAGCACCTCGGCAAGTTCGCCGAGAAGAAGAAGCTCGAAGGCCAGCTCTTCCTCGCCGACGGCGACGAGGCGAAGCAGCGGATCCGCGAGAAGCTCAAGGGCTACAAGGACTACACCCCGGAGCTGGAGCGCCGGGTGAAAGAAGCGACCCTGCGCAACATGGAGCCGAAGATCGTGGCGATCGCCGGTAACTGGATGCGCAAGCTCGGCATGACGGCCTCCGTCGACGAGAAGGGCCGCCCGGCGAGCAATTCGTTCTTCGCCGACATGGCGCAGCACGCCCGCATGAGCGCGTGGCAGGTGATCGGTCGCCACGACCCCACCGAGCGCATCACCAGCCTGCACGATCAGGTGGCGGGCACCGTCGATCAGGAGTTGAGCCGCAAGTGGCGCGACATCATGGGCGTCAGCCCCATTCGCGTGTCGCAGGCCGACAACACCAGCCTGACCCAGATGAGCCGCGTGCGCGGCGCCCTGGAGACGGAGCTTGGCCGCCCGGCCACCGACACCGAGCTGGCTCACGCCATGCAGGTCGAAACGGCCGAGGTCAAGCGCCTGTCGCGCCTGGCCCACGAGGTCGTGGCCGCCCACCTCGACGCCCCGGCGGGCGACGATGATCAAGCGGGCACGCTCGGCGATCTGGTCGAGGGCAAGGGCGTCGACCCGCTCGCCCAGGTGGCGCAAGCCGATCACTCGGAGCGGTTGCAGGCCCTCATGGGCGCGGCGATCGCGCAAATTCCCGACCCCCGCGCGCGCTACGCCGTGGTCGTGTCGGCGGGCCTCGAGGACGGCGGCAAGGCGCTCAAGGACATGCTCAAGCACGAGCACGTTCCGGCCATGGCCGAGGGCCTCAAGCGCGCCAAGGACGACCTGAACGCGCAGAACGCCGAGATCCAGGCGGCCAAGAGCGCGGTGCGCAAGGTGCCCAAGGATCAGCGCAAGGGCAAGGAGTACAAGGCGCTCCTGCAAGCCGCCGATCGCGAGCCCGTGGCCATTAACGATCACATGATCGTCAATCGCATGCTGGTCAACGGCGGCGTCAAGCCCTCGAAGGTCAACCCGAACGGCCAGAAGTACCAGCTGGCGCTCAACCTCCTCAAGTGGAAGGGCGACTACATGGCCATGCTGACCACCCCCAAGTCCACCAAGGACGTGGTGGGCGGCAAGAAGAGCTGGATCGCGGTGTCGGACGTGTTCGAGCGCCTGGGCTACCACCCCGGCACCGGCCGCAAGATGCTCATGAACGCCAAGCAGCACCTCCAGCTGGCGGGCGACCTCCAGGACTTCCACGGCACCGAGCTGACCAAGGGGCTGATGCCCTACACCGCCGAGGGCCGCTTGATGGCCTTCGTGTTCGAGGATCGGCCCCTCGACGCCGAGCCGCAGCGCACGGTGAAGATGTGGCTGGCCGACACCGGCCTGGTCAAGAGCCTGGGCGGCGACGATCGCGTCTGGACCGTGGTCGACCGCGCCAACGGCCTCATCTTCCAGATGGCGGCGTTTGCCGGGCCGGGTTCTCTGTCCCAGGTGGACGAGGCGATCGCCAAGAGCTACACCGGCAGCCTGACCTACCGGGTGGCCGACGCGCTGGTCGCGGGCGTTGACGAGCCCTTCGACGACCTGATCCTCAAGGGGATCGGCGCCGAGATGCTCTCGAAGTACCCCGGCGGGCGCTGGATCACCATGCACGGGCGCGCCGTGTACATCACCAAGGGCGGCCAGATTGCCGCCGGTCCCTCGGCCTTCGTGGGCAAGCACATCTCCGAGCTTCACGCGCACCTGTCGGGCGGCGGCGACTTCGGCGATCACAGCCACGCGGATGACGAGAAGGCGGCGAAAGAGCACAAGTTCACCATCCAGCACGAGGGCAAGACGGTCCACGTTCACGTCCGCCAGAGCTACGACGCCAAGAGCAAGAAGGGTCACAAGACCGAGCTGTTCGCGGAGACGGAGCACGGGACGCAGGTGCCCGGCAGCAAGAAGGACGGGACCATCCCGGCCGCCGCGCTGTACCGCCACCTGGGGCTCGACAACAAGAACCTGGCGGTCGACTTCAACAAGGAGCTCGACGCGGCCATTCAGAACAGCTCGGGCAACGACCTGAGCGAGCACGTCGCCAAGCAGATCGCGGGCCACAAGCGCACCGTCGCCGACGGCAAGGTGCGCAAGACGGCCACCAAGGGCGAGAAGGCGAAGGCGGCGGCAGAGGACGCCCCGGTCGACTTCAAGGAAGGCGCCCAGCAAGACGACGGCACGCGCACGTTCACCGCGCGCACGCACGACGGCCACGACATCGACATTCACATCGGCGCCGACGGCCGCGTGAAGGATCAGTACTGGGGCGGCTTGCTCGGCGACACCGTGATCCACACCGCCGACGACCTCAACCGCAAGCTGCGCGCGCTGGCGGGCACCAGCTCGGTGGTGCACCTCTCCAACGGCAACAGCCACTGGCTCATGCATGTCACGTACGACCACAAGGGGTCGCCCGTGATCACCCAGGGCAACCTGGCGGGCAAGCGCCTGCACGAGATCATCGGCGAGACCGGCGGCCTGGCCCAGCACCAGGGGCCGGTGGAGCACAACGGCAAGCAGCTCTTCGCGGGCTACGACGCCAAGCAGGACAAGATGACCGCCCTGGGCAACTGGAGCCGCGAGAAGGCCCACGCCTACTTCGAGGCCCACACGCCCGAGGAGAAGGCGATCGTCGACGCCAAGCTCGCCGACGCGGACCGCAAGGCCCACGCCGACGTGCCCACCATCCAGATGGAGCAGCCCGAGTCCGCCGACGAGCGCAAGGCGCGCCTGAAGGCGAACAAGCAGCGCGTCAAGGACGGCCTGCCCGAGATCGACGCGCCCGAGCCGCGCGCCATTCTGAGCCTGCCGTCGGACCCCACCGATCCCGAGGGCAAGCTGATCGAGCTGGCCAACGCGATGGTCAAGCACAAGATGTTCTGGAAGGGCACGCCCACCCAGGCGCAAGAGCAGGCCATCATCAAGGAGCTGGGCGAGAAGCACGGCCTCGGCGGGCTGGAAGACGCCAACCTCGGCACCACCACCGAGCAATCGCAGGCGATCCGCAAGGCGCACGCGATCGCCCAGGTGCTCGGCATGCTGAAAGAGGAAGGCTACGGCCAGCTGGCCAACGCCAAGGGCGGCAAGCGCGGGCTGGTCGTGCCCATGGAGGCGGTCGACCGCATCACGCACCTGCTCGGCGGCGTCAAGCTGCGCGGCGACATCCTGCCGCGCTTGCAGCAGGTCCGCCAAAAAGCGGCCCTCGCAGCCGACCAGATCAACGGCTTCGACGAGCTGGGCTCTCACGTCTACGGCCCCGAGGGCAAGGCGACCACGGCGATCCCTGGCCTGTTGAGCCACATCAACGGCGACACCAACGGCCGTCAGATCGGGTTCACCAAGCACCAGCAGAAGATGATTCACCACTACGTCAACGGCGGGCAGCGCACCATCAGCGCGCTCGGCGTCGGCAACGGCAAGACCAGCTCCGCGCTCGCGGCGGCCGAGCTTGCCAAGGTGAAGAACCCGGACGCGGCGCAGAAGCACCTGGTCGTGGTGCCCTCCACCACCCAGGCGAAAGCCTGGAAAGACGACGCGGCGGCCTTCTTCGGCATGAAGCCGCACCTGCCCGGCGCCGGTGATCACCACGAGGGCGGCGAGATCTCGTTCGGCAAGGACATCAGCCCGAACGCGAAGTACCACGTCGTCACGCGCTCCATGCTCGCGAACAAGGCCACCCGCATCGGGGCGGTCAAGCTCGCGGACGTGATGCGCGACAAGGGGCTCACGCACGATGATCTGCACCGGCCCGAGGTCCAGGCGGCCCTGGAGGCGGAGCACAACATCAAGGCGCACGAGCTGTTCGGCGAGGACGGCGCCCCGGTGCACGGCAACAAGAAGGTGGGCGGCAAGCCGATCGCCCAGCACCTGAAAGAGCAGGGCTTCGACGGCGTGATCGTCGACGAGGCGCACACGCTCAACCGCGCGGGCACGCAGGGCGGCCAGCGCCGGGTGGTGGACGCCTACATCCACGGCCTCGACCACGAGGACGCGGGCTTGAAGGCGTCGCAGCACGGCCGGGCCAAGGGCGTCATGGCGCTCACGGGCACGCCGATCCAGAACCACCTGGGCGAGCAGCTCAACCTCGTCAACATGACGCACCGTGGCCAGCACGATCTCGGCACCGAGAAGCAGTTCATCAAGAACTACGGCATCAAGGACGAGTCGACCGGCCACCTGATCGGCATCAACGAGGAGAAGAAGGCCGAGCTGGGTAACAAGCTCAGCCGCTACATGGTGACCTCCACCAACGAGGACCTCGACGCCGAGATGCGTCCCCCGTCGGCCCAGTTGCAGGACATGCACGTCGATCTCGGCCCCGAGCACGACGCCATGATCCAACGCCACCACGAGGAGCTTCACAGCTCTGGCGCCATGAGCGCGATCGAGGGCGGCGGCAAGGACGGCAAGATCGGCAAGGGCGCCCTGGCGGCGATCGCCCACTCGGAGGAGGAGCTTCACGCTCACAAGATCAAGGCCGTGGAGGACAAGGTGCGCGAGATCATGCGCAACGACCCCCACGCCAAGATCATCCTCGCCTCCAAGCGCGTCAACGGCCAGAACCACCTCGAAGGGGTGGCCAAGCGCGTGATGGGCGAGTACTCGGGCGCCAACGCCAAGCGCCACCTCGAGAGCAGCCTGGAGCCGATCGAGCGCCAGATGCACGAAGAGGCGACCAAGCACCAGGCCCTCAAGGCCAGCCTGCAAGACACCCACGACAACACGAAGCACGCCTACGAGCGCCACAACCACCTGTCCGCCAAGGCGGCGGCGGGCGGTCTGACGCACGAGGAGGAGGTCGAGCACCGCAACCTCAAGGCGGTGGCGCGGGCGCACGCGGACACCCGCGATCGCCTCAGCACCTTCCCCGAGACGTCCAACACGTACGAACGCCTCAAGCGGGCCCATGCCGACGTGCAGAAGATGGCGGGCGGCGCCGATGCCGATCGCCTGGGCTACAAGTACGGCGTCATCCGCGCGTCGCAAGACGAGCTGAAGGCGGCGCACGAGGAGGCGGGCGGCACCGACGAGGACTTCACGCCCGAGCCGGGCGCGGAGGACGAGGAGACGTCGCCTGTCGAGAAGCACGACACCCGCATCAGCGCCTCGCGCAACGATACGGTCAAGAGCTTCAACGAGAACGAGGCGCACAAGATCCTGGTCGTCAGCTCGAACATCGCGGCCTCGGGTGTCAACCTGGGTCGCGGCACGCACCTGATCGACCTGGACGGCGACTACAACCAGGCCAACCTGGAGCAGCTCTACGGGCGTCACGCCCGCCTCACCGGCTCGGTGCCGAAGGCGATCGTGCACCGCGTCATCACCCGCTCGCACACGGCCGGGGTCTCGACCCTGGACGAGAAGAAGGGGATCGCGGTTGCCCGCAAGCAGAAGCTGGCAGGCGAGGTGCGCCAGGCGGCGCGCTTCGGCCGGGTGGAAGGTGCCGAGGCGGCTCCCGCTCGCGTGAAGGCCCAGTTCATGGGCAAGAAACGCAGCGATCGCGCGCCCGGCCGTACCGCCGGGCACGCCGAGCCGGATCTGGAGTAGGCGATCGGCAGGGCCGGGGCCATGGAACAGACGACCTTCCAGGTGACGGTGTCGGGGGTGCGCTTCGTATCAGCGGAGCGCACCACCACCCTGCACTTGAAGGATCTTCCCAGGCCCCGCACCTTGCAGATCACCATCGCCAGATCAAGCCTCGACGACGCCGAACAGGCGGTCCACGATTGGCTCGTAGCCGAGGACATCGTCTACGAGCAGGTGGTGGCCCGCGACGAATCGGCGATCAATTCGTGAAAAAACAGGCCCGCCCCTTGCCAGCCAGGTTAGGGGCGGGTTAATATTAGCTTGTTCGCAGCGCACGGCGGCGGCGGCGGGGGTTTCGGCCCCGGCAGGCAGCCCCGGCAAGCTTTCCCAGGCTCGGCAAGGAGTGGGGGCGCCCAGCGGCGAACAATCCCTCGGTTAGCGCGACCTGAAATCGCGTGAATGGTGGTCGCTCCCTTGCATCAGAGCGGCTTGACGGCGGGCCTCAATCCCGCCGCGCAGCCCCACCAGATTCGAGGCGCACCGTGGCCGACCCCGCCCCGCTTGCAAGAGTTGGGATTGAGTTGGAAATTTACACGGTGCAGGTGGCGTCGCCCTGCGTGGCGCCCGGAGCTTGCTCCGAAGTTCGGGGATCACCTTGCCAAAACCCCACCCTTTCAACCTTCCTCTCAGAGGGGGTAGACGCACCCAGGCCCCGGACCCCACGGTCCGGGGCCTGGGTGTATGTGGCGATCGCATGCTACACTGGCCACCGGCCGGGTGGCGGAATGGCATACGCTGCCTGAAAGGACGACTACCCACCTCAGACGTGGGAGATAGGCTGCTCGCCGTGAACGGCGGGTGCGGGGAAACCCGTGGGACAAGCCCTTGCAGGTTCGAGTCCTGCTCCGGTCACGACACACCCCGGCGATCGCCGGGGTGTGTTGCCGTTTGCGTGCTACACTGGAACCGCTGGGTGCCGGAAGACGGTAGACGGAGGGTGTGTGCGCAACCTTGCCCCCGAGCGGGGCATGCGGGTTCGAGTCCCGCCCCAGCGCCATGGGCCGTCAAGGCCAGCAAGACCCTCGGCAAGCCGGGGGTCTTGCGCTATCATGGGGCTCCCTTGAAAGGAGGACCGCCATGCCCGACTACCTCGCCCCCGAATTGGTGATCGACCACCAGGACGACGGCCCCCACGGCCGCGCCTCGGCCGTGTTCAACCAGGCGCGCACGCACCGCCAGCACCTGACCCGCGAGTGGGATCCCGACAACCCCAAGACGGCCACGTTCTTGATGCTGAATCCCTCGGTCGCGGACGCCTTCAAGCTCGACCCGACCGTGACGCGCTGCGTCAAGCACGCCAAGCGCCTGGGCGCCGGGCGGCTGGAGGTCGTCAACCTATTCGATCTGCGCTCGACCGACCCGAAGGGCCTGCGCACCGTCGACGAGCCGTCGAGTGCCGCCAACGACCGCGCGATCGTCGAGGCGGTCCGCCGCGCCGACATCCCCGTGGCCGCGTGGGGCACCGACGGCACCTACCGGGGCCGCGATCGCGAGGTGCTCGACTTGCTCGCCCGCGAGGTGCCGGACAAGCAGCTCCACGCGCTCGGCACCACGAAGGATGGTCACCCGCGCCACCCGCTCTACGTTCGCTCCGACGCCGAGGTGACGCCCTACACCCCGCCCGCGCCGAAGGCGACGCAGCCCCGGCGGCCGGGCCCGGCCGCCGACGGCCCGGTGCCGCCGAAGCCGAACACCTACGGCGTGTGGGGCTAAAGACACCAAAAGGCCCGGTCCACAGGGACCGGGCCTTTCGGATGAGAACCGTTGAAGCCAGACAAGCAGCCGCGACTATACCACGCCTGCTTGCTCAAGCGCAACCACCTGGGCGTTCTTGTAGCGGCTCAGGGCGAGCGGCAGGTGCGCGGCGCAGGCGTGCACCGGGTCGACCTCGGGCTGCCCGGTGGTGAGGCGGAAGTCGGCGGGGTGCGCGCCCTCCAGGCAATCGGGCGCGGGCGTCACGCCGCGCAGGGCGCGCTCCAGGGTCTCGAGGGCGGCATCGACCGGGGAGTAGCCGACGATCGCGATCGGGCGGCGGGCGTGCTTGAGGTGGTGCACGGCCTCCTCGATGGCCTGGCGCAGGTGGCTCTCGGGATCGCGGACGGCCATGGCGGGCTCCTTTCGGCAGGCAGGTGAAACATAACACATTATAGCACCGCGCCCGGCCGGATCCAATGGGCCAAACGACAAAAGGCCCGGCCGCGTGGTGCGGCCGGGCCTTGCAGGTGCGTGGGGGTCAGGACTTGCGCTCGATGACCTCGGGGTGATCGTCGGCGAGTTGCTCGCAGGCCGAGCAGCCGGTCTGCGCTCCCGGCGCGCCGGTCAGGTGGACCGCCATGCCGCAGGCGCTCAGGGTGCCCTCGCCCACCTCCGCGTTGGCGAGCACCAGGTGGCGGCCGGTCATGGCGCCCTCGCCGGTCTCGCGGGCGGTGCCCCATTTGTACCTCGGGCCCTTGGCGATCGCCGCGCTCAGCTGCTTGCTCATGTCGAGGCAATCGATCGCGTTGCCGCGCTCCTCGCCGCCCGACGGCAGGCGCCCGTGCCTGCCCGCGTAGTGCAGGGCGCTCGCCGCCGACGTGATCAAGGCGATCACCTGGGGCGTCATGAGCGGGACGTTCGGGTGCACCGACGGCCGCTCGCTGTTGAGCGGGTGCTTGTTCGACTCGCGCAGGCCCTGGTTGACCTCGCGCTGGCGAAGGTCCAGCTCGCGGTCGTAGGCGTGAACGATGTCGTTGAGCCGCGAGTACTCCTCGCCCGCCTTCGTGCGCGCCTCGGCGTGGTGCCGGTGCAGGGCGTGGAAGGCGTCGGGGGGCATGGCGCGAAGCTCGCTGGCCAGGGCTTCGGCGTCACATTTTTGGCAAGCCATCGGGGGCTCCTTTCGGTCGGGGGTGGGGATTGCTGCTGCGCACGCGCCCGCAATCGTAGCAGCGGAAGGCGTGGAAGCTCAGCACGGTGGCGTCGTAGCAGGCGCCGCACGGGCAGGTGGTGAAGGCTGCCTCCGGGGAGGCGCACCCACAGGGCTTCGTGTGCGCGGCGTGCGCGGTGGGTGTGCGCCGCGCGGGGGGTACGGGCGGCTCAGGCATCGGTGGGGGCCTCTTGCGCGTTGCAGCCGGTGTGGAACTCGATGCGATCGATCAAGGTGCGCATGCCCTTGATCGACTTGCGGACGTGCCGGGCGACAAGCTCGGGGGTGGCGGTGCCACCAGCCAGCTGGGCGCTCAGGCTTCCGAGGTGCGCGTCGAGCTTCTGGCAGAGGCCGTGCGCGAAGGCGTAGCCCAACGGCTCCGCCTTGCCCTCCTGCTGCCCCGACAGGGTGCCTGAAGCATCCCCGGCGGGCACTTGTGCCGCCCCATGCAATTCGGCCGCGTTGTCGGCCGGGGCGAGGTCCTCGCTCGGGAGGCGCAGGGCATTGACTCGATCGAGCAGGCTCTGCACGGCCCCGCGCATCAGGTCGACGCCGATGACCGAGTAGGAGCCATGGGTCCACTCGTTCTCCCACGCGGGCTGCTTGTCGGCGTGCCAGGAGAGCGTAACCGTGGCGGTCGAGGCCGACAGGGGCAGCACGGTGCCGAGCTTGGTGTGCGCCCAGGTGCTGACGTGCCAGCGGCCGTCGTTGCCCATGGCGATCGTTACGTCGGGGAGGGTGATCGGCGGGCGCATCAGCTCACCTCCGCGCCGGGCTCGAAGCCGGTCGGCAGGCTGCCGGGCGCCACGTCTTTCATGGCGATCGCGAGCGCGCCCTCGACAAAGGCGTTCTTGAGGGCGATCACCGACAACACCGCGCGCAGGTGGTCATACAGGTCGACGGTGCCGGGCGCGCGCACCGACAGGCTGGCACGGTGACGCCCCAGGGCCTCGATGGCGCCCTGGATGGGGATCAGCTGGCCGTCGGTCATGGGCCAGGCCGATTGGTGCAGGGCGGCCAGGGCCAATCGGGCCTGGCCGCTCGCGTGCTCGTCGCCCTCGGGGGTGCTGCCGCCGCCGTTGGCTTGCAGCCACCATTGGCTCAGGATCGCATGGACGATGTGCATCTGCTCGGGAATGGGGGCGGACAAGACGACCGAGTGGGCCGGGTTCTCGATGGTGCTCATGGGACTCTCCTCTTGTTGGGGCCGCCCGCGCGGGCAGCCCAGGGGGTGGGGTTAGACGGTGAGGGAGGGCGGGGCGATGTCCTCGCGCTCGGTGGTGATGCGCTCGACGAACACGTCAATCGCCCCGTGGCCGTGAAGGGTGGCCGCCGCCGCGCGCACCTTGGCGGGGTCGATCACGGGGACGGAGACGCTCAGGTGCGTGCTGCTGGGTGGATTCATGTGCCACTCCACCGCGAGGCCGATCGCGCCGATCGCCCCGCTGAGCGGCAGCTTGCACTCGGGCACATTCGGAATCGCACCGTTCACGACCCAGGTCTCCGTCACCTCGACTTGCCGGTTCTCGTACCCGGCCAGGTCGAGGTGGTGCGGCGTGGGGTAGGGCACCAGCCAGTGGTAGCGGAGGCCGTGGGGGGTGTCCTCGGTGGGCACCGGGCCGAAGCCGTGCTTGGGGTAGGCTTGCATGGCCGCGCGCAGGATGGCCATGCCCTCGGGGCTCGTGCTCTTGTTCATCGCCTCGACCATGCGCACCGCGCGGCGCATGGCGTACGCTTCGGAGGCGAAGTCTTGCAGCCTGGCGAGCGCCTCCTTGCCGCGATCGCCCATGGCCTCGAGCGCGGCGATGCCCTCGCAGAACTCGCAGCGCACGCGGCCGGGCGGCGGGCAATCGGGCGCGCCGTCGTAGCAATCGCAGCCGTCTTGCCCGTCGATCCGGTTCAGGATGAAGTTGCGCGCCAGCACGAAGGCGGGGCCATCGGGGATGCGCGCGAGCGTGTCCTTCAGGTGGGCGGCCAGGCTGTCGTCCTCGGGCGGGTTCGCTTCGAGGTACGCGGCCATCTCGGCGTTGTGCGCGTTCATGGCGGCCTCGTGCTCGCGATCGGCCGCGAGGTCCTCCGCCGAGCGCAGGGGGGCGCCGCACACGCAGCAGCGGATCCCGGCGTTGCCCGCCGCCACGACGGCGGGCAAGTCGGTCACCGTCACCTCGCGCAGGTACAGGTCGGGCGTGTCCTGGCGCGCGGACGTCTCGTCGGTGCCGGGCCGGTGCGCCAGGCAGTAGGGCGCGGCCGGATCCCGGTTCCAGGCGTAGCCCATCACGGGGCCGGGGTCGTAGGGCATGACGAATTGGCAGGTGGCGCAGGTGTAGCGCGCGGGGGCGTCGGGCGCCAGGCAGGCCACGTGGCCGCACTGGCCGCAGATGGAGGTTGCCGGGGGCTGCGGCCAGCCGTAGGCGTCGGAGGTGAGGGTGCTCATGGCGGTTCTCCTTGTCGGGAATCGAGGGGGTGACGGGGAAGGGCCCCGGTGCACCGGCACCGGGGCGGGAGGACTTAGAAGCGCACGCGCCAGGCGTAGCCCGCCAGGGCGGGCTTGTCGTCCGAGGTGGCATGCTTGAGGATGGCGTCGTAGACCTTGCGGGCGCGATCGTTGAGCCCGTCGGCCACCGCGTCGGCGCCGGGCCCATCGAAGATTTCCCAGCGGTCGGCGTTCAAGTTGATGGGGAAGGGCTTGCGCTCGTACGCCTGCCGGATGACGTAGTGAAACACGCCGTCCGGCTCGGTGTCGCAGGTGCCGAAGTCTCGCTTGCTCGCGCGGTAGTCGTCGAACTCGGCGATCGCCGCGCGGATGGGCTCGGGCAGGGCGGGGGGGATCGTGTTAGCCATTGCGGTTCTCCTCGGTCACGCCGGGAATGTGCGTCACGCGCACCCGGCCGGGGTAGCCATAGACGCGGCGCGGCAGCTTGCGGATGCCTTCCGCCAAGTGCGCGTCGCAGGTGTAGAGGCGAAAAGAGGGCCAGCCCTTGGGCCCTCCCGTCACGGTGGGCTCGGCCAGCCAGGCCCCCAGCCCCCCGCAGATGATGCAGGTGTAAAAGGGGGCGCGGGCCGTGTCGAGCGGGTCGTACTTGCGGCGGGGCATGGGCGCGCCCCTAGTAGCGCGGGCCGAGCGCGCCACGGTTCGCGCGCGCGGCCTGGGCCAGCTTGTCGATCGCCATGTCGAGCGTGTGCATGAAGGCGATCGTGTGCGGGCCGTCCTGCCAGGGCTCCCAGCGCGCGACCTCCCAGTTGTTGAAGGAGCCGTAGCGCACATAGCCCAGGTAGGTGTCGCCGTCGTAGACCATGTGGCGATCGTGCTCGGTGCCCTCGCCCGCGCGCTCGACGCGCGTGGTGTCCGGGCGCTCCGGGGCCGGGGCGTTCGGCTCCCACTCGTCGTAGTCCACGCGGACCTCGCGCGTGAAGGCGGCCGGGGTGCCGGGCACGATCGGCAGCACGCGCTCCCAGCCCTGGCGGTCGATCCAGTTGTAGAGCAGCTCCTTGGCGTCGACCACCGGGGTCACGCGGCGGCGCTCGCCGTCGGGGCCGATCATGTAGAGGTAGCTGCCCACGGCGTCGGTGCCGGGGGCGGGCTCGTTGAGGGCGCGGTGCGCCGTGATGATGCGCGTGGCGGGGGCGGTGTGGGTCATGGCGGTTCTCCTTGTAGCGGTGGGGGTAACGGGGGTGGGGACTAGCGCGCGCTGTCGGCGGTCATGATCGCCGAGGCGCGCTGGTTGAGCCGGTGCTGGACGGGCACCTCGATCAGGTGCCAGGCGTCGGCGGGGTGGGCGCCATGCAGGAAGGCTTGCAGCCATTCACGCCCGGCCAGCTCGGCGACGGCCTCGTTGTTCATCATGCCGTTATCGCGCTCGTCGGCGCGCAGCACGAGCCGCGAGCGATCGCAGGCGGGCTGCACCCACCAGAAGCCGTTGGCCCAGTTCTGCTTGATCTTGACTTGCATGGCGATTCTCCTCGCGACGATGGGGGTGGCGCGGGGGGGGGGTGCGCGGCGCGTGCCGCCCAGCCCTCCCTGCCACCTGTTATCCAGGCGGGTGAAAAACCGTTCCTGGCGGCCCTACGCGGTGACCCCGCGCTTTTTCATGGCGTCGTCAAGCGCGGCGATCGCCCGCACCACCCGCTCGTCGCTCGGGATTTCGAGCATGCGGATCCTGAGCTTGCGCAGGGCCTGCTCGTCGAGCGGGTAGTGCAGCTCGTGGTGCGCCGCCCGCTCGTCGTTGAATGCGGCCTCTTGCGCCTCCCCCATGGTGTCGAAGGCGCCGACGAAACGGCCCGCCTTCGTCTCCACGACGTACCGGCCGTTCATCATGGCGTCGAGGACCAGGGGCTTGTCGAGCAGGCCCTTGGCCTTCCTGGTGATCTTCGGGGTCGTCATCGGCGGCCCCCTAGCGCAGCAGGGTCGAGCGGGGGTGCCCGCCCAGCGCGCGGTACGGGCGCGGCCCGGCGAAGTAGTCCTCCGGGCTCAGGCCCTTCGGCTCGGGCGGATCCTGCTTGGATTCCGCGTCGGATGCGCCCTCGGGGTCGCCGAGCGTCGTGCAGCCGATCGCGATCGCCTGGGCGATCATCCGGCGCACCGACGGCGTGGTGCCGGTGTCACCGCGCTCGATGCTTTGCAAGACGCCCTGCAAGGCGGCGACGGTGGCCGTGAGGGCGGCCTCGGGGGCCAGGGGGGCGGGGGTGTTGAGGTTCGTCATGGCGTAGGGTCCTTTCACCGCCAGAAGATGGCGCAAGTGGTGTGGGGCAGGTTGATCAAGGAGGTGGCGTTCGCGTGCATCGTTTTCGCCTGCTTGTCGTCGAGCTGGATCTCGACGCGGGCGCCCACCAGGCGCACGTACACGTCGACCAGGTCGCGCTTGCCCAGGCCGTACGGCTCGAACACGGCCACGTTTGCGTAGCCCTCGGCCTTGGGCGGCAGCGGCGCGGGCTTGTAGTTCTCGGGCTCGACCAGCTTGGGGCCGTTGAGCGTCAGGTGGTGCGTGGCCCCCTGGCGCAGGGCGTACATGGCCGCGTCGGTACTCGTGGTGGTGATCGGCCCCAGCTTGGGGTCGGTCAGGACGTGAATGACGGCCGTCTCGGGCTCGTTGGTGGCGTAGGTGATGGCGTGATCGAGGGTGGTGTGCGTGAGGTAGTGTCCCATGGCGGTTCTCCTTGTAACGGTGGGGCCTCCACGCCACGGGTGGCGGAAGGCTGGGGTGACGGGGGTGGGGTTAGCGGGCGGCCAGGCGCTCGGCCGCGACGACGTACGCCTCGCGGAAGCTGGGGCCCGCGCCGAGGATGCGCCCGGCGGGCGTCTCCACGAAGCAGGCACCCATCAGGCCGTGCGTGGGCGCGGCGCCGGGGAAGGTGCTATTGACGAGCCGCACGGCGGCGCGGTACAGGCGATCGGGGATGGTGACGGTGGGTGGGGTGTCCATGGCGGTTCTCCGTAGCGGGGAGGGGTGCGCGGCGCGTGCCGCCCAGCCCTCCCTACTACCTGCTATCCAGGCCCCGAAAAAACCGTTCCTGGGGGCCCTACCGCCGGGGCTCGAGCCAGTCGGCCGGGTAGGGGTAGGTCACACCGATCGAGTAGCCGAGCCCATGCACCGCGTCCATGCACTTGAGGCAGCCGTCGGCCGTGGCCTGTTGCGTCATGTCCACGACCACCTTCACCCCCACGTCGTTGAAGATGGGCTCGGGCACGTCGACCACGCCCGTGGCGCCGCAGCCCCGGCACTTGAAGGCGATCGTCCGCATCGGGGGCTCCTTCGGCTTGAAGGCTTGCTCGTCCATCTGCATGAAGCCGCCACCCCGGCGCGGCCGGTACGGCCACGGGGCCTCCTCGCGGGGGTCGCCCGCCCATACGCCGGTGGGCCATGGGGCCGAGAGGGTGTCGTTGTCGAGGTTGGTGATCGCACCTGTGCGGCGCCCGGCGCGATCGAACAGGTGCACCTGATCCGGCGGGACGCGGTTGTCCGCGCGCAGCTCGATGCGGCCGGTGGCGATGCCCTCCGCGTCGCGTTGGGCCGCCTGCCTGAACAGGTCGGCACCCTGCCGCTGCCGCGCGATCGCCTCGCGCAGATCGGGTGCGAGCAGGCCGCGCATGACGTTGGTGGGCTCGGGCATGGGGGGCGGCGTGTGCAGGTGGGCGATCAGGCGCGTGATGTGCCCGGCGATCGCCGCGTGATCGGGCGTGCGCTCGGGCACGCTGAACGGCGCCGCCGTCGGGGCCCCCACGAGGGGCACCGTGGCCGCCGTGCCCCACGAGGCCGCCCTGGGCAAAGGCGGGAACTCGGCGGCCGGGACGCGCCGCACAGTGACGCTCTTGGCGATCTCGTGCCGGGAGCGGAAGAAATCGTCGGCCATATGGGGCGAGGACGTGACGATGAATCTGGGGCGAGGCGGTTTGGACATGGCGGTTCTCCGTAAAAAAGGGGGCGGTCCGCATGGATCGTACCATGCGGACCGCCCCTTGGGGTTGTGTGCTTACAGCTTGGGCGAGAGCACCAGGCCGACGGTCGGCTGCAAGGCGGTGGCCACCTCGAAGAGGGCCTCGACCGCGCTGGCGGAGGCCAGCTCGGCGAAGGCGATCGCCGTGGTGCCCGCCACGATCGGGTTGGCCGTGGTGATGCGGAAGACCTTGTTCGCGTTGGCCGTGCCGGTCTTGACCAGCGTGGCGGCCTTGTTCTGCAAGGTGGCGCCCGGAACGCGCTTCATCTTCCAGGGGGTGCCCGCCGAGCCCAGGTCGGTGATCACGTAGAAGCCGAGCTTGGTGGCGTCTGCCTCGTTTTTCACCAGGACGATCTTCTTGAGCGCGGGGGCCTGGCCGTCGATGTTGGCGAGCGCGCCGTTGGCGGAGGCCACCAGCTCGCCAGCGGTGAGGGTGTTGGCGGCGAGCGCGGCCGTGGTCGCCACGTCGCAATCGATCACCGGGACGGCGTTGGCGGCGGCCACCGTCTGCTTGGTCGCGTCGGTGTAGACGACGGCCGCCCAGATGGCGCCGAGCTTGGCCAGGTCGATGCTGCCGGGGCGGGCGGCGAAGTAGCGCACCCAGGACTCGGGCGCGCGGGTGCCCTCACGGGGCACATCGACGCGATCCGACAGCTCGTTGCAGGCGACGATCAGCGCGGGCTGCAAGTCGGCGGGGGCCGTGTTCACGGGAATGGGCATGTCAATCCTCCTCAAGTGATGGTTAAGCAGGCCCATCCTACCTCCGATCAGGGGCCCACCGACGCAAAAACGCCAGGCCCCGCGACGGGGGCCTGGCGTGCAGGGGGTTACTGGGCGCGCGGGGGCTCCGGGGCGATCGCCTCGGCCACCTGACTCGCCATGCTGGCGATCTTCTTGCGATCGCCGGGCTGGGGCTCGCGCTTCCGGCGCGTGTTGACCATCTCGCCGTAGCACCGCTCGCAGCGCGTCGAGCCGCAGGTTTTCTTGTGCTTGCCATTCACGGCCATGGCTATTCCTCCTCCTCGTCGCAGACGCAATCCACCCGGCCGCACTGGCCGCAGGGTTCCTCGTCGGGGTCCTCGCCGTTGGGGCCGCTTTGGCGAGCAAGCGCCAGCTCGCCCGACATGGCCAGGCAGCCCATGATCTGCGAGACGAACGTGTCGAGGGTCATGTTGATGCCCTCCTCATCCGCGTTGCTCAGGGGCGGCAGCAGGGGCACCTCCTGCACCACGCGCGGCCCCCAGGCGCGATCGGCGGGCTGGATGACCCGGTACGCCACGATCTCGACCTCGCCGGGCACGACCAGGTCGAGGAGGCCATCCGGGTTGGCGCGCGCGCGCCAGTGCTTGCTCTTGATCACGTCGACCAGGAACGCGTCGACCAGGCTGGCGTGGCCGAACACCTCGTCGACGTCTCGAGGGTCGTGGTAGCAATCCAGCGCGGTGCCCTCGCGCTTGCACAGGGCCCGGAAGGCGCGGTTCAGGTTGTCGTAGGGCTGCGGGGCCGTCGGCAGGGGCAGCGGGGTGTTGATGTGCTCGGTCATGGGGGTCTCCATGGGCTAGGGGCGGCGACGCGCGGCGCGGCGCAGGGCCGTGCAGGGGTCGCACACGCGGGACAGGATGTCGTGCCCGATCTGGCGCGTGCCGACGTCACCGTCGGCACGCCCGCAGAATTGGCAGGGCAGGGGGGCGGGGCGCTTCACGGCAGCGGGCGATCGACGTCGCCGGTGGCCGTGCCGTACAGCTGCTCGCGAAGCCGCCGGAACCGCCCCGCCTGGGCCTCCAGGTCGGAGGCCACCCAGTCGAGCGCGGCGGCCGTGGCGGGCAGCATGGCCTTGTAGGACACCCATTCGAGGGTGATGGCGTCGGTTTCAAGCTCGCCGGGCTCGTCGCCGTCGCGGTCGGCGTAGTAGGTGACCGTTCCGCCCGTGGCGTGCGGCTTCGAGAAGGTGCCGATCACCGGGGCGTGCAGGGGGTAGAGCGGATTGCTGATCAGGATCACGCGATCGCCGTCCTTGAAATCGTCGCCCTGGCAGAGCGTGAAGCGGCGGCCGTCGGGGTGGGTGTGCACTTGGCGCATGGCGGGGGTCTCCTTAAGCAACCGGGCGGGCAGCGAGCGGGTCGGACACCCGGCTCACGGGGTAGATGCGCGACGCGGCGGCGTCCGAGAGGCGCGGCGGCGCGGCCTCGGGGAAGGCTTGGCGCAGGGCGTCGGTGAGGCGCTTGAGCGCGGCGTCGATCGCCGCGTCGTCGGTATCGGCCGTCACGGGGATCGAGAAGGTGATCTTGGTGCCGACCAGGTGGGTGGGGGCGTTGGCGGTGGTCATGGCGGTTCTCCTTGGTTGGGGGGTGGCGTTACTCGAGGGCGGCTTGCAGATCGGCGGTGGGCTGATCCTGCCACCAGCGGCGGAGGTTGGCGATGCTGGCGTCCGTTTCGCTGGTGCGCTCCAGGTGGCGCCGGATGATCTCCTCGATCAGCGCGTCGCGGTCGGGGTAGCGGCGGGCGATCTCGGCGTTGAGCTCTTTCACGCGCGCAGCCGACGCGGCGCGCTCCTCGGGGTCACGGCCGACTCGCGCCATGAAGGCGTGGTGCCCGGCCTCGGTGGTGAGCCATTCGTCCTTCCATTCCTTCAGGTCGTCCGGGTAGCGGTTCAAGTTTCCCATGGCGGTATCCTCCGGGGAAGCCCCCGGCCGTGCGGCCGGGGGCGGTGGGGGCTTAGCAGGTGAGGGCCGTCGGGCAGCAGCGGGCCGCGCACCAGCCGGTGGCGTCCACCTGGCCCTCGCACTCCAGGCACTTGGGCAGGTGGTCGGCGATCGTGTTGTAGATCTCGCCGACCCAGGTCTTCTGGCGCACGCCGTAGGCGTTGCAATACAGGTTCCAGAAGATCGTCCGGATGTCGTTGGCCGTGCCGGTGAGTAGGATGATGAACAGGTGCCCGTTCGGCCCGTGCAGGATCACGGTGCAGGCCGACTCGACCTCGCCGTTGTGCGCGACGATCGTGAAGGGGTCGCAGGGGCCGTGCGTGAACATGGAGGAGGTGGCGATCGGCAGCTCCGTGTAGGTGCGGCTCTGCTCGTTGGTGGACTCGGTGGCGGTGGTGTGGATGGTGATGCGCATGGTGAGCGCTCCTTTCGGTGATGGGGGTGACGGAGGAGGGGCCGCCGGTTGCCCGGTAGCCCCTCCCTACTATCTACTATCCACGCCCCGAAAAAAGCGTTCCTGGGGGCCCTGGCGGCCCGATCGGGCGCTTAATCGTCCGGGTTGAGCCCCTCTTCGCGCATGGCCGCCTCGCGCAACGTCTCGAGGATCGTGACCGTGTCGATGGTGCCGTCCGGCTGCGGCACGCACACGCCGAGCACGGGCATCATGGCCATGGGCAGGTTGTCCTTGGCCTCGCAGGCGCTCAGGTAGGCCGTGACCTCGTCGAGGTCCACCGAGGCGATCAGCATGTTGCCCGCGAGCCTGCGCTCCACCTGCGCCATGATGTTGTGCTCGCCGAGCGGGAAGGCGAACACGTCGGGGTCGGCGATCGCGCAGACGATCAGGGTCATCGCACCCATGCCGTGCTTGCGGTACTCTTTCGCCGCCTCCTGGGCCGCCTGCGCGCGTTCGAGGACCTCGTCGTGCATGAACGTGACCGTGGCCGTCACGGCCAGGATGGCTGTGAGCACCTCCCAGAGCTGCTTCTCGCAGGCGGCGTTGCCGGGCGGCACCGGATCGGCAATTTCGACCGCTGCCGCGCTCACTTCGCCGCCGAGCTTGAAGATTTCGGTCAGCAGCTGGAACGACGGCCCCCGGTAGTGATCGAGCCCCATCCAGCCGTCGGCCGCGTGGAAGGCGGCGTGGTGGGTGTCGAGCAGGCGATCGCTCAGGCGTGCGCGCATCTGGTCGAAGGTTTCGCCGTAGCTCCACATCAAGCAGGCGAAGGCGGCCGTGGCCATGCTGTAGAGCGTGTCGATCACGTCGGCGTTCAAGAAGCCCTCGGGGGTCTCGGAGCCGAGCAGGCCCGTCTCAGACGCCAGCACGGCCAGGTGGTTGGCGCAATCCTTGTAATTGAGCGCGTCGTAGTGCCCGCACGCGGACGCCTTGAAGACGTCCGACATGTGGTCGGTGATGAAGTCGAGGAACTCGGGGTCGAATTGGGACACAGGTGGATCCTTTCGGCAGGCGAAGACGAGAAAAGGCGGCCAGCAGGTTGCTTGCCTGCTGACCGCCAGTCTACCACGCCGCCGTGGCTCACTCGGTAGGCGTTGCCGCCGGGGCCGCCTCGGGTGGGGTGAGCCCGTGCCCCACCACCTTGAGCGTGCCGGGATCGATGAAGGTCCACGGCGCGTCCGGCCGCAGGTACTGCGCCAATCGCATGCCCTGCGTGGCGTGCGACACCCGGAAGGCGTCCCAGAAGCCCCGGCAGCACACGTCCATGCTGCGCGAGTGCATGGTCGCCTTGTGGCAGGTGAAGTGCTTCCCCGTGGCCGTGCACTCGGCGAGGATCTCGGCCTTGCGGTCCGCGTCCACGATCCGGTTCGGGCCGAACAGGCACTGGTTACACCGCTTGCTCATGACCTCGAACATCACGCCACCTCCGCGTGGCCGTAGGCGGCGATCGCCTGCGCGGCCATGCCGACAAGCAGCTCCACGCCGGGGTCCAGCTCGCCGCCCGGCGCGGGCGTCCACTCCTTCACCAGGCGCGCGCCCACCTCGGTCAGCTCGCGGTGCAGGTCGAAGGTGCGCCCCTTCGAGCGCCAGCCGAAGCCGATGCGCGCCCATTCGTCCATCAGCCAGCGGTCAATCGTCTCTGCGAGCTTGTAGTGGCTCAGCACCTCCTCGTCGAGCCGCATGGCGACGGTCTCGCCGTCGTCGGGCTGCTCCATGCCCTCGGGGCGGTTGAAGCTCAGCTGCACCATCACGGGGTCGAGCTTCTCGTTGATCGGGCCGCCCAGGTCGAGCCGATCGTAGGTGGCGCCCGACATGCCCAGGCGCTCGGCCCGCAGCGAGCCGCCCCGGCTCTCGAGGATGGCGCCGAGCGGGTGGGCGATCACGTACTCGCGCACGGCCTCGAGGATGGCCATGCGATCGCTCCGCGACGTGCCGCGCATGCGCAGGCCCGCCTCGTAGAAGGTGCGCGGCGCGTTGACGATGGCGAACAGGCCCTCGGCGAAGGCGATGTCGCTCACCTCGGCGCACACGCACAGGCCGACCGAGTGATCATCGACCAGGTCGGCGTTGGCGACGTGGTAGTCGAACAGGGGGCGCAGGCACAGGGCCAGGGCGGTGACGGCGGGGGTGCGCTCGATGGCGGCGGGGGTCTGGGTGGTCATGGCGGTACTCCTTAACGGTGGGGGTGGCGCCCCGGCGCGCGCCGGGGCAGGGTGGGGCCTACTCGATAACCGGGTATTCGTACTCGGGCGCCTCGCGGGCGTCCCAGGCGATTTGCACATACTCCGACGACCGGGTCGTCTTGATGGCGACGTGGCACACGTCGCACGCCTGATCCTCCATCGCGGCGTTGTCTCCGTACTGGGGGTGGTGCCGCTTGTCGGCAGGCGCGCAGCGGGTGCAGCGGGTGTAACCAAGGTTGTCGACGTAGGCGACGATGGGCGCGGTCCACGGCATCCCCCTAGCCCTCGGCCTGCGCGGAACGGAAGGCCGCGTGGGTCTTGTAGAGCGCGGCGCCCGCGTCCGTGAGGTTGCAGGTGGCCTCCTTGCCATCGCCGCGCGTCTCGGCCAGGCCCTTTTGCACCAGGCTCGACATGACGCCGGGGAAGGTGCGCGGGGTGAGCTTGGCGTCCTCGGCGACGTACATCGTCCAGGTCTCGTCGGTGAGGTCCTCGCCGTACGGGCTCTCGACGATCGCCTTGATCACCTTGATCTCGTTGTCCGTCAGGTGCGTGGTGGTCTTGGGCATGGTGGGGTGTCCTTTCATCGGTGGGGGTAACGGGGGCGGGGCGCCGGTTGCCCGGCCCCCCTCCCTACTAACTGCTATCCACGCCCCGAAAAAACCGTTCCTGGGGGCCCGATACCCCGGCTAGAAGCCGGGGGCGGGGGTGTCGGGTTGACCAGGGCGCTCCACTCGCGGAGCGCGCGCTTGGCGCCCTCCACGATGCCCAGGGGGTGGCCGTCGTTGAGGTTGGCAGCCTCGGCCATCGGGATCAGCTCGGCGAGCGAGCGCGCCAGCGCGTCGGGCAGCGTCTGCGGGGTCAGCACCCACGGATCGCGCTCGAAGCGCAGGGCGCGCTCGCTTTCGATCGCCTGAAAGGCCGTGTCGATCGCCGCTTGCAGCTGCTTCACCGGCACGACGTCGGCGATGTGCAGGGGCGGACGCTCGGGGGGCGGGTTGTAGTCCGGACCCTCGGGCCACTCGTAGATGATCGTCAAGAAGGTGCACTCCAGCCGCTTCTTGTACGGGATGGCCTCCCACTCGCGCGCGGTGAGGGGACGCACGGTGAAGGTGCCCCACTCGCCGGGGTAGAGCGGATGCAGCTTGGCGTAGCTCATGGCCATGTTGGGCGTGTCCATGGGCCACACGCGCCCGAACGACACCAGGCCGTCGGCCAGGTTGATCGCCCCGGCCGCCTCCGGGTCGTCGACGTAGTCCGGGCCGTCCGAGACCAGCAGCTTGAGCAGATCGCCATGCGCATGCTTCAGGCTGATGGCGGCCTTGGCGCGCAGGGAGTCCTCGGGGGTGCGGACGCGGCCCCCCATGGGCCGAACGGTGAAGCGGGCGCTACGCATCGGCCACCTCCTGCGGAATGAAGCTGACGGTGCCGCCGTCGATCCGCTGCTTCCAGTAGCCGGGGTCGCCCGTGCGCGCGTGGCTCAGGGCGTCATGGGTGAACTCGATGTACCAGTTGGGCTCCTCGACGGTGCCCATGTTGGACACCGACTGGATCGGCCCCCGGAAGGTGCCGGTGGGGTGCTTGATGACGGCGATATCGCCCGCTTTGGGGCGCGGTTGACGGTGGGGCATGACGGTACTCCTTGGGCGGGCCCCGGCCGGGTGGCCGGTGCGGTAGGGGGCGGGACTATGGGGAGGGGGTGTCGGCGATCGCCCAGGCGAAGTGCTTCTGGTGCTGGACGAAGCTCTCGCGCAGGATCGCCTTGATGGCGTCGAGGTCGCCCTCGTCGACCAGCTTGACCGTGATGCCGCGCCCGGCGCCCTTGCGCGGGTGCAGCATCCAGAGGAGCAGGCCGAAGGTGCCGTCGGGCTGGTCGTCGGCGTCGGTGTGCGGCGTGAAGTAGAAGTCGGCCACCAAATTCAGCTCGGGGTCGGCGCCCGCGTACGCTTCGATAAACTCGGCCGAGGTGGCATACTCCTGGTTGCTGGTCCAGCCCTCCTTGGGCCAGCCCAGGTAGTCGCCGCCGGGCGACCACCCGGCGTAGCCGCGCTCCTCGCTCTCGGCGGTCGGCAGGGCGGCGGCGATCGTGGGGGTGATCAGGTGCTTCTGGGTCATGGCGGGGGTCCTCTTACTCGCCTTTGTAGGCGGACAGCAGCGCTTTGCGCAGGTGCTTGATGGCGACGGCGACGTGCTTTTGCGTCTTGGGGCCAGTGGCCCGGCAACGCTCCAGCTCGTTGATCGTGGCGTGGATATTTTCCTGGGTGAGCGGCGGGTAGATGATGCGCGCGCGCAGGTCGTGATCGTGGTCGGGCATGGCGGCTCTCCTCGATGCCCCGGCCGGGCGGCCGGGGCGGTAGGGGGGCGGGACTAGCGGTCCGCCTTGGCGATCAGCTTGATGATGCGGGCCGCCAGGCCGGGGTCCAGGTTGGTGATGGACAGCGTCACATTCGAGCCGGACGCCTCCGCCTCGATCGCGGTGCGCCCGAACGTGGTCATGGCCTTGTCGCCGCGCGCGCCGTGCGCCGTGGTGCCCAGAGCGGCGGCCACCTCGGCGATCGCCTCCCCGGTTTCCTGATCAAACCGCTCGGCCGCGTCCCGGCGCGCGATGGCCGCCGTCTGGGCCGCTTCCGCGCCCGGCAAGAGCCGCCGGACGATCTCGCCCGCGAAGCGCGAGCTGGGGCGATCGAAGGCGAGCCCGATGCTCTGCGGCCAGGCGCCGGTCGGCACCCAGTTGGCCAGGCTGTCCACGCCGTAGCCCGCGCTCCAGCCGATCGTCCAGCGGTTGCCCGTCAGGACCATGGTGAGCGCCAGGCCGTCCTCGCGGCGCAGGTGTACGGTGGCCTCCAGCTTGGGGTCCACCGAGCCCGCCCACTTGGCGCCGGTCAAGCGGGTCAGGTCGACGGCGACGCCGTAGGAGAGGGCGCTGCACAGGTTCTGCTTGCTCTGGATCACGTTCGTCATGGCAGGATCCTCCCTTAAGCGCGCGCCGCGCGGGTAGCGCGGACGAAGCGGGCGTCGCCGGGGTAGTCGCGCTGCTCCATGGCCATGGCCAGGAGCGTGGCGGCGTGGTAGTCCTTCGCTTTCACCGTGCCGATCGCGCGGTTGCCGCACTTGTTCACGGCCACGCGCGCCTCGAACTCGGTGGGGCGCACCAGGTACAAGCCGCTGGGCGACTCGGTGATCCAGAAGGTGCGCTCCTCCGGGGCCGGGGTGTGCACGGGCGCCTCGGCGAACAGGTCGGCGAGGAAGCCCATGCGCGGCTTGTCGAGGGTGCGCGGCACGCCCGCGTCCGAGCGACGCTTGCGCGGCAGCTTGGTCTTGGGCCGGGGGTCCACGGCCATGGCTTTCGCCTTGGGCGCGCGGGAGGTGCGGGTGCTGGTCTTGGTGGTCATGGCGGTTCTCCTTTTGACGGTGGGGGTGACGGGGGAGGGCGCCGGGCAACCGGCCCCCTCCCTACTCTCTACTATCCAGGCCCCGAAAAAACCGTTCCTGGGGGCCCTGGGCCTCGATCGCTAGGCGATCACGAGCCAGAGGTACGGGCTCTTCATCTCGCGCGCCGTGCGCATCAGCTCGTAGAGCGCCGGGTGCACGCCCGCGTCGTCCATGTCCCGTTTGATGGCCGCCTGCTCATCCGACCAGGTGCCCAGCTGGATCATGAAGGTGTCGGCGCCGTCGAGCGGCACCATGTAGGCCGCGCGCATCAAGTAGGCCACCGTCGGCTGGTGCGCCGTGATGGCGGGCACGCGAGCGGTGGCGAGCGTGCGCTTGAACACCTCGCCCCGCACCAGCGCCTCGGCGGTCGGGCCTTCGAGCAGGGTGATCTCGTCGGCGGTGAGCCCCTCGATGGCCAGGTAGCCCACGCCCTGCAAGACGTGAAGCTCCATGGTGCCGCGCTTGGGGTGCAGCGCGAGCCGACCAATGGCGCCCGCGTACGGGTTCATGGTGAGGTCGGGCCGCACCTGGGCGACGCGGCCGTTAAACTCGCTGGCGATCGGCTGGGGTTGACTCTTCTTGGCTTTGGCGGTGGTCATGGCGGTTCTCCTCTGGGCCCTACAGGCCCGGCTCGGTGTTGCGCAGGCCGACGTACTGGACGGCCATGCGCTGGGTGGGGAAGGGGTGCAGAGTGGCGCCGGTCGCGCCGTCCACGGCCAGCCACAAGGGGCGTTTCCGCCCCCGTGCGAGCCGCTCGACGCGGTAGCGCGCCGTGGGTGTCGAGGTCTGCATGGTGGGGCCTCCTTTCGGCCGGTGTGGCGGCGGACACGCGCCCGCCCCTACTACCTTCTATCCTGCCCCAAGAAAAACCGTTCCTCAAGGCCCCGAGGCCCCCTTTTTACCCCAAACGACAAAAAAGGCGGAAGGATCCTTGCCCTTCCGCCCACCTGGGTCACGTTTCTTGACCGCGCCCCTTTACCCGTCGAGGGAGTCGAGCACGGCGGCCAGGTTCTGCAACGCCGCCATCCACGCCACCGGGGTGTCGGCCTGCGCGGCCGGGGCCGCGTCGAGTACCTCCCGCGCCGCGCGCGCCACCTTCAACAGGTCGGGCACGTCGGCGCGCGCGTGGCAGATGAAGGCCAGGTTGCCCGCCTGCTGCGGCGCCGCGTACGGATCGTCGGGCTTGGGCGACATGGCCACAAAGCGGCCGTTCGGCCCCGGCGTCGAGACGAAGTTGCTGCCGTAGCCCCACGGCGCGGGCGTGGCCACCTCCAGCCGCGCCGCGATGGCGTCCAGTCGCGGCTGGCCACCGGCGGCCCGGCCGCCGCGCAGGGCGTCCCGCAGCCGCTGCACGTAGGCGATCTCGGGCGCCAGCCGCTTCTCCTCGATGGCCAGCTGCGCGGCGATCGCCTCCTCGCGCGTGGGGTAGCTGAACAGGTAGCAGGTGAACACGCGGCTGCGGGCCGTCTCCACCGGCACAGCGCTCTCCCATCCGCGCGTGGCGCGCCTGCGCATGAGCACCTGTTCCGGCTCGGCGGCGCCGTCAGGCAGGTGCCAGCGCAGCTCGACCTCCCCCGGCACGATTTCAGGCGCCGGGCCCGGATCGGGGTAGGGGAAGGGCGCGCCCGCTAGGGCGTAGCACTCCCGGCAGACCTTCTCGGCGGGCGTGAACTCGCCGCGCAGGTACTCCATGGTCTGCTCGCTGACCTCGTCGTCGTTGCCGCACAGCGGATCGCCGCCGCCCGCGAGGGCCGTCAGGTGGTAGCGGTGCCGATTCAGCCTGCGCGCGAGGAAAGTGTAGCGCGCAGGCGGGGTGATCTTGCTCGGGCTCAGCACGGGGTCACCTCCGGGGTCATCACGACGGCGGGGGCCGCCTCGCGGTTGAATCCGGCCGCCGCCCGGTGGCCGCCGCCGCCGAGCAGGCGCGCCACCACCGACACGTCGAAGCCGTTGTGGGCGCGCAGGCTCCAGCGCTCGCGGCCGTCCGCGCCCACGTAGAAGGTCGCGGCGAAGGGCGCGTCGGGGTAGGCCGCGCACAGCGCCTCCCCGGTTTCAGAGATGTGGATTGCCGTGTTGACCACGGGCACCTGGTGGCCCGCCACGGTGCCCAGGCGCGCGTGCGCGACCAAGATGCCCACCTCGATCGCCTGGGCGGCCAGGACGGCCGACCCTTGCGTGACAAGATCGCCGATCACGCCGGGGCCGGTCAGGGCCAGCCAGACCTCGAAGTCCTTGGGGTGCGTCCGGATGGCCGCCGATACCTCGCGGCTGTGCGGCAGCGCCCAGCGCCACAGGTCGCGATCCTGCACGTAGTCGATCACGCTCGGGGCCGGGGTCTGCGGGTGGAAGAAGCGCCACGCGAGCATGGCGCCCGAACGCTTGCTGTCGAAGTAGGCATAGGAAAGCCCGGCCATATCCTGCTCGGAGGTGACGTGGTGATCGAGCACGACCACCTCGCAGCGCGCGGCCAGGGCTTCGAGCGCGGCGCGCGGCGGGCAGATGTCGAGGAAGTAGACGCGCTCACCGTCGGCGATCGCGGGCATGGCCTGGCCATAGTTGATCGCGTGGTAGGTGGCGTCGTCCTTGAACTTGAACCAGGCTGAGAAGGCGGCGGCGAAGCCGTCGGTGCAGTTGGCGTGGTAGAATACGCGAATCGGGGGTGTGCTCATGGGTGGATCCTTTCGGCAGGTGGGGTGGACTAGCTGGCCTGGGGTTGCTGATGCCCGCAGGCGGGGACGTCGGCGCCGCAGGTGTAGCAGGCGCCCAAGAGCCCTTCGGCCTCAAGCTCCTGGCGCACCATCGCGGCCAGGCGCGGCATCAGTCGCGTGGCGAACATTTTCAGGTCGGCCGGGTAGTCATAGCTCAGGTATTCGTAGGCGTCGCACAGCCGCGAGTCGTTGACGTACAGGTCGGGGCTGATCTCGCCGTCGCGCAATTGCACGGCCAGGTCGTACTGCTCGCGCGCGCCGTCGTAGGGCCCGCCGTACGGGCCGAAGTGGTAATACCAGGGATGCTTGCGCCCCCGCCGGGCCCATTCGTCGGCTTCGGTCGCATCGGCGGGGATGCGCCCCTCGCGCCGCGACTCGAGGATGCAGCGCGCGATCTTCTCGAAGGAGTGATCGGGATCGAAGGCGGTCTCGCGGCCGAGCTTGGAGCAGAGGTAGTCGCAGTAGCCCGTGCTGGCGATCCGCTCGCCCATGTCCACGATCCAGCGCCGGAAGTCGTGGTAGCCCGTGTGGCGCCAGGCGAAGGCATAGTTTCCGTAGTCCGTGACGCAGGTGAACGTGCCCACGCTGTCGATCAAGAAGATGCCCCAGCCCTGGACGGTGTCCTCGGGGGGCACGCTGTAGCGATAGAGGGCGATCGCTGGGTTACTGCTGGCCATTGGGGGCCTCCTTCTTGGGTGTCAGGGCGAACGGCTCGATGCGGACGTCGGACTCGCGCGAGCCGCCGCGCTGGGTGCCGTCCGGGTTGAAGGTGTAGCCATACACGGTGATGCGGCCGGTGGGGCTGATCGACTGGACGGTCTCGTGCGACACCGAGTACGGTTCCTGCTTGAAGGTAAAACCGCGCAGCAATCGCACGCTGTCGCCCTTCTTGAGCCCCTTGCGCCACTCGGCGAGCTGCTCGTCGCTGAACTTGGAACGCTTCATCGGCTACGCCTCCACCGCGAAGGACTCGGGGTGCTTCACCACCTGGCGCGTGGCCGCGATGAACCGGCCGTCGCGCACGGCGATCACGAAGTCGATCATGGGGATGGCGAAGTGCGTCGCGCCGCAGGCGTGATCGCGCATGTCGACCAGGCCGTCGTGCGGGTGGCTGCCGGTGAGGGCGTAGACCCCGCGCGCCATGAACGCGCGATCGCCGATGGTGAAGTCGCGGGTGGCCATCACGCCGGGCGGCAGGGGCGTGTTCCACTCCATGGTGGGCTCGGACTCGACGAAGATGAACGTGTAGACGAGCGGCTTGGGCGTCGCGACGTCGTCCGTGAACGCGGGCACGTAGACCTCCAGCTTGACCTCGCGGTCGGGCACGGTGAAGAAGGCGCGCGCCGAGGCGATCACCTCGCCGACTACCGACCCCCAGTGGGGCCGGGGCTTGACGGTCGTCGCGGTGACCAGCGTGGTGTTGATCGCCTGGACGGCCAGCAGGTCGTCTTCGGTGTGGCCGCTCGAGAGCGCCGGGGGCCCCAGGCGCACGACGGCGCTGTAATAGGTCTTCCCGCCCCGGCGAGCGGGGGCGGTGCGGGTGATTTGGGCGTAGAGGCGGAGCATGGCGGAGTCCTTTCGGTGTTTCCGGATAACCGGCAGCGGGGCAAGCGGGGCCTCCGGGGAGGCCCCTGGGGTGTTCTTACAAGGGGTTGGCGCGCCGACGCGCCACCTGGAACAGGATGGCGTGCGCGAGCGCCTCGGCCGTGTCCGGATCCATCAGGATGCCGGTGTCGATCATGTCGTCGTTCACCAGGGCGATCTCGACCGCGTCGCTTTGCCGGTGGGGCATGTCGACGTGGATCGCCTTGGCCCCCACGGGGGCGCTCACCACGATCGCCCGCTCAGACGGCGCGTGCCGACGCGGTGCCTCCGACGCGATGGCGGGCAAGAGGCGCAGGCTCTGCACGAACCCGCCGCCCACGCCGACCGACATCGAGAACGAGTCCTTCAGGATCGCGGTGATGCCCGCCGCGATGTCCCCCGGCTCGGGCATGGGGCCCTTGTCGGACTGCGGGCTCACGATCAGGTCGAGCGTGAAGCGCATGGGGATGCGATCGAGGGGCCGGGGCGCCCCGAAGCTGGGGTGGGTGGGGTCCATGGTCATTGAACCACCTCCGTGATGGGCACGATCTCCTGGCCGATGCGGCGGTAGCGATCGCGCTCGCGCACGAAGTCGAGCACCGTCGCGCCGTGCTCCGAGCACGCCTCCATGTGGTGCTTCGTGCCCGTGATCGTCGTGAGGATCACGACCGGCGGGTGATCGCAGCCCGCCATGGCGCAGGCGCCGCGCGCGGGCTTGAACACCGTTGAGCCCCAGGTGATCGTCACGTCGGGCTCGGGGGCCAAGTCCCAGCCCCACTCGCCGTCGCGCTGGGTCATGACGTAGCCGAGCGCCTTCATGTGCACGGCGTGGCAGGTGACGTGCCAGACCTCCTTGGCCGGGCGGGGGCCCTCGCCGGGCTCGAGGATGACGGTGCGCGTCGTGTTGTCGCGGATGCGCTTGCCGCAGCCGTCGCAGGTGTCGATCACCCCGTAGGGGGTCTCAGTGATGGGCATGGGGATTCTCCTCGGTGATGGCCGCCCCGTTGTGCAGGGCGGCCGGGTAGGGGGCAGGGGTGAGCAGGGTTTCCATGGCGCGCTCGACGGCGCGCGCCTTCCAGGCGGGGCCGGTCACGACGCGAATCTCGTGACCGCCTTGCTCCACGCCGTCCGACCAGTGCCGGGCGCCGTGCCGCGTGATGGGGATGCCGTCCTCGGCCATGAGCTTGGCGCGGGCGATCGCCCGGTCAAGCGCCTCCAGCACGTCCCGGCAGAAGTGCGTGCTGCGCGCGTGAGGGGTGCGGTAGATCATCCAGGTGCCCATGGCGCTAGTCCTGCCCGTACGGGTAATAGGAGTCGAGCGTCTGGTGATCGGCCACCACCTGGTAGCGCGAGCCGTTCGCCTTGGCGAGCCGCACCATTTCAAGCTCGGCCGCCCGGCGGGTGAGCCCCCTGGCCGCGAACTCGCGCTTTCGCACGTCCCACACGTCACAGGGGTAGTGGTGCCCGGCCGGGTAGAGGCTGCGCCAGATGCCCACCTCGATAAAGCCCTCCTTGGCGACCGCCTCGCGGATCACCCGCTCCAGCCGGGGCCGGACGTGCACCATGGTCATGTCGGCCGTGCGCAGGGCGTGGTGGTGCGGCAGCGCGCGTAGGCGCGCGTCGCGCGCCGGGGTCGAGATCAGCGGCGCGCGGCGCGGCGCGAGCAGGTGATCGACGAGCCCGTCGAAGCTAAACTCGCCCGGCGCGGCGGCCACCACCTCCACGGCCATGGCGAGCAGGACCTCCTCGGCGGTGGCCGGATCGTTGGCCTCCTGGGCGTTCTTCTTGTAGTCCCAGACGCGGTCCTTGGGGTAAAAGACGTCGTTGTCGAGGTCCAGGTATCGGCTCGCCGCGTGATCATAGCGCACGGGGGCGTGGCGCACCTTGACGAGATCGGCGATGTAGCGATGAACGACTCCAGTGGTCATGGCGGTTCTCCTTGCCCGTTGGCGCGGGCGGCTATCGGCGCCCCACGGTGGGGCACCTGTGTTTCGTTATCCGGGCCCCCGGAAAACCGTTCCTGGGGGCCCGGCGGGTGTTAATCGATCGGTACGCCTTGACGGGCCGCCAGGTTAATCGCCTTGGCCTCGTCCGTCAGCTTGATCGCGTGCAGCATCATCTCGTCCAGCTCACGGGCGATCGCGACCACCCGGCCGTTGTCGATGCCGTTCTCCAGGCGACGGGCGGCGTTGAGCGCGCCCTGGAGCTTGCCCGCCAGCTCGCGGAGGTCTCTGGCCTCGGTGTGCAGGCGGTGCGTCCGTTCGAGCCGCTCGACCTTGGCGGGGTCGGCTCGGTGCTTAACCAGGGCGGCGATGGCCAGGTCCTTGGTGTCCCAGTACCGGGTGCCCGAGACGGGATCGTGGATCAGCTGGATCGCCTGCGCACGATCGCGGTACAGGAAAGCGGCCCAGCCGTGCCCGCGTTCGAAGCAGACCTGACCGATCGAATCCTCGACCTTGTCGGAGGCGTTCTCGGGGGCGATGCGGTAGTTCCTGGATCCGGAGTGAGGGACGCCGCCGTACGGGCCTCCATAGTAGCGCGAGTCAAACTGCTTCACCTTGAGGGCGGGGGTTACGGTGATGAGCTTGCTTTCGTGGGTCATGGCGGTTCTCCTTGCCCGTTGGCGCGGGCCTAGTGGGGGGGCGGGGTGGCGGCCTTGATGGCCTGCAAGCGGGCGATCAACCAGTCGAGGTCGCCCAGGGGAAGGGTGGTGGGGCCGTCGCAATCGTACCCCTCGATGTTGAAGAGGTCGTGCTCGTAGAGCGGATAGGCGATCGTCTTGCCCGACGGCGAGCAGGCTTCGCGCCCGTGCCCCCGGCGCACGGCGTACGCCTCGCCGTAGCTGGTGAAGACGTCGGCCTCGTAGTACATGTGGCCGGTCTTGTGATCCTGGTAGCCCAAGCCGGGGAGGTGGTGCACCGTGCGGACCTCGGTCCGGCCGTTGATCACCACGTGGCGGGTCAGGGGCGCGCTCACTCGTCTACCTCGATAATCACGGCCCCGCCCGCGAGCACCGCGATCCCGTTCCAGCTGGCGTTGAACCGGGGAGCGGGCGCGGGGGCCCCGTTGGCGTTCCAGGTGCGCAGGTAGCTCGCCACGTAGTGCTGGGCGATGTGCCGGGCGGCCTCGATGTCCGTGGTCGTGTCGATCACGCGCGGCGCGGTGCCTTCGAGGGCCATCAAGATGGGCATGGGCTTGTCGGTGCGCATGGCGCGGTGGGTATCAAGTGACATGGCGGTCCTCCAAGTTAAGGGTGCGTGTTGTCAATAGTTTATGCCCGCGATCACGCCAGATCAAGGCCAGATCGCGGGGTTTTCCAGGGTAACACGAGCCCGAAAAACGAGCTAGTGTTGGCGCGGCTTTCGGGCGTTTGCCAGATAATTGATATTATCTGACATCGCGAATTTGCAGCTCCTTGGCCTCGCGGACTTGCTCCCGAATGTCGTCGAGGGCTTGCGAGGCAGAGCCGATCGCCCCGAGGGCCCGATCGAGGGTTCGCACGGTTGCGTCGTTGGTGAAGTGGCTCAGCCGCTCCACGATCGCGGCATGCGCCTCTTCGATGGCGGGCTCGCCGTCCTTGGTGACGACGATTCCGGCCTGGCGCAAGTCGCCGAGCAGCAGGTTGGCCAGTTGGCGGCTATCCATTCTGGCGGCCCAGCTTCTTGGCGGTGCGGTCGTAAACCGCCTCGTACACCTGATCGACGGTCATGTGCTGGTAGGCGGGGTGGCGCTGTTGCAGCACCGCCGCCATCTTGTAGCAGAGCCCCACCATGAACCGCGTGAACGCGGCGCTGATGAAGTTGGGCTTTTTCTCCTTGGGCATGGGGTTTTCCTTTCGGGTTGGGGGTAGGGGGTTACGGCAGGCGGATGCGCCAGGCCGAGGCCAGGATCAGGGTTTCGAGGCTGTAGCCCTCGGGCTCGGGCTCGGGCTTGTCCGGGGTGCCCCACACGTCCATCTGGGCGTCGTCGGGGACGTGCGCCGCCACCTCGAAGCCCTCGGCGCGGGCTTGCCGGGCGCTCATGCGGCGAGGCCCGGCGAAGCCGGGAATCGACACGTCGTCATCTTGGGGTGTCACGGGTTTCTCCTTCTTGGCTGGTTGTGCGGGGCTTGGGCTTGCGCCCCCGGCGCTCCGGGGGTTGGGCCCGCTTGTGGGCGGCCTGGTAGGCGGCGGCTTGCCGAACCCCCGCGTCGAACAGCTGGCCCGCGCGCCCGGCCGCTTGCGGATCCGGCTTGCACTTGTGCCGGTCGAAGCCGCGCAGGGTCTTGAACGTGTGGCGGCACTTGGGGCACCGCCAGTCCTCGATGGCCTCCATGGCGGGGCCTCCTTTCACTCGGGCAGCTCGATACCCCATTCGGGATACCACGCGGCGTTGGGGGTCTCCTTGAGGGATGCGGCGATCGCCTCCATGACGGTGAGCCATTGGGCCTCGAACGCCTGGCTCTCCTCGTTGGTGCGATCGCCGGGGTGCGGCAGCCAGCCGACCATGGTGAACAGGCCGTGGGGGTCGTCGTCAACGGCCCGGCCCTCCACCCGGCCGTCGGCCACCTCGTAGACCTTGACGATCTCGTCGGTGAAGTTGGTCGGGCACGAGCCCTCCTCGATGTAGTACTGGCTCGGCAGGCCGGGGCGATCGAGCAGGACGAAGAGGGGGCTTTCGAGCCCCGGCGCGTCTAGCTTGAGCAGGACGGCGTAGCGCCCGCGATCGCCTTCGGGGTTCGGCTCGACGGCGACCGTGAAGCCGCCGCCGCCGGTGCCGGTGAAGGTGATGCGGTACGCCTTGCCGCACGTCTCACAATGCTGCCCCTTGTGCGTGTCGTTGAAGATGACGCGCGTCTCGCCCTCTTGAAGGCCCTGGGCGTCACTCAAGGCGCCTGCCCGAATCTCGCCGTCGCACGCCGGACAGATGGCGAGCAGGCGGAAGGCGGGCGCGCTCATGACGCGCGCCCCCCGTTGCCGTTTTGCGTGTCCTGGTAGCGCAGGCAGGCGCGGTGCCAGGCGTCGCGGGCCGTCATGCCGACGGCCGTGTGCGGGGTGGCGCCGATGTGGAACGTGACCTCGTAGCGCCCGTCCGGCAGGCGGACGCACGAGGCCGACACCCCCCACGTCACGGTCATGATCTCCTTCGGGGCGTAGGGTTTGGATTTGCGCGGTCGTCTGGTTAACATAGGGGGGGTATCCTTGGTCATGTGGCCCTCCAGTCGGGCATGGGGGCGAGCGCCAGCCCCGCCTCGTTGCGAGGCTCATCGCTCGCCGCGTACAGCAGGGTTCGGCCCGACGCGGTGAGCGGCAGGTGCCCCTCGGCGATCGCCCCCCGCAGGGCCATGCCCTCGATGCCCTGGTAGGACTCGCCCGCCGCGAAGTTGAGCGCGCCCGAGTACGCATGGTCGAACTCGCGGGCCAGGACTTGGACTTGCGCCTCGGTGCCCTCGTAGCCGTAGCGCCGCAGGATCTCGCGCAGCTCGCCGCGCGTATAAGCCAGGTTGATGTCGATCAGCCACTCGCCGTCCGAGCCCGGCTTGGGTTTGCGTGGGGTCATGGGGTGTCGTCCTCGTCGTCGGTGAACAGGTAGATGTGATCGATGTAGTACGCCTCCATCACGGCATACAGGGCCTCCGGGCCGCCCTCGTTGAAGGCTTTCTCGCAAGCCATCTGGATGGGGTAGTGCAGGTGGTCCTCGTACTCCCCGGCCTTGTTGGTGTAGCCCAGGCTGCCGCTGATCGGGCCGCAGTTGAGGACGACGTCGATCGTGTACCAGAGCTGGCCGCCGGGGCCCGCGACCTTGAACACCAGGTCGGAGCGCGGGTAGTCGAGGCCGTCATAGACGACCTCGACCGAGCGCTCGAATGTAACGGGCGCGCTCATGCCTTCCCCCGGCACCGGGGGCAGCGCAGGGGCCGCTCTTGGCGATCGCCCGTGTACGGGTAGCTCGCGCCGCACTCGCCGCACACGGCCTCGGGCGTGGCTGCGCGCTGGGGCGGGCGCAGCGCCTCGCGGGCCGCCTCGCCCTCGGTGAGGATGGGGAAGCCGCTCGGCGCGGGCACGATCGCGCGGTGCCCGTTCGGCCCCGTCGGCTGGCACTCGGCGCGGGTGCAGGAATCCTTGGTGATGTTGGATCCCGGCCGGGCGTGCGCCTTCCAGTAGCTCACACCCTGGCGCGCCAGCGCGTCCGTGGCGTGCGCATCGTCCTGGTAGGGCGCGCTGCTTGCGCCCTCGTAGACCCGGACGTGCCAGTGCTTGGCGGGCCCCAGGTCGGCGGCGCAGCTGTCGCACCGGCCGCTGTGCTTGGCGGTCTTGAGGTCGGCCAAATCGGTCTCGTAGAAGGGCAGCAGGTTGATGCGCTCCTCCGGCTTGCACGCGAGGCAGTAGACCGTGCTTGCGCCCTCGTAGCCCCAGCCGACCTTGGCGCCGCGCGGCTTGGCCGCCTGAATTTCGACCGTCTGGCCGACGCGCGGGTGCTTGCGCACCCCGCCCAGGTGGTTGAGGCAGTCGATGATGCCGTCGACCGTTTCGGCGATCGCGGCCGTCACGTTCGGGCGCTCCGTGTCGTGCGCCTCGTACTTGCCGTTTACGCCCAGGGTGACCTTGAGGAACAGGCCCCAGCCGATGCGCCCCTTGTCCTCGTCGCTCAGGTTCTCCATGGCGGCGATCGTCTCGCCGACGTCTTGAAGGGCCTGGGTGTAGCCCGCGAGGAACTCGGGGTGCACCCGGCGGGGCGGCCGGGGCGTTGGGGGTGTGGAATTGCTCATGGCGGTTCTCCTTGATGGTGGGGGATCTACGAAGTGGGGGTCTGGGCGGCTTTCGCCGCTTCCTTGGCCGCTTGCACGCGGGCCTGGAACTCGGGCTCGGGGAGGTCCTTCAGCTCCTTGAGCGTCGCGCGGAAGCGCGCCGTCCAGTCGGGCTCGAGGGTGCCGAGGAAGGTGTCGATCCGCTTGGCGGTCAACATGGCGCCGGGGCCCGGCAGGGCCTCGAAAATGCGCTTCGCATGCTCCAACTCTTCGCGCATCCGGGCGTTCTCTGACTCGATGGCGGTGTTGTGCGTGGCGCTCGCGTGCAGCCGCCGCTGGATGCTCGACACGTAGTTATGCTGCCGTTGTTTCTTGTGCTCGCTGGGCATGGGGGATCCTTTCGGTCAGGGGGTGCAGGGGCGCAGATCGTCCACCTTGACGACCTGCGTGAAACGGATGCGCTTGTCAATTTTGCGGCTGCGGGCCAGCCGGTCCAGGTCGGCGTCGCTCACCAGGTAGAAGCCGCCGGTGGCGTGCCGCTCCATCGACCAATGGGCGGATGTGGGGTCCTGGCAGGCCCCCAGCACGTACCCGCGCGAGCGGTGGCTATCGATGCGAATGTACGGCATTACGCGCCTCCGTTATCGGGGTGCCACGGCGAGTCCATGGTCACCTCGAAGGCGGGATCCGGCTTGCCCTCGTCGCGCCGCCTCTGCACCTGAGCCAGGTGGTGCCGGTACTCGTTGCGCACCTCGCGCTGGCCGCCCGCCGACTCGCTCCAGCCGCACTTGCAGAAGCCGGTACTCGACGACTCGGCGCCGCGCTCGCCCGACCACTCCATTTTGAGCGCGTGCCCGGAGGCCCGCGCGGGCTTTCTTGTCGTTGGTGCTTGGTGTCTCATGGCGTCGCCTTTCTCTGCCGCTTGGCGCGGCGCTCGTTGACTTGATCCTCGCGGACCTCGTGGTAGACGGCGAGCGCGTCGTCCCAGGCCAGGCCCAGGTTCTCGGCGATCGCTCCGATGCAGTCGTGATCGTTGCGGTGGTACGGCAGGCACCACTGGCGGCAGCAGGGGCACTTGCCGCGCCCCGGAAGCCCCCTAGCGCCCACCGGCCAGTTCCTCGGCCTCCAGGCGTTCGAGCATGGCCGTCCCCGCCGGGGTGAGCCGGGCCCAGCGCAGGCTGCCCTCGGTGAGCCGCTTGTCGTCGGCTTGCTCCATCTTGCGCCAGAGCACCTTGGGCGGCGCCTCGGGGTAGAGCGCCACCAGGCCCGTGTAGGTGTCCGGGCCGTCCATGTCGCGCACCGAGGCGAGCCGCAGCACCGCCACCAGGGCGATGTCCTTGAGCTGCCATCGGGACGGGACGTAGGCGCGGCACCCCGGACACTTCCAGCCGATGCCGACCCGGCGCATGGGCCCGCAGCACGCGGGGCCTGTCACTCCCCGCCGTCCTTGCCCATGGCGATGCGCATGATCTCGGCGTCCACCTTGAGCGCCCACTCCTCCTGCTCGATCGCCTGCCGGGCGGTCGCCAGGTTGACGCGGCTCTGCTCCAGCTGGCGCAGCCGCTCGTCGTTGATGCGCCCGGCGGTGGCGAGCGTGACCGCGTAGGTGTCGGCCGCGCCCTGATCCAAGTAGCCGGTGGCCACCGCCTCGGCGAGCATGGCCTCGCGGCGCGTGGGGTCGGCGACCCGGTTCACGCTGCGCAAGATGCCGACGTAGCTCCAGATGGGGTTGAGCCAGGCCGGGGGGGCCTCGCGCTTGAGGGGGTTGAGTGAGGTCATGGCGGTTCTCCTTGTCGTTGGGGGTGGGGGTGAGGGCCTCTACGCCACGGATGGCGTCAGGCTGGGTTAACGGGTGAGGATGGCCGTGGCCTGCTCGCGGAGCAGGTCGTCGGCCCAGGTGTCGAGGTCGGCGGCGCCCGACTTGGCGGCGGCGGCTTCGAGCAGGGCGTAGGTGCCCGCAGACACCAGCACGCCGCGCGGCCTGCTGGCGAGCGTCTGCTTGCGATCGGCGATCTTGGCGCGGGCGGCGGCCACCATGCCATCGAGGTGGAGCGCCAGGTGCGCGGCGAGCGCCTCGGGGCTCTTCTCGGTGTTGGCGGCCGGAGGCTCCGGGTAGCCGACGCCGAAGTTGGCGCCGTCGCAGGTGATCTTGAGGCTGCCCCAGTCCAGCTGGCAGGTGGCGCCGTCGAGCGTGAAGCGCCAGTAGCGCAACCGGCCGTGGCCGGTGCCCGTGGGGTTCACCATGTACAGGGCAATCTCCGCCGCGTCGGCGGCGGTGGGCACCTTGTCCGGGTTGGGCGCGGGCCGCTCCGGGCTGTTGGCCCAGAGGTGCTTGGGTAGTATGGCCATGGGGCGCTCCTTACAAGGGGCGCGGGCTGTTGGGCCCGCACCCGTCACAATCGGGGGTGTTGCCGGGGTCGCCGCAGCCGCAGCCCACCGCGCCGCCGTAGAAGGCGGCCTGGTAGTCCTGAAGCTCGGCGTCGGTGGGGGTGGTCATCTCGCCGTCGTTATCGAGGGCGACGAGCGCCCCGCCGCTCCAGACGAGGCGGCGAGGCGAGGGCTCGGGGGTAGTCATGGCGGGTTCTCCTTGGCGGGTGGTGGGGGCTCCTACCCTCCACTATCCAGGCGGGTGAAAAAGCGTTCCTGGGGGCCCGCCGGGCGCGTCAAGGCCCATCGCCGCGTTGATTTCGGCGGCCTCGGCGTCCCACTGGGCCTCCATGGCGCGCATGTGCGCGACCAGCTCCTTGTCGGCCGCGTAGCGCCGCTCCTCGTGCGTGGTGCGCAAGGGGCCCCAGGTGTGCCGCCAGGCGATCGTCTCGACGGGCATCACCGCGAGCAGGTGCTCGCCTTGATCCCAGTCCTCCATCCCCTGGCTGCACCACAGGGTCACGTAGGCCGCGAACAGGCCGTCCGGCAGCTGTGAGCGCAGGTTGTAGAGCGACTCCTCCATGTCGGAGGCCCAGCCGCCGACTTGCTCGGTCACCTCGCCGCGCGCGCCCCGGATGCTGACCCGCTCGGGCGCCCACTCGAGCAGCTTGACGGTGTTCGTGCCGCCCTTGTAGCCCAGCACGAAGTAGCTGATCGCGCCCTCAGCCACGGGGGGCCTCCAGCTCGCCCTGGGCGTCGAGCCAGGCGTGCGCCACGGCGATCGCCGCCTCCATGGCCTCGGCCTGGGCGAGCAGGTACGTCGCGTCGGGGCGCGCCGTGAGCCGCGCGCGCAGCACGTCGGCCATGCGCGTGCGGTACGCGATGCGCGCGCGCAGCACCTCGCCCGGCGCCAGGACCTCCGGGGCAGGAAGCCCGCCGAGCGCCGGGTGGCGCTTGTCCGGCCGGAAGCCGTAGTGATCGCTCGGATCCGCCACCCAGGTGGTCGGCTCCCACGCCCCCGACGTGCTGGAGTAGCTCGGGTCGTCGAGCGCGGTGGCGAACGCCTCGTCGCGGCCCGCGAAGGGGCCGATCAGGTGGTGCGCGAAGTCGTCGGGGCTATCGTGCGAGGTGGCGATCAGGTACATGGGCGGCACGGGCGGCAGCCAGAGCCCGCGCTTCGCGTCCGTCAAGCGGAAGCCGAGGCGCTCCAGGTCGGCGCGCACCTTGTCGTTTTGCTCGTCGATCTCCCACTCGGTCGTCTGCCCGTTGTCGCTCGTGATGGTGAGAAAGAAGGGCACCACCTCCTCGACGGCGATCGTGTAGCCCATCGGGGCCACGCTCGGCGCCGGGGCCTGCGGGGTCGCCGCCGGATAGATGCACACGGCCCGCGCCTCGGCGAAGGTCGGCACGGTCGAGACCTCGCGACACGCGGCCTGCGGGCAGCGCACGTTCTGACGTTCATCGGTGAAGGTGACGGGTATGTAGGCCCCGCAAGCCTTACAGGCAAGCTTGCCTTCGCGGTTTTCAGTTCCCACGGGGGACCTCCATGTCGTTGAGCAAGGAGAGCGCGTTGCCCGCGATCTCGTGGGCGTGGGTGTCGGCGGCGTCGAGCGCGTGCACGGCGGCCATGAGCTTGTCGAAGGCGGCGAGCCCCTGCGTGCCGGTGCCTGCGGGTAACTCGTCGAGGATGCCCTTCAGTACGATCGCCTGCTGGCGCACCGAGGCGGCCACCCCGGCGAATTTCTCCGCGCGGGCGTGCGCGGTCAGGACGTAGGCCCGCTGGACCTCGATGGCGAGAGCGTCCGTCATGCTAGAAGCCCTCCCCTTCCGCCGCCAGCAGGCGGTCATTGAGCGCGGCCTCCTCGGCTGCGCGCGCCTCGTGCTCTTGCCACATGGCCTCGGCGATCCCGTGAAAGCCCTTGGCGATCGCCCAGTTGCTCTGGCACTCGCCGTCGCCCGAGCCGTAGAGGAAGCTGAGGGCCCAGGTGCCCTGCGCGGCCCGGTGCCGGTTGGTGCCGTAGGCGGGCGCGTCGAGTAGCACCAGGATGATCGAATTGCACTCGATCCCCGTCGGCTCGATCAGCCCTTCGAAGCCGCGCCCGAAGGGGGTGGTGGCGAGGATCTCGGGGTCCTCCACGTCGGCGCCCAACTGATCTTCAACGACGCGATCGAGGTAGTCGCGCAGCGGCACCTTGGCCATCAGGCCGTTGTAGGCGTCGAAGCCGGGGTCTTGCATCCGGGCGTCCGCGTCGTCGAGCGTGATCTTGAACGGCGCGCCCTTGACGCCGCGCGGCACGCTGAGCAGGGTGCCGCCGTGGCGCCGGACGTGCTCGACGGCCTCCTTGCCGCGCAGGTGGACGAACTCCGGGTTCGGCCAGGTGTGTGCTTGAGTCATGGCGGTTCTCCTTGTCGTGGTGGGGATTACGGGGTGACGGGAAGCCCGAGGTCGAGGAACGCGTCGTCTTTTAGCGCCTTGGCCGCCGACTCGATGCGCTGCTGCGCCTCTTTCATGAGGTCGAGGCCCCTGGCGAGATCCATGAGCCCGTTGGTGTTGGTCGAGACCTCCTTGAAGTCGTTGTATCGCTCCTGAAGTTGCTTGTGCGTGAAGACGAGGTCTTTCGCGACGCGGTGGGTGCGCTCGATCAGCTTGCTGCGCTCGGATGCGGCCTGGTAGCGCATCCAGTCGCCGAGCGAGTAGGCGAGCGCCGCGCGCGCCGCAGCCAGGGCCTCATCCTTGCCGAAGAAGTTCTTGTCGTGCTGGCCGTACGGGCGCAGGCGCAAGTAGCCGAAGGGCCCCTTGCCGACGGGGGCGGTGTGCATTTCGATGCGCCAGCCGCTGGTGCCCTCGCTTTCGAGCGCGACAACGTTGACGCCGTCCTGAACGATCACGTAAAGCGGGTTGCGCCCGGATCGAGCATAGACGACCAGCTCGGTGCGATCATCGAGCGCGGTGGGCTTGCCCTTGGGCGTGCCGATGGGATTGAACATGGCGGTTCTCCTTTCGGGGCTATCGCCCCATTGCACGGTAGGCGGCCTGCGCCACCGCGTCCTCGATGTATTTGTGGCGCGCCTCCCAGCGCGCCGGGCCCTGGCGCAAGACGCAGCGCCAGGTGTGGTCGGTGAAATTGTACGCGAGCCCGAAGTCGGAGAGCCCGAGCCCGTTGGCCCCGCCGCCGATCACCGGCGAGAGCAGGCCGTCGATCCACTCGGGGATGCGGCCGGGGTCGGCCATGCGCGGCGGCTCGACCCAGGCGCCCTTGCGCGCGCTCGCCCCGGCCGCGCGCGCCGAGGTGAACACGCCTTTGAGCCCGTCGGTGAACGTCTCGATGAAGCCGCCGCCCGACACCACCGTCTCGGTGCCGCCCCACACGAACCGGACGCGCCACCGGCCGGTGTCGTAGGCGTACGCCGCCCCGAAGCCGGTCGGGTAGGCGCCCAGTCGGGCGTGAATGAGGTCCCCGCCCCATGCGGCCACGTTGTCGCGCGCGGGGCGGCGGTGGCTAGAAGTCATGCGGGTGTTCCAGGGCCGCGAGGCGATCGCGCAGGTGGTTGCGCTCGGCGCGCAGCGTGGCCATGTTGGCCTGCACCTTGGCCAGCTCGGCTTGCAGGGTCTCGAGGCTCACGCGCTGGCGCCCGATGATGGTGTGCGCGGTGGCCAGCTGCTCGGCCACGGAGGGCTCTTGAAAGGGCTCAGGGGGCGTCGGGGCGGTCGGCATCGGCGGGGGTCTCCGTGGCGGGCATGGCGGGGGTCGTGCTGGGGGTCCAGCTGGCCGTGATGGTGATGACGTTGATCGGCACGGCCAGCTGGGCTTCCAGGGTGTTGCCGACGATGCGCGCGCTCGCGATGTCGTGCTGCGGCCAGGCGTCGCGAGCCAATTCGAGCGCCAGCTCGCCGGGGGGCTTGCCGCCCCCCTCGGCCAGCAGGGTGATCAGCTCCTCGGCCGACTTGGGCGCGGGGAAGTGGCGTGCGAGGTCGCAGCCGTAGTCGGGGGCGAGCGGGTCAAACGAGGTCATGGCGGTCCTCCCTCAAGGACCGCCATGATACCGCATCAGGCCCGGATCTTGGTAGGGTCGACCTCGCTGAGTGCTTGCCCGTACCCGGCGAGCGGCTTGGCGAAGAAGGCGCCAGGCTTGCTTGCAGCCGCCCGAAGATCCGCCGGGTTGCCGGTCGGCGTGCACACGGGCGGCGTCCGCGCCCCGATGGCGCGGGCGATCGCCGCCTTGCTCTTGGCGGCCACCACCACGCGCATCTGCGTGCTGCTGCCCGTCATGTAGCCCGTGAAGCCGTAGGCGGTGAGCCCCTGCGCCTTGAGCGCGGCCATGTTGGCCTCAAGCTCCGCGCCGATGGCCTCTTGCGCCGACTTGGGCGAGTCGAACTCGCGGCCGTTCCAGATGAACACGCCGCGCCCGTCGCGCTGCGTGACGGCGATCGTCTCGCCGAGCCAGTAGTGATTAGACAAGGGTGTGAGCCTTTCGAACGATGCGGGCGCGCTGGAAGGTGGCCTCTTGCGGCGTGCCCTGGTTGTGCGTGACGATGGGGCCGACCCCGATGGCCTCGAAGCCGCCCGCGAGGGTGACCGGCGAGGTGCCGTCGAGCAGTTGCCGGGCCAGGTCCGCGCCGCGCATGGCGATCGCGTGCGGCACAGCGCGCTCCGAGCCCACCTCGGTGGCGGGCATCTTGGCGATCACCCACAAGTCGACCACCGACCCGTCGATGTTGAGCGAGCCCGTGACCGGGTAGGTGCCGGGGGCGACGACAACCTGGCCCCCGCCCACCCCGTCGAACGTGGTGGGCTGCGTGACGATGTACGATCCGATTTGCATGGTCATGATCTTACCCTCCCAATTCCGCATCGGTGATACCCAGCTCTTCCGCAATGGCACCCTCGTCGACGCCCAGGTAAACGGCGATCGCCTCGCGGAGATCGCTCAGGTGGCCGTAGCCCTCCACCATGAAGAAGCGCGCGGGCTTGTCGTGCGTGCGATCCGCGTAGATCTCGCCATCGGTGTAGCGATGCCCGATCGGCTCGAACAAGCGCACGCTGCCCCGCCCGGCGTCGCGGTTCGGGGCGACCCCCGAGACGCGCGCCGTGATCTCGGTGCCCTCGAGGATCTCGAGGAACACGGGCACATCTCCCGTCCGGGCGTCCGCCTTGGCCGTCGTGGCCCGGTAGAGCAGCCGGTGCAGGTGCAGGATGGCGCGGCGGCCGTCAATGAAGGCATACCCGAGCGGTTCGCCCGGCGTGAAGAGGTGAAGCTCGACGTTCGTGCCGGACGGATCCGGCGTCAAGTAGGCGGCCCCGTACGGGCCCATGGGGAAGGACTGAGGGTGCATGGCGGTTCTCCTTGGCCCGTTTGGGCCGGTTGGCGGTGGGGACAACGGGGCGCCCGGTGGGGCCGGGCGCCGGTGGGGCTATTCGTGCATGAAGGGGGCGATCCACACGGCCGCCGCCCAGGCGTCGTGCGAGTCGATGGCCAGCAGGGCGTACTCGCTGGCCCAATCGCGCTGGTACAGGTGCCACGCCTCCTCGACACCCGGCACCGGGCCGGTGATCTCGGGCGCGGCGGTGGCCACCAGGCCGCGCTCGTAGCCGTCGAAGTGGAAAGCGTCGCGGTCTTGCATGACGAAGCCGCCGTCCTTGGTGGGGGCCAGCAGCACCTTGGGGTCGTGCCCCTTCTCGCGGCGATCGGTGAGGGCCTGTTCGTAGCCGCGCGCGAAGCGCTCGTAGGGCGCGCCCAGGCGCGGGTCGAAGCCCGGCTTGAAGGTGGGCTCCTCCACGCTGTAGGCCGACTCGTTGCCGGGCGTGTCGGCGGCGAGCGCGCAGCGCTCGGCGGCCTCCTGGCGCGTGGTGTAGGCCCCGCGCAGGTAGCGCGTCACGCCGGGCAAGAGGGCGTCGGTGTGGCGGCAGTAGTTCGGGGCGTGCTCAACAACCGCGAAGAGGCCGTCCTCGCGGACCCGCTTGATCAAGAGGGCGTCGCCGACCGGCACGCCGCGAGATTGGGAGGTCTGGTAGGCCATCTGGTGTTCGTGGGACATGGGGCGATTCTCCTTGAAGGCCCCGGCGCTTGCGGCGCCGGGGCGTGGGGGTCTTGGGGGTGCGGTTACAGGATCGCCCAGCCGCCGCCCTTGCCGGGCTTCCAGTACTGGAGCGTGGTGGTGCCGAAGTTGCCCTCGCCGAAGTTGTCCTGCGGCTCGAAGCCGTCGGCGTTCTCGTTGTGGCGGTCGAAGGGCATCATGTAGCCCTCGTAGACAAGCTCCAGCTCGCCGTCCGAATCGCCGTCGGCGAGCAGGCGGAAGCGCAGGGTCATGCCCGCCGCCTTGGCGAGCTTTGCGATCTTCTCGGCGGCCTGATCGGCGGTGAGGCCGGTCAGGTCGGGGTCGATCGGGCATTTGCGCGAGCGCACGCCGGGCGCGTTGGCGTTGGTGCCCATGCGCTCGTTCGCGTCGGCGAAGTGATCGCGGGTGATGATCCAGTGGTTCGGGCCCTTGGTGTGGGCGCCCTTGTGGGTGGGGAGGTGCGGGTTCTTGGTGTTCATGGCGGGTGTCCTTTCGTCGGTGGGGGTAGCGGAGGAGGGGCGCCGGTTGCCCGGCCCCCTCCCTACTATCTACTATCCAGGCCCCGAAAAAACCGTTCCTGGGGGCCCTAGAAGAAATCCTCGAGTGGATCGTGCCGTTCGTTGGCGTGCCGGGACAGCAAGTCCTGGCAGCGGGGGCACGTCACCTGATCGTCGGGGTCCGTACCGAAGCGATCGCCGAGGTTCTCGCGCTGCACGCCCCGGCACAGCGCCTCGTTCGGCTCGCGTGAGAACCGGCCGAGCCGAAACGCGCGCAGCACCTCGGCATGGGTGACGCCCCGATCGAGGGCGAAGGTGTGCCCCCGCTTGGCGCCGGGGTAGGCGCCCGCCAGCACCCCGGCCGGACGCCAATGGATCACGGTGCTCATCGCTGCAACCCCTTTCTGACGATCCGCTCGGCGATCGTCAAGCAGTCCAGGCAGCTCGGGTAGCCGGATCGCTCATCGAGCCCCCAGAACCGCTTGGATGGCGGCTGGCAGAGCGTGTTGCCCTTCGGCCGCTTGAGCCGGTCGATCTCGATGGCCTCGCGGCAGACGATGTGATCGCCCCCGCGCGAGCCGACGTTCTCGCGCGGGCTGTAGGCGTAGGCCACCCCGGTCGCGAACGGCAGCGCCAGCCGCAGCGCCTCGCCCGCGTCGCGGTAGGCGTTCGCCGCCTGCATGAGGTGGTTGTAGCCGTCCTCGCGCCCGCGCCAGCTGCCCTGGCGGATGTGCGTCTCCTTGTACAGCTCGCGCACCGTGGCCGTCGGCAGCGGCAGGGGGTAGGGGCACGGCTGCGGGTAGAGGTACAGGTGCTCAGCGAGCGTGAGCGGCCCCTGCTGGGGCGCGCTCAGCGGGCTCCTTTCGGAGTCCGCCACGATCTTGGCCAGGATGCCGTTGAGGTTCATGCCCATGGCTACTTGACCTCCGTGAAGGTCGAGCCCTTGTGGATCGCCTTGAGCAGCTTGAGCTGAGCCTTGGCCTCGTTCTTGCCGAAGTGGCTGCTCCACGGCGCCGCCCACTCGCCGGTCGCGGTATCCTTCACCTTCAGGATCCAGGAGCCGTAGAGCGGGACGTCCTTCACCGGGCACCGCTCGGTCTTGAAGAGGGTCGCCTTGACCATCTCGTAGCCGAAGGCCCGCTTCGGCAGCGGCTGCGGCTTGAAGCCGTCGGGCGCCGGGACGATGTCCACCGCCATGTCGGCGATCATCGCGGCGTCCGAGGCCATGATCAGGTCCTCGCGGGTGTAGCCGTCGAAGGTGCCCACGCGCACCCCGTCGGGCGTGTAGAGCTGGGCGAGCCAGGTCTCGGCGGCCAGCTCGGTGGTGGTGCGGTACAGGGTGCGGCGCACCTGGCCCGCCGCCTCGTCGGTGTAGAAGGCGGCCAGGTACATGTAGCCGTACGAGCCGTTCGTGTTGCCGACGATCATGATCGTGTCGTCGAGGTAGAGCGTGACCTCGGCGGCCTTGTCGTTGCGCACCACGCCCTGGTTGTAGTACGCCTTCACGACCCGATGCACGCGGGCCAGCGCGCCGCCCTCGAGGATGGCGCGCATGGGGGCGAAGTCGGCGTCGGTGCCGATGCGATCGCAGCGGTCCCAGACGATGTCCAGCACGCCGTTCTTGATGATGGCGCGGGCGCCCCAGGCGGCCTTGGAGTCTTGAATCGCGGGGTGGTGGTAGCCGAACGCGAGGGCGCGGCGGGGCTCGGTGTTGGGGGTCTCGATGGTCATGGCGGTTCTCCTTATCGATGGGGGTAACGGGGGTGGGGGTAACGGGTGGGCGGCAGGCGTCGGGGTCAGGTAGCCTCGATCGCTTGCAGCACCTGGCCGAGGACGACGGCGTCGCCGATCAGCCACTTGGCGACTCGGGTGAGCGACTCGCGCTGCTCGTCCGAGACACGGCTGGGGTAGCTCACCTCGAAGGTGGCACGGTGATCCGGGGTGATGGTCAGGCGCGCGGCGTCGGTCCCGATCATACCGTCGGGGCGATCCTCGCGCGAATAGGCAGCCTTCACGATGACCATGCCGCTGGCGCTCACGGCCCACCGCAGGCCGCCCACAATGGCATTCGAGCTGGCCCACTCCCCGGCCGGGGCCAGGCGCCGCTTAAAGGGTGGCTCGCTGATGTGGAACATGCATGCCAGCTCCCAGTTAATGCGCCGGGCGTCCGGCGTGACCGCCGGGCTCGGCCAGGTGAAGGGTTTGATGGCCACGGGGGCCTCCTTTCGTTGTCGCAAGAAGGGGCACCCTCGCGGGTGCCCCGGTGATCCAGACTTGATGTTCTACTTCAACTCTGTCGCCGTTGTCGGCGCTTACGCTTGAGGCGGGCTCGTCGTCGGCTCGCCTGCTTGGCCCAATGCCGCTCAGCGTCTTGCACGACGGCGCACATCCACTGTTCAAAGCCGTTGGCGTCCATCTGATACCTCTACAACTCAACCGGCATAGAAGTTGTTCATGTCGTTTGCCTTCGCCTCGATCTTGTAGCCGATGTTCTTCAGGATGTCTGCAACTCGGTGGGCCGCCTCGGCATCCCAAGGCTTGCCGTTGAGGGCCTGAGCAATCAGCCAAAGATTCTCATTGGCGAAATGCAGCTCGTGAAAAGGGTTTTCCTCCCACATGCGCTTGGTGGTCATGGTGTCCTCTCTTTCTGCCCGCGCGGGGCGGTTGATAAGCTCTGATCTCACGCTACTGCTTGGCGGGCTTGTCGAGGCCCCACTCGGCCCAGGACTCGTTGCCGCGCGGCGGCTCCTCGGCGCCGTCCTCCAGGCAGGCATCCAGCAGGGCGCGTTCGGCGTCCTTGGAGGCCATTTGCATGACAAGCGGGTGCGGAATGGCCACCTGGGTGCTTTGCATGGCCAGGGCGTGACGCAGCTGGTTGACCTTCTCCACCAGCCACAGCCCGTCCTGGGCGGTGGGCGCCCCCCCGGCGCGGCATTGGGCTTGAAGGCGGTCGATCTTGAGCATGGCGGTTCTCCTTGATGGGGTGATGTTAGGGTTAGCGGATGTGGGCGTCGTAGATCACCACGTCGGCGCCCGTGAAGTAGGGGCTGCGCATGCTGGTGATCACGCTCGGCAGCCCCTGGTAGACGTAGAGCTTGCCGGTGGCGGTCACCCGGCCGCCGTGCGGCACCCGGCGCAGCTTGTCACGCTGCCCGGCCGCCAGGTGCACGAAGGCCGTCTTGCCGGTCATGGTCTCCGATGCGATCGCCAGGGTGGCCGTGAGCGAGCCGTCCTTGTTGATGTCGACGTAGAGCAGGCCGCCGGTGACGGCGAGCGCCCGGTGCGCGTACTTGGCGCGGTACAAGGTGTCCCGCTCGGCGTCCTCGAGCCCGGAGGCGGGGCCGACCGCGAAGGTCAGCTCGTCTACCGAGAGGGGGGATGCGGCGGCCGGGAGGGCCGCCAGGAGCGTGAGGGTCAATGCAAGTAGCCAAGCGCGCATGGGGCGCCTCCTTTCGTGTGGGGGTGAGCTTTACGTTTTGCGGCCCCGCAGGGCGGTGAGGCGATCGCCGACCGAGGCGAGCGCGAGCGTGTGCACGGCGGCGTTCATCTCGGCGAGCGTGGTGAACTTGCCGACGACGATGCCGTGCACCAAGAAGGCGATCGGGTAGATCGCGTCGGCCGAGTCGGTGAAGTCGGTGGCCACCTCGAAGCCGTCGACCAAGAAGCGCAAGCCGCGCTCGACCCTGGCCAGCTGGCCGCGCACGCCGTCGGCGATCAGGCGGAGCACGTCGGCCTCGTGCACAACCAGCAGCTCGTCGGTGTGCCAGGCGGCAAGGGGGGTGGGCACCAGCCCGATGGCCACCAGCTGGTGCAGGGCCAGCTCGCGGGCCTGGGGCGTGGCCTCGGCGTGGATGAGGGTCTCGAAGGTCATGGCGGTTCTCCTTGTGGGATTGTATACCGGGCGGGCAGGGGTTCGCACTCGAAACCTTGTTCGAGTGCGGGTCATAGGCTAGTCGATGGAGTGGAAGCCCGAGGGCCAGAGGCGGATGTTGGGGGTGTAGCACCACTCGGCGCTCGGCACCCAGGGCAGGGAGGCGGTGCCCGCGTTCACGCCCTCGGTAACGATCGGCCACAGCAGGCCCCGGTGCGACACCGCCGTGGCGGCGGCCACGATCGGCGGCTTCGTCCAGGCGCGCTGGTAGGGGCCGATCAGGGGGCCGTACTCGGCGGGTGCGATCATGTGGGTCAGGGTGTAGGTGTAGCCATCGGCGACCCCCTCCGGCGTGACGATGCCATGGAAGTAGCCGTGGGTGTCGAACATGGGGTAGGCGATCGCCGGGTGTCTGTCGGTGGTGGTCATGGCGTTGCTCCGTTGACGGGGGAGGGGCGCGCGGCGCGTGCCGCCCAGCCCTCCCTACTGCCTACTATCCAGGCGGGTGAAAAACCGTTCCTGGCGGCCCGACGGCCGGGCGTCAGTCCTCGCGCTTGGCGTCTTGCATGGTGAACGGGGCGCCGGGGCCGTACCATAGCTCGACCAGGTAGGCGATCGCGTCCTTGCGGCTGCGGTGCGCCTTGACCGGCCCGGCGGGCTGCCGGGCGTGCGGCTTCTTGCCGGGCTCGGCCGTCACGCGCTCGTCGTAGACCAGCACGCGGCCGAGCCCGAACGGCCCCCGCTCGACGTTGAGCAGCACCTTGAGCCCGCCGTGGCCGTTGTGGCTGAGCGCGCGCAGGATGACCGGCTCGCTGGCTGCGGCCAGCACGTCGGCGGCCACGCGCTCGGTGCGGGGCTTGGGCGCCATCTGGCTGCCGCTGCCGAGCCGGGCGAGCCGCCTCTGGACGTCCGCCCAGATTTCGCCCTCGGTGGCGCCGGGGTGCTGTTCGCGGTACAGGTCCGCGAACAACTCGGCCCAGAGGGCCTTGCTCACGCGATCGAACGCGTCCTCGTTGGTGATCCAGGTGGCCCGGCGGTTGCGCAGGTGTGCCATCGCTCTAGCTCCTGACCGCGTTGTAGACGCCCGCAGGCGCGTACGTGTTGCCGCCGGACGCGGCGATGTAGACCGTGTCGACCGTCGTGGGCAGCGCGGGGGGCGCGGCGGGCTCCGCGTCCTCGTCGTCATCGTCGTCGGGGCCGTACTCGTCCAGCTCGGCCTGCGCGCAGGCGATGTTGTCGGCGACGCCCGAGATGCCGGACATCATCGGGTAGCTCGGCTGGTAGACGATCACGACCTTGGCGTCGTCGGGGTAGGCCGCGAGCAGTTGTTTCATCTGGCGAACGGTAGTCATGGCGGTTCTCCTTGTCGTGAGAAGCCGCCCGGCGAACCGGGCGGCGGGGGTGGGGGGTTAGATCGAGGGGAAGGCTGTGTTCGGCGCGATGTAGCCGGGTCGCATGCCGCCCAGGCGCCAGGTGTAGGCCACGCGCTCGGCGGTGATGCGCTGCTCCAGCAAGTAGCCGAAGTCGCAGGCCGTCCAGCGCCCGGCGGGATCGCGCACGATGTAGGCGTCGGCGAAGGTGCCGTCCGGCTTGCTCCTTGAGAGCCGCCGCGCCTCACCGAACGCCCCTGCCAGCTCGCGCGCGTCGGGCCGCCCGGCGAAGGCGGCGGCGACGAGCGCCTCGGGGTCGTCGCCGAACATGGGCGTCGGGTTGAGCCAGCCCATCGGCAGGTAGGCGTGCCAGGCGCCGACCGCGCCGAAGAGGTAGATGCGCGCGCCGTCGGTGTCCTTGTCGAACACGTAGGCCCGGTGGCCCTCGATCGTGCCGGTCCACTCGAAGGCCATGGCGCTGTTGGCGAGCGCCGTGGCCGTGGCGGCCGTCGCCTTGGTGCACGCGATCATGGCCGCGTCGATCAAGCGGCGCGCCTCGCCCTGGTTGGGGAGGGTGGGGGTTGAGTAGGTGCTCATGGCGGGCTCCTAGTACAGCATCAGGGCGGCGCGGGCCTCCTCATCGGTGAGGATGAGGTCCGTGCCACAATCGAGGTAGGCGTGGCGGCCCGTGGTGGCCTGGTAGCAGTAGAGCAGCACCTTGCCCGACCGGCTCGTGAAGGGCGTCTCGGTGCCGCCGCAGGCGGGCACCCAGGGGCCGTTGGCCTTCTTGGCCTCACGGGCGGCGAGCAGCGCGGCGATCGACAAGCGCGGCACGGCGCGCGCCGGGCCCGCGATCACGGGGGCGAGCGAGTCGTTGGGGGTGGGGATGGCGTGGTTCTGCATGGGGTTCTCCTTGGGCGATGGGGGTGACGGAGGAGGGGCCGCCGGTTGCCCGGTAGCCCCTCCCTACTGTCTACTATCCAGGCGGGTGAAAAACCGTTCCTGGGGGCCCCGCAAGCCCGCGCACCTCCTGCCAGGTGGCAAGCAGGGCATCGAGGGCGGCGCCGTCGCGAGACAGCGCCACCAGGGCGTCGAGGGTTCGTTCGAAGCCCTCGCCCAGCTTGAATAGCTCGGCGAGGCGGTAGGACTCGCCCTCGGTGTCGCACTCGAACGCGACCGTCACCGTGAACGGCGCGCCCGCCGAGGCGGGCTTGCTCCCCTTCGCGTGGGTGATGGCGATCGCCACGGCTACGTCACCATGGCCTGGGCCGTGACCAGGATCTCGGCCTGCTCACCGAACAGGTAGCGCAGGTTCTGCTCGGCCTGGACGGCCTTGCGGTACGCCGCGACCCCCACCTCGGAGTCGAAAGATGGCGGGCTTTCGACCTTTTGGGCCTCGCGGATCAGGTGCAGGACCACCTGCTCCACCGTCGGCGCGCCATGCGGCGGCGCATCGGGGCCGGGGATGCCCTCGATCGCGATCGCCCGATCGTAGAGCGCGAGCAGGGCATGGTACTGCCTGCCGCTCCCGTCGTACATGGTCACGCACTGGGGCGCCATGTGGCTCAGGGCCTGGCTGAACACACTAGCCATGGGTCACCTCGGGCGCTTCCACTGCGGGCAGCTTCGAGGCAGCCAGCTCGGGGATGAGCTCGAAGACGACCAGGTTGGCTTGCAGGGCCGTGAGGTCGTTGGTCGACTCGACGCTGAAGCGGTCGTGGATGGCCTTGCGCAGCACCTCCTTGTCGACCCCCATGCGCCCGGCCACCCCGAAGATGCGCTTGCGCTCGGGGTTGCCCACCTTGGCGGCGGGCTCGAAGGGCTGATCGAACAAGAAGGCGGGCAGGCCGGTGACGGCGTTGAAACTTGCCAGCCACTGGTCGAGCAAATCGCGGTTCCAGATACCCGTGCACTCGATCACCTGCTCGCGGTTGATCAGCTGGAGGCCGAACGCCTTACCCGGCCGGGGGTAGGCGCGAAGCTCCAGGGTCGCCACGTCGTGCCCGGCGTGGAACGGCTGCACCACCGGGTCGACCGGCCCCTTCTGGTGCTCATCGAGCGGCACGGCGGCCGGAACCTCGGGCTTCCAGGCGATCGCCCAGCCGGTGAGCGCGCGCGCGCGGGCCAGGAACGCCTCGCACTCGGCGAGCGTCCAGAACGAGGTCAGGTGCATGGTCGTCCCGCCGGGGCGATCGCTCTCCAGGTCGACGTGGAAGTGCGTCCCGCCGTCCAGGTAGGGGCGCATGGTGACAACGGGCGGCTCGGTGACGACGGGGATGGGGGCGGGGGTGCTCATGGCGGTTCCTTTCGTGCTGTGCGGCCCACGCGGGGCCTTGGCGGTGCGATTCCGGGTTACGACCCGACCCACCTGCGCGCGCGGGCCTTGGAGGCCAGCGTGGCGAGGCAGTCGGGACACTTGGGGAGCTTGGGCGCCGGGACGATCCGCGTGCGATCGATGAATTGCTCGCAGATCGGCTGGCGCGCGTGGGACTCGGTGCGGGATTGGCGGCCGGTGGGGGCCAGGTGCGTGCGCTTGGCGTCATGCACGCTCACGATCCAAGACATGCCGAGTGGGGCCGAATGACTCATGGGGGGCACCTCGGCCCGGCAACGGGGGGCCGTCGTCGACGGGCGTCATGCCCATCATGGTCGAGGTGCTTGCCCCTATCAAGCCTTCTTGTCGCGGATCTTGCGCATGTAGAGCCCGTCGGCGAGGTCGCAGACCATCGTCACGAAGTAGGCGCCGCTCGCGCCGTCGGGCGCCAGGACCAGGTGCGTGGTGCGGCCCAGGCGCCGCTCGGCCTCGACGCGCAGCCCGGAGGGCAGAAGCGACACCACCGAACGGGACCAGGCGGCCGGGTCGGCGCCCTCGGGCGAGGTGAAGCTGACGGTCATGGTCACGTCGCTGAAGTGGCGCGGGCGATCGCCGCGCAGCTCGAAGGCGGCCCTGGCGGGGGTGGTGCCAGTCACCATGCCGAGGAACTCGCGCAGCGCCGCGTTGGCGCGTTGCAGCCGGAATCCGAGGTTGCACAATCGCCCGACGGCGTCCTTGTGATCGGCGAGTAAGGGGATGTGGGCGGTCATGGCGGTACTCCTGAAGCGATGGGGGAGGCGGTCCCGCATGGTAGCAACCATGCGCCCCGGCGGGGAGGGGGTGGCGGTAAAGAATGTTTGCGCCGAGCACCAAAAGGGCCCCGGCCGCAAGTGCGGCCGGGGCCCGGCTGGTTGGCGCTAGTAGCCCTTCGGGGCCTCTTGCTCGCGCGGGGCGCCCGAGAGGTCGACGCCCAGGCGCTCGGCGAGCGTGCGCTCGCGGTCGGTGACGGGGAGGCCGTCCATGGCCGCGAAGGCGAGCAGGCGCTTGGCGAGGGTGTCCAGCTCCTCGGGGCTGTTACCGGCCTCGAGGGCCGCGTGCTGGTAGCGGTCCTCGAAAAACTGGTTCATCACCGCGCGCAGGTGCTTGGTGGCGGGCTTGGTGGTGAAGGCGCGCATCGAGATGGGCCAGCCGTTGTGCGGGTCATGAACCGCGTCTTTGGTGCCCTCGGGGTCCACCGCCAGGCGGTGGTTGTAGACGCGCTCGAAGGAGTCGGCGGGCGCCTCGAAGGGGTGCCCGTCGGGCTCGTAGTGCCCGTCTTGTTCGTTCATTGTCCAGGCCATTATGCCACCTCATTCCTTTTCTGCTGCCAGCCGAGCTGGAAGACGATCGTCAGGTTGTCCTTGCCGGAAAGCTCGACGCACTCGGAGACGATCGACGTCGACAGCTCGTAGCCGTCGGGCGCCTCGTCCGCCAAGAAGCCGCGCGCCTTCTCGATGGCCCGGCTGGCCAGGTACGTGGCGCGCTCGCCGACGGCGCGCACCTCCACCTGCCCGACCGGGTTGTAATCCAGTTTGCGGATCGCCTTGGCGATCGCCCCGGCCACCTTGGCCGGGTTCGCGTCCGTGCGAACCTTGATGACATCCATTGTAGACATGACCGCCTCCACTTTCGAGCGCGGTTCAATTATAGCCGTGAGGGTTGTCAGAAAGATCAACTTTGCCATTGGATGAGGTCCTCCTGGTCGAGCGCGGTGAGCGCGGCGGTGACGGCGGGTACTCCGGAGCGGCCGTGGCCGAGGGCCAGGGCGATTTCGGCCGCCGACATGGGGCCGTGAGATTCGAGCGCGCCGAACACGCGATCGGCCGTGATGGGGCTACGTTTTTTGTTGCTGGCCATCGGGGGCCTCCTTTCCGGCGAGGACGGGGTGGGGGCGGGGGATGCAAGGGTGCGTCATGGGGGCTCCTTCTAGCGGTGGGGGTAGCGCAACGGGGGCCAGGCGCGTGCCTGACCCCCGCTATCCGGGTGGGTGAAAAACCGTTCCGAACCGGCCCTAGCCGTCCATCACGGGGCGGGCGCCGGGAAGCTCCACGCCCGGCAGGGTGTGGAGCCGCATGCGGAACACGCGCGGCTGGCTGTCTATCGCGAGCAGCTTGCCCGTCCGCGTCGAGTAGATCAGCTGGGCGTTGCGGCTGGGGCGCGTCTCGTCAAAGCCGCGCTGGGGCTCGACGCCGTGCTCGCGGAACCATTGGATGATGTGCCCGTGCCAGTAGGTGCCGCGCCGGGTCATGAGCGCCTTGAACCAGTAGCCGTCAAGGCCCCAGCTCACGCTCACGATCTCCTGGTTGGGCTTGGCCGCGTAGAACAGCCCCCGCCGCTTGACCGTCTTGTAGACGGTGCCCGGCCCCGACACGTCGGTCACGAGCAGGGTCCGCGCGGGCAAGAACCGATCGGCGAGCGGCGTGATCCCCGTGAACGGAATCCCGCCCCAGGTGCCGCGCGTCGGGTCGATCGAGTGCGAGCGATCCATGTAGCTCCAGCGGCCCTTGATGGGCACCCAGAACCAGCGGTGGTTGGCGCCCGCGAGCTTGCGGAAGTAGGGCGCCCCGGTGAGCGCCACCAGGCGCGGCTTGCCCCGCGCAGCCTTCTTGGCGGCCATCGGCTTAACCGGCATCGGCGGGGGCCTGCGTGTAGGGCACCGGCGCGTCGGCGGCCCAGGCGCGCGCGGCGACCTCCACCTGATTGAGGTCGGTGAAGTAGTCCACCGGCCAGGCTTGCGTGCCCAGGTGGGCGATCGCCGCCCAGGGGTGCAGGACCTTGGTGTTCGGGCAGCGGTACTTCTCGATCAGCACCATGCCGAGCCGCGCGAGGTCGAGCTTCAGGTCGGTGATCCGCGACTCGTGGTAGGCGCGCACCAGGCCCGCCTGGAATTGGGTGGCCGCGTACTCGGCCGCCTCGATGGTGTCGCCCATCCAGACGGGCGTCTTGACCGGGCCCTGGGCCCCGAAGATGGTCCGCGTGATGGCGAAGGCGGCCACGCCGTCGTCGTGCGCGAAGTCGGGAGTGAAGTCGTAGGCGCCCAGGCGGGACACCTTGGCGGCGAGCGCGTCGATGCGTTCGGGCAGGTTGCTGGTGGTCATGGGTGGCTCCTTTGGCGATGCCCCGGCCGATCGCCTCGGCCGGGGATGATGGGGGTAGGGGGTTAGAGGGTGGTGCGCTGGGCGACCGGCTCGCCGGGCGAGCCGGGGAAGGTGACGCCCGCCTTGCTAGTGCGCTCGTGCAGGCGCGCGGCGAGCCAGACCTCGATGGCGCCCAGGTTGTCGAATCCGATCACGAACGCCTCCGTGCCGCACACCCGCGCGAGCACCGCGAAGGGGTACTCGCGATCGATGGCCGTGTGGTCGGTGCGCACGACCACCCCGAGCGCCCCGGCCGTCTCGTCGAGCTTGCGCATCCGCTCGGCGTAGGTGAGGGTGGTCCGGCTGTCCTCGAGGAGCGTGATGCCGTTCTCCAGCGAGTCGACGGTGTCGCAGCCCATGACCAGGGCGTACGCATCGAGCGCCGTGATCACCTTGACGATCGCGAGGGGCACGGTCACGCCGCCGATGCGGAAGTCGCGCTTCAGCTCGACCCCCAGGGCGTCGAGCCGCGTGTCGAGCCGCTCCAGCCGCTGGGCCTGGTTGAAGAAGGTCTCGGCGCGCTCGATCAAGCCGTAGAGCCCGGCGTAGTCGTTGTCGAACGCGTCCGCGTCGATCGCCTTGACGAACTCGTAGGGGCCGTCCGGGTTGGTGCGGTCGACCAGGCGCACGTACGCCAGCTCGGCGTCTTGATCGTCGTTGGCGTCCGCAGGGGCCGTGTGCTCCTGAATCAGCCGGTAGCCGAAGGGCTTGAGCCGATCGTCCACGCGGTTGATCACCTGGAGGGTCGTCGTGACGTACTCGGCCTCGATGTCGTCGCGGAACGCCTCGATGAGCACCTCCTTGACGTTCTCGCTGTGGCCGAGCAGCTCGCGGCCGTTCATGCCGTTGAGGATGGTTTCGACGTCGTCCTCCAGGCGGTCCTGGGTGAGCGCGTCCTTGATGAAATCGGTGAGGGACATGGCGGTTCTCCTGTTCAACGATACACACCCTTGCGGGGTGGTTGGCGGTGGGGGCGGGCACGCGCCCTCCCCCTACTCTCTACTATCCAGGGCCTGAAAAAACCGTTCCTGGGGGCCCACCGGCACCCTACAGGTCCGCGATGTGCCGCCAGTAGACGGCGGGCACCCAGCCAAGGCGATCGAGTACGGCGGCGGCGTACTCGTGGATCACGCCGCGCACGATGCCCGCGACGACCTTGCGCTGACGGGCCACATGCGCGATCGCCATCTGGGCCGCGCGCGCCGCCTCGTCCTCCTCGTCCAGCGGCCCGGCGATCGTGTAGACTTGCCGCGCCTCGGCCATCGTCATGGTGCCCGAGGTGACGGCCGCGCGCACCCGGCGCTCGGCGGCGTTGAGGTCGTTCACGGTCACAACGCCGCCCGAGCCGCCGCCGCCGTTCGGCAAGGCGCCCTGCGCGGTGTAGATCGGCCCCGCCCCCCTCACGCCCGCAATACCCTCCGGCATGGGCGGGGGAGGCACGGCCCGGTGGCCACCGAGCGCGGGGGCGTTGTCGTCGCCTTCCGGCACCGCCCAGGCTTTCCGCAGGGCCTCGTTCTCGGCCCGGAGCGCGTCACGCTCCAGGCGCAATCGCTCGCACAGGGCCCGCAGGTTGGCGAGCGCCCGTTCGTTGTGCTCGGCTTCAAGGTACAAAGCGAGGGGATCCATAGGGCCTCCGGTCAAGAATGGTCAAGGCATGGCGAGCCGAAGTTGCCCCCGGTCAAGAAAAGTCAGGTTTTGCCCTTGACCATTCTTGACCGGGCACGCCCCGGCGGGTGTGTTTTACATGTGCCGCTCGGAGGCGCCAGCGGCGCGGTGGCGCGCTCGCAGCTCGCCCATGATGCTCGACGTCCGAATTAAACGGCCGGTCAAGGACTCCTGAAGCACCACGTACTCATCGCGCAGCAATCGGAAGGGGGCGCTGCGCGCGTTGCAGTAGGTGCGGCGATCGTTGTCGGTGAGCGCCTGCCACTTGGGGATGAAGTTGTCGGCGGTCGGGTCCTTGGTCGGGCTCTTCGAGTCGGCGATCGGGCGCCCCTGGTCGTCGGTGCACATCTCGGAGCGGCCCGGCACCGGCAGGAAGTGCTGGCAGGCGATGTCCAAGAGCGCGTCGGCCTGGCTCTTGAGCGTGCCGACGAACGCCAGCTGCGCATCGAGCCAGTTCATGGCCTCGGCGAGCCCGTGGGGGTCCTCGATCGGCAGCTCGCGGTCGAGCGCCTGCTGCACGATGCCCATGCGCTTGGCGTTCTCGCGGACCAGGACGTCGAGCGCGTCGATCAGGTCCTGGTCGGTGTAGCGGCCCTTCAGCCAGAAGCCGGGGTCGATGCGGCGCGCCGGGTAGACGCGCATGGGTGCGAGCGTCAGCGGCTCTTTCGCGGCGGCGTCGGCCGCCGTGGTGTCGGCGGCGGGCCGGGACTTGGCGGGGGTGGTCATAGCGGTCTCCTTAGAGCAGGCGCCCTTGCACGGGCGCGGGGCGGTAGGCGATGGCGGGGGCGGCGCCGGGCACGTAGGTGGCCCAGTCGCCGAGCGCCGGGCTCGGCGCCACGGTGAGCGGGCGGGCCAGGTGCATGATCTCGTGCGGGTCGAGGTGGCCGTTGAAGAGGGCGCTGGCGTGCTCGGCGTCAAGCTCCAGGGCCTTCGGCGCGTCCGGCAGCCCCCTGGTGTCGGCCGCCTGAAGCGCCTTGGCCAGCCCGTGCGGCCCGGTGCCGCCGTAGCCCGAGGCGAAGCCGTCGGCGATCACCTCGTAGCGCCCGCCCTCCGTCTCGAACAAGAAGCCGTGGCTGTAGACGTGCGGCGCCACGCCGTCCGGCTCGTTGAAGCTGACCAGCACCAATCGCCGGATGCGCTTGCGGTCCAGGCGGCTGGTGAAGGCGTGGAGCGCGTCGGCCGTCGTGCCGCGCGTGCCATGCACCTTGTAGGGGCCGACCTCAAGCCGGGTGTCGCCGCTGCGCACCGCGCACACGGGCCCCACGCCGAGCGTGCGGCTTTCAGGGCTGGTGAGCGGGCGCTGGCAGACCTTGCAGGTGACCCCGGCCTTGGCGCCCCCGATAGCAGGCGCCAGGCCGGAATCGGGGGTGCCGCCCAGGGCGGGCGAGAAGAAGTTGCTATCCACGGGGGGCCTCCTGACGCTTGCGGTACGACACGACGACCGGCAAGCCGCGCTCGTGCCGGGTGACGTGGGCGAAGAAGTAGGTGGCGGCGTGAAGAATTTCCTCGCGGTTGCGCAAGGCCCCCGCGCTGTGCGGACGCACCACCCAGGTGTCGCCGTCGCGGTACGCCTCGGCCGACCAGTCGGCCGGGCAGGCATCCACGCCGTTCTCCTGGTAATTGAGGTCATACGAGCCGTCCGGCTCCTCCGATGCCCAGATCTCGCGCGTGACCGGAAACGGCTCGTCGGGGTCGTTGGCGACCGGGACAGGGAAGAAGCCGTACTCCGCGACCAGGTTGGGGGCGGACGCCTCATCGAGGACTTTCAGGTTCAGCAGCTCGGTGCGGACATCCGGGCGGGCGGCGAACAGGGCGTTGCACTCCGGGCAGATGCCGTAGCGATCGCGCCCGTGTGGGCAAGGGGCGGGGGTGATGGGCATGGCGGTTCTCCTTGGCGGTGGGTGAAACGGGAAAACCCCCGGCCGCGCGAGGCGGCCGGGGTGGCGGGGGGGGTTAGCGGGCGATGCGGAACATCTGGACGCGCTCCTTGAGGGGGCGCCAGGTGGCCATGGTGTCCATCGCGGCGATCGCCTCGGAGCGCCGGGCCTCCGCGTCGATCTCGGCGTTCACGCGCGGATCCACGAAGAAGGGCAGGTGCGCGGTCGTCGTGATCGCGCGCGGCGCCTTGGCGGCCTTGCGGCCACGCTTGGCGGCGGCGTGGGCGGCGGCCACCGTGGCCTCCCAGGCGCCCGCCGTGAAGCGAGGGGCCTTGGGCAGCCGCAGCGTGTTGGTGCATGGGTAGCGCCCCGTGATCGTCACGCCGTCGGGGCGGGTGGTGACGATCATGGCAACGGGGGGCAGGGTGATCAGCTGGATGGTGGTCATGGCGGTTCTCCTTGTGGCGGTGGGGGTAACGGTGGGGGCGGCACGGCATAGCGCCTACGGTGCGCCGCCCCCTGGTGTCTGTTATCCGGGGCGTGAAAAAACCGTTCCTGGGGGCCCAGGAAGGCGCCGACTAGGGCGTCAGGCGCTCGCGCTCGCGCAGCGTGGTTTTGACCCAGTCGAGCAGGTACTTCACGCGGTTGATGCGCTGGCGCGCGTTCTCGATGACGTCCGGGTGCCCGGCGTACATCCCCATTTCCTCCTGGGTGTCGCTCAACATGCTGATGGCAATCATCTGCACGTCGGCCGGGTTGTTCCGGCCCCGCTCGGGGTCGGCGATCAAGGAGTCGAGCGCGTGCTTGGTGCAGCCGGTCATCAGCAAGAAGCGGGCTTCTTGCTCGGTCATGCCGGTCGCCACCAGGCGATCGACGGGGGTGGAGGCGTTGTTGTTCTCATTGGTCATGGGGGTTGTCCTTTCGTCGGTGGGGGTAACGGGGGCCTCCACGCCACGGGTGGCGTAAGGCTGGGCGGGCGCGGTGCCCTCCCTACTATCTACTATCCACACCCCGAAAAAACCGTTCCTGGGGGCCCTGGCCCATTTTCCTACGGCTTGCCCAGCATCCGCCACCAGCGCCTGGCCGCCTCGGCCCGCTTCACCTGCTCGGCCTGCTTGGCCTTCGCGCGCCGCCGCCGGGTGACGGCGTCTGCCACCAGGTTCCAGACGATGAACAGGGCCAGGGCCCCGAACCCGATCACCATGGCCCACAGCCAGACGTCGTGCTCGATCGCCCACACTGTGCGCGCGTGCCGCGCCTGCTCCTGGGCCAATAACCAATCTTTCATGGGGGTCCTCCACAAAGAGGGGGGCGGGGCTAGGCCCCACCCCCCTGCCGGGGTGCGCGCTCGTCGCGGCCACGCTCGTCGCGGCCACGGTGACACTCCCTGAAGTACTGCTCGCCGTCGGGTACGCGGCCCTTCTCGATCTTGAGGTCCAGCACGGCCGTGGGGCCGTGCTTGCGCCTGAGCGCGCCGCGCAGGATCTTGCGCTGGCGCAGCGCGCCGTCTTGCGAGTAGAACCGGCTCACGATCAGCCCGACCACGTCCGGCGCGGTGCCGGGCACCGGCAGGACGAGGTAGAAATTCCGCGCCACGGCCTACGCCTGGGCGGGGGCGTTCGGCTGCTGGAACGGCATGATCAAGCTGGTGAGCGGATCACCCTCGCGGTCGGAAACCAGCAGGCAGGGCTTGCCCTTGCCCGCGAAGAAGAAGCCGACGTTGGCCGAATCGTTGCTCTTGAGCGAGTCGAGCAGGTAGCCCGCCTTCATGAGCACCTCGAAGGGCTCGGACACCTCGGCGCAGTTGACCACGTCCGAGCCGCTGCCCGTCGCGTCGCGGGTGGCCTTGATCGTCAGCTCGCCCCCGGCGAAGTTGAGCGTGATGAGGTCCGCCTCCAGCTCGCTGGTCATGATCGACACGCGGTCGACCGCGTCGATCAGGCTCTGGCGGTCCAGGTAGACCGTTTGCATGGACTCCTTGGGGATCACCTGCCAGAAGGGCGGGTAGAGCCCGTCGAGGTGCCGGGTCGTCATGAACGCCTCGCCGCCGTTGACCTCGATGCCCAGCTCCCCGCGCGACTCGAAGAGCTTGACGGCGCCCTGCGCGCCCTTGAGCAGCTTGGCGACCTCGGAGGCGGCGCGGCGCGGGATGATCACGGTGAACTCGCCGTCGGCGTCGAACTCGCTGACGTAGTGGCTCAAGCGGAAGCCGTCCGTGCCGCACGCCTCCAGGCGCCCGCCTTGCAGGCGCAGCCACATGCCGCCCAAAACGCCCGCGTTCTCGCCGCCCATGATGGCGTAGCTCGTGCGCGTGATCATGTCGAGCAGGAGGCTCGCCTCCAGCTCAAGGACCGGCTCGCCCTGCGGCACCTTGGGATCCGGGTACTCGGCTGCGACCATGCCGCGCAGCTTGAAGGTGGTCCGCTTCTGCTTGACGACGGTCTCGACGCCGTCCTCGCAGGTGATGTCGATCGGGCCGCCTTGCAGCTTGCCGACGATGTCCGTCAGCTGCTTGGCAGGCACCGTCACGCGGCCGTCGGTGGCGGCGAGCAGGGTGGTGCCGGTCATCATGGTGCACTCCATGTCGGTGCCGTAGACCGACAGCGTGCCGTCTTTCACGCCGATCAAAAAGTTGTTCAGCACCGGCTGGGGCGCGCGGGTCGAGATGAAGGGGCGCACCTTGGAGAGCAACTCACGAAGGGCGGCCTGTTCGATGGTGAACTTCATGCGGGTGGTGGATCCTTTCGGTGGCGCCCGGCGGGCGCGGGTGGCTGGGGCCTCCACGCACCGTGGTCGCTATGACCGGGTGGCGGAAGGCGGGGGTGACGGCCCCTTTAGGGAGGGGCATGCGCAGGGTCGCACGCGGCCATGATACCAGGCGGCCGGGCCTGCCTGTTAGAAGGTTTGTAAACCGACACCACAAACGACAAAAGGCCCGCCCCGGTGGGGGCGGGCCTCCGCGCGATCGCCTACACGCGCTCGTCGTAGTCCGGCTCGTAAATGGTGTTCACGCCGATCGCGAGCGCCCGCTCGGCCTGCTCGTGCAGGTACTCGGGCGTCACCTCCTCGCCGCGCTCGGAGGCCGCCTGGCGCAGCTTGGCGCGCTGATCGTTGGTGAGCGCCAGCGTGGGCGGCTGGCAGATCACCATGTCGGCGAGCGCGTACGCCTTGGCGGCGATGTTGCCGCTCTCGCCGTCGCCCTCATACATGGCCGTGATCTCAAGGGCCAGCGCGCGCATGGCGTCGGGTTTGGCGGGCGCGGCGTGCGCCAGCACCATCTCGGCGAGCTTGGCGCCGTCGGCGGGCTCGTAGGCGCCGCCGGGCGCGCGCCAGGCCCCCACGATGCTCGACGCCAGCTCGCGCTGGGCCGCCATGTTGTTGCCGACGTACTCGGGGGCCCCCAGGTACGGGTCGAAGCCGCCCTTTCGGCGCCACTCGTCGAGGGCCTGGCTCAGCTCGGCAAGCCGAACGGCCAGCTCGTCGAGCCGACCGGGGTCGTTGACGTCGAGTATTTGGGCGGTGATGCGCCGCTGCTCGGCGATGTTGGCGTTGGGATCCATGGCGGTTCTCCTTGTCAAAAGCCCGCCCCGGTGCGGGCCGCGCACGGTTGCGCTTCCCTGCCGGGGCGGGCGATGGGGGGTGAGGGGACGGGGCTAGAAAAAGCAGGCGCGCGTCGAGGTCTTGACGAACGCCGGGCGATCGCCCTTCAGGTCGTAGGCGATGCGGTACTCGCGGCCGATCTGGGCGATCCAGATGCTGCGGCCCCATTGGTTGTTGTCGTGCTCGCGCGTCATGAGCGCGCCCTCGATCATGGGGCGCAGGTGGATGCGGACCGCCTTCTTGAAGATGAGCCGCATGGCGTGGGAGTCACCGGGGAAGTTGCTCTCGGCGAAGGCCGCCGCGTCGAGCGCGCGGTCGACGCCGTCCGCGCGGCCGAAGCGCTCGCGCAGCTCGTCGAGCGCGAAGCCCATCTCGTGGCGCAGGGCCCGGTGCACCGAGGCGACGGCGTCGGCCTTCCAGTCGGCGGGGGCGGCGGGGGCCGCGCGGCCGGACAACTGGGACTCGAGGGCGGATAGCCGGGCGTGAAGCTCCAGCATGCGCACGCGGTCGAAGGCGAGCGCGTCGTGCAGCCGGTCGTTTTCGGCCTCGGTGGCGGCGGCCCGATCCAGAATGGATAGGGCCGCCTCCTCGCGGGCGTAGGCGCCCTGGGCGATCGCCTCGGCCTCGGCCGTCTTGCGGGCCACCTCGATGGCGATCGCGCGCATGCGGGCTTGCAGCTTCTTGTTGTCGTGGCAGGGGCGGCAGTACACTTGCAAGCCGTCGCGCCGCGAGCGGCACAAGTTGAAGGCGACGGCGGGGAGGTCGATGCGGCAGGCGGGGCATGTCTTGGTGGCGGGGGTGGCGGGTGCCTGTGGCGCGCAGCCGGGCAGGTGAATTTCGTGTGGGTGTAGCAAGGCGGTTCTCCGTTGTCGGTGGGGGTGGCGGTGGTTGTTATGTTAGCAGTCGAGGGCGGCGCCCGGCAAGAACCAGGCACCGCCAGGGCGTTAGCGGGGCAGATGAAACTTGATGACCTGGCCGTGCCAGACAAGGGCCATCGTGGGGTCGTACGCCTCGGCCGCCTGGTGCAGCTCGCGGCGCAAGATTCGAATCCGGCCGCCCCTCTCGTGCACGGCGTTCATGGTGGCCAGGCCGTAGGTGTCCGGCTTGAGCCATTGATCGCCGTGCTTGGCGAGCCACTCGTCGACAAACAGCCAGCGCGAGCCGTCCAGCGCGAGCAGGACGGTGCCCTTGGGAAGCAGGGCGAGCAGCTCGCTCACGGGCGCCACGGCCTCGGCCTCGGCCTTGGCGTGCGCGAACACGTCGTCCCAGGTGAACGGCTGGCCCGCGCCGATCGGGTGCGGGGGCAGGATGCGCGCCGTCACGGCTGGGCCTTTCTCGCCTCGGCGATCAGCTCGGCGCCGACGATGACGTTGTCGGTGCCGTACTGGGGGTCGGCGATGTCGGCGACGTTCCAGTAGAACGGCTCCTTGGTGTAGTGGTTGATCCCGTGGACGTGCCAGCGGTAGCGCCCGTCGGCGGCGCGCTTGATCGTGAGGACCTCCCAGGGCTTGCCGTCCGTGACGGGCAGCGGGCGCTCCACGCCGCGATCCCAGCGGTGCTTGTAGCAGGGCTGGCAGCGGGCCTTGGCGTAGTAGGGGCCGCCGCAGCGCTCGCAATGCCTGGCCTGCGGGGTGGCGGCCGGGCTCATGCGCCCGGCGCAGACGGCGTAGCCGTTGACGAAGTCGACCATGGAGCACATGTCGGGCGTGCGGTAAATTTCCTCGTCGTCGGCGTCGTAGGCGATCACGCTGTTCTCGTCGGGCACGGGGCGAATGGTGACGCCGTGCTCCGAGAGCAGGTCGTTGGCGTAGCCCATCTCGGCGCGGTCCATCTCAGTGAAGCGGAAGGGGGCGGGGGTCGGGGTGGTCATGGCGGATCTCCTTGAAAGCCCCGGCCGCGCGCGGCCGGGGGCATGGGTTAACTCAGGACCGTTCCCTTACGGGCCTTGACATCACGAACGCAATCAGGGCAGTTGATCTCGCTGGCGCGCTGAATTTTGCCCTTGGAGGTTTCGTATTGACCGACCTTTTGGGTTTTCTTGTGGCCGCAGTAGTAGGTGACCTCGACTCGAATATTCATGGCGTTTGTCTCCTGAAGCCCCCGGCCGAAGCCGGGGGTGGGGGTGGGGTTAGATGCCGACCTTGGCCATCTTGCACGCCTCGGCGAAGGCGCGCACCTTGAGGGCGTTGCCGTTGCCCTCGAAGCCGATGTTGCGCAGGCGGTTGTTGTCGTTGCGGTAGCCCATGTGGTGATCGGCGTACTCGGTGAGGGCGTTGTAGGCGCCCCAGAGCGTGCCCTTCGCCATGTCGGCGCCCATGCCGTACTCGACCAGCTCCAGGCACTTGTCGAGCGCCTTGGGCACCTTGATCTCGCCGCCCGCGTCGCGCACGGCCTCCGCGTCGGACAAGTCCTTCTCGGTGGCCTGGCGCTTGAGGCAGCGGAGCAGGAACTCGCGGGTGCGCTCGTCGTTCAGCTTGGTGGCGCCCATGGCGTTGGCGGCCTCGCTGAAGTTGGCGTAGAACTCGCTGGTGCGCGCCATCAGGTTCTCGGTGAACTTGGTGGTGAGCCCCATCTCCTCGGTGACCGCGTTCTGGGTGCGGCTCACCACCGAGGCGGTGTGCCGGATCTGGATGCCGCCGCCCTTGAGCGCCTGAGAGAGCGTGTTGGCGCACACGACCCGCACGGGCGTCATCTTGATCGTCACGCAGCCGAAGCCGTCGTGGCGGTTGGTGAGCAGCAGGTACTTGGTGATCAGGTCCTTGTGGCGGCCGACTTTCACGGTGACGTCTTTCGGCAGCTTGACCATGATCCAGATGCACCGGCCGCCGTCGAGCACGCCCGCCGTCTCGATGCAGGCGTCCTTCGGGCTCAGGATCGCGTCGATGAAGCCGAACGCCTCGCGGTTCTGGAGCGGGGTGTAGGCGTTGCCGACCGTGCCGAGCACCACGTCGTCGGTGGCGCGCACCGTCGCCTTGGCGATCTCGATGCCCTGGTGCTTGATCCGGCCGCTCTTGCCGGGGATCTCGATGTAGAGCGGGCGCAGCTCCACGTCCCAGTCCATGTTGGCCGCGACGATCGCCTCGGCGGCCGTCAGGTTGTGCGGGAGCACCACGCCCAGCTTGTGCCAGGGCGTGACGCCCGAGCCGCTGAACATGGAAGCCTTGCCGTTGATGATTTCCAGATTGTGAGCCATGGCGGTTCTCCTTTTAACGGTGCGCACCCTTGCGGGGTGGTTGGCGGTGGGGGCGGGCACGCGCCCTCCCCCTACTATCTACTATCCAGGGCCTGAAAAAACCGTTCCTGGGGGCCCTAACTGCCCCGGCAGGCGCCCCGGTGCGCCGAGCCCCGCGCGTTCCGGCGCGCCTCTTGAAGCTGGGCCACCGCGACGCTGCGGATGTCGAGCAGCACCTCGAGCATCAGCGCCTGGTTGGCCGTGACGGCCTCCTGGGCGGCGACGATCGCGGCGGTGTTGGCGGATACCCCGCTGTTCGGCATGGTGGCGTCGGCCGCCTCCTTGGCGCTCTTGATCTCGTTGCGAAGTTCGGTGGCCTCGCGCATGTGGTTGTGGGGCATGGTTGTTATCCTTTCTTGAACCAGCCGGGGGTGACGTGGGCGAAGCCCTGGCCGTAGGCCATCAGGACGGCGCCCGCCGCCTCGGCGGACGTCGCGTAGTACATGACCTGGTCGGGGCCGTTGGGCCCCAGCCGGATCGGGGTGCTGTCGGCCGTGCGCGCCTCGTACTGAGGGGGTTTGCCGGGGCCCGCGCTCCATGTGAGCACGGACCCGATCAAGGTGCCGTCGAGCCAGACCTCCTGGTGCGTGCGGCCCGTCGTGTTCAGGCTGATCTCCATGGGGCTAGTCCCCGCCTTCGTGGAGCAGCTCGCTGAGCAGGTCGAGCGCGCAGGTGCGCAGGGCCATCTTGTAGCCCTTGCGGGCCAGCGCGATCTCCTCGTCGCTGGCGCCGAGGGCCTCGGCGTACTCCGTGCCGATCGGGTGCCGGACGCCCTCGTCGTCGATGAGCATCAGGTCGTCCATGGGGTCGTTGGTGAGGGTGTAGGGGCGATCGTCGGGGATGGTGATCGTGGCGCGCTCGTGCTGGGTCATGGGGCGTTCTCCTTATAGGGCCCCGGCCGCGCGGCCGGGGCAGGTGGGGTGTTGGGGTAGGGGGCTAGTAACCGGCCGCCTCGGCTGCGTAGTCGCGCTGGCCCGAGCCCTTCTTGATCAGGTTGGAGCGATCGGCCATGTAGGCGGGCGCGTCGGGGTCGGGCGTGCCGTCCGAGTAGCCATCCCATGTGCTCGACAAGCGGCCGTCGCAATCGGCGCCGTCGCTGGTGCGCTCGTAGCTCCAGAAGGGCAGGCCGTCGGTGTCCGAGTCCTCGCGCACCGTGATGCCGCTCAGGCTCCAGCCCTCCTCGGTGGGCACGCGGCCGGTGCCGACCGCGATATGGGTGATGCGCCGGGCGCCGGGCACGCTGTAGAGCGTCACGCGCTGGTATTCCTCCTCCTCGTCGCAGGGCACCATGGCGTCCTCGCAGCCCGCCGCGATTTCCTCGTCGGTGGGATGGCGCAGGCCGGGACGCTTGATCGTCACGTCCTCGACCTTGATGCTCCCTCCCATCTCTTCAATGATCCAGCTGGTGGACATGTAGAACACGAAGGGGGCGAGGGTAGGCTGGGCGGTCTGTTCATTGTTCATGGGGTGATCCTCCTGTGTGGGCATGGTAGTGGGCAACCGGCGGCCCCACAAGGGGCCGCCGGGGGATGGGCGGGGCTAGAGGGCGGGGGCGGGGGCGTGGCTCACCAGCCGGGCCTTGTGGCCCCCCATCGGGAAGCCGAGGTCCAGCTCGATCAAGGCGCCGCAATCGCAGCGCACCTGGGCGGCACCCGTGCCCGTGGCGGTGCGCCGCGAGCCCATGTAGTCGTTCCAGTTGTAGTGCCGGACGCACTCCGGGCAGGCGCCCCGGCGCTGGCTCGGCACCAGCGAGGCGTTCTTGCCCTGCTTGATCACCGTGTCGGCCATGTCGGTTTGCGACAGGTGGTGCGCGTAGCGGCTCGCGTCGCCGATCGCCTCGAAGGTGGCGATCAGGGTGTCGATGTAGGAAGCAGGGCCGACGATCTGCTCGACGCGGCGATAGATGCGGACCTTGCCGGTGGGGGTGGTGTTCTTGGGGGCCATGGCGGTTCTCCTTTCAACGGTGGGGGTGACGGGGGCCTCCACGCCACGGGTGGCGTAAGGCTGGGCGGGGCACGCGCCCCTCCCTACTGTCTGCTATCCAGACGCAAAAAAAACCGTTCCTGGGGGCCCTGGGGCGCCGGTGGAACGGTTTTTTTCGGGTGCGTGCGGTCTTGCGGCTCAGGCGGGCCGGGGCGGCCTCGGCTGAGCGCCTGTGCGGATTTGGTTCACGACGCGCTGGGCGTCTGAAATACTCGCTTGAATGGCTACAACCGCCTGCTGGGCGGGATCCGGGGCAATGGTCTCGGGGATCGGCATGACGGCCTCCTTTCATCTCGATCACAGTATGCCCGGCACGCGGAGCGGCCACCCTGAAGGTTGGCTAAAGGCGCATGAAGAAATTTGTTCGTCCGATCTGGAAAAAAAGATGGGACGTGGTGGCAAATGGCGACCTTTTGTCCGCTTGCCTGGCTACACTCGGATCAAGCGCGGACTATCCGCCTGCTGCGAGGTTGCCGATGTACGAAGTTGACGGTCACTACTTCCGCATGATCACGCCTGCTCTGGTCAAGAGCGTGGGCGTGGCGGAACGCGTGCCCGCCGGTGACTTCGACAGCTTCGAGCCGCAAGACGACGAGGCGGACCGCATCCCCGAGGGCGCGCAGCGCATCATCGAGGGTCCGGCCTCCACCCCGAGCCGCGACATGCAAGGCGAGATCGTCGAGCCCTCGGGCCTGGATCTGAGCTACTTCAAGCGCCACGGCCGCATCAACTGGGATCACGGGCGCAACCCGCGAGACATCATCGGGCAGCCGGTGCGCTGGCGCGTCACGCCCGACGAGTTCTACCTCTACGCCCTGCTCTACAATGGGGTCGAGAAGGCGGACGACTCGTGGAAGCTGTTTGAGGCCGGTGCGACGCTCGCGTGGTCCGTGGAGGGCAAGGTGCTCGAACGGGCCAAGGGCGAGCCGACCCGCGTGGTGCGCGCCTACGTGATCAACGTGGCCCTCACGCCGAACCCGGTCTGCCAGGACACCTTCGCCTCGATGGCCAAGAGCCTGGACGCGGCGGCCGACGAGCTGAGCAAGACCCTGAGCACCACGTCGGGTGGCGTGCTGATCCCGCAATCGCTCGAAGGCGACGGCAAGGATCGCAAGCCCAAGACCCGCGAGGAGGAACTTTTCGACCGGCACTTCGACAAGGCGCTCGGCATCACCGACGCCGCCTGCGGGTGCGTGTCGAGAAACGGCGAGGCGACCCTGTTTGTCAATGGCTACCGGGGCGCCATGTCGCACTTTTTCAACTGTTGCGGGGCAACGCCGGAACAGGCGTCCGACCTTGCTGGAAGGCACCACGAGATCGCCCGTAGCACCGGGCGCCTGCTGAAGGGAGATGCGTAAAATGGGCGGTGAGCACAACACCAACTCGGCCCTCGAGGGTCTGTACAAGGCCCTCAACGAGGAGGCCGAAGGCGCCGAGAACGACGGCGGCGTCGAGGACGGCGAAGAGGACCTGACGAAGGGCTTCGACGGCGACGAAGATGCCGAGGACGGCGACGCCGAGGACTTCGAGAAGGGCTTCGAGCCCGACTTCGAGAAGGCCGAGGGCGGCGATGACGAGGACGAAGAGTCCGACGCCGACGGCGACGAAGATGCCGAGGACGGCGAAGATGCCGACGCCGAAGGCGACGACGAGGACGACGATGTCGAGAAGTCCTTCAGCGACTACTTCGATGCCGATGGCGACGAGGACCTCCAGAAGTCGATCGATGCGTCGAGCGTGCTGAGCCGCTTGACCGAGGCGACCGCCTCCGCGTTCGACGGCTTGCAGGAAACCCTCAACAAGAGCCTCGAACAGCAGGACAACGTGAACGAGGCGCTCGTGACGGGCCTGACCTCCACGATTCACCTGCTCAAGAGCATCGGCAACCAGGTCGAGACCTTGTCGGCGGAAGTTGCCCGCATGGGCAGCACCCCGACGGCGCGCCGGTCGGCGGCGGCCAGCACGCCCACCCTCAAGAAGTCGGTGGCCAACACGCAGCCGCCTTCCGAGATGGAGGGTCTCACGCACCAGGAACTTCAGGAGAAGCTCGTCAAGGGCGCTCAGAAGGGCCTCGTCGGCGTGGACACCATCTCCGCTTTCGACCGCACCGGCAGCGTCCCTGCCGCCGTGTTCGCCAAGGTCAAGGATCTCTAGGGACGGCCAGACCACCAAGCGGCGCGGAGCGCGACCGCAACCAAACGAGGAGGAGAAAAACCCATGGGTAATGATTTCGTGGGCCTGGCCGACTACGCCGGGCACTTCGAAGAGCTGGGCGAGGCCCAAGCCTTCGGTCACGGCGGCGCCAGCTTCGCCCGCCGCGACATGGTGCAGAACCTGAACAAGGCTCTCGCCACCAACGGCTCGGTCGGCGCCGACGGCTCCGTGCTGATCCCCCAGTCCCTGGAGACCACCTTGCAGGTGCTGTCCTTCAAGCAGGACGCCCTCAAGCTGTGGCAGCGCGTCGCCAAGAAGCCCGCCTTCAACGTGGTCGAGCAATTCGACTACCTCGAAGAGTACGGCTCGGATGAGCTCGGCTTCATCGAGGAAGGTGGCCTGCCTCCCGAGGACGACAGCAAGTACGGCCAGGACTTCGGCAAGGTCAAGTTCATGGGCACCACGCGCAGCGTGACGCACCCCATGACCTTGGTCAACACCATCGCGGGTGTGCAGCCGATCATCGACCGCGAGGACCGCAACGGCACCATGCAGCTGCTGCGCACCCTCGAGACCGCGCTGTTCTTTGGCGACGACCGCGTCAACCCGCAGTCGGTGAAGGGCATCTTCCAGCAGATCGAGGAGAAGGCCCCGAAGAACATCATCGACCTTCGCGGCAAGGCCATCTCGGACGTCGTGCTCGAAGACCTCGACAACGCCGCCTCCGAGCGTTACGGCAAGATCGACGTCATGTACATGGAGAACCGCCAGAAGACCAACCTGAGCCTCTCCCTGTTCGGCAACAAGAAGATCGACCTGCCGACCTCGGTCAACCGCACCAACCTGGGCATGGTGGTCAACCAGTACCAGGGCAACAACGGCAACTTCGACCTGGAGAGCCACCAGTTCGTGCGTCGCGGCGGCCCCGCCCCCTCGACCGCGCCGACCAAGGCTCCCGCGACCCCCGCGTCGGTCACCGCCACCCCCCGCGACGTGGTCGGCGAGACCTCGATCCTGACGGCTGGCTCCTACGTCTACACCATCACCGCCGTCGGCGCGGGTGGCGAGTCGTTGGGCGTGACCTCGACCGCTGCGGTGGTGGCCGATACCGGCGACTGCGTGGACGTCGTGTTCCCCAACGTCGTCGGCGCCGTGTTCTACAAGATCTACCGTGGCGACGCGGGCAAGACGCCCCTGTACCTCACGAAGGTCGCGCGCACCGGCACCGCGAACGTCACCTACACCGATCTCGGCAAGTGGCTCCCCGGCACCTCCATGTCCTTCGCCCTCCAGATGGATCCGGACGAAGGTATGGCCTGGAAGCAGCTCGCTCCCTTGATGAAGCTGCCGCTCGCGCAGATCGACACCAAGATGCGCTGGGCGATCCTGCTCTACGGCGTCCTTCAGGTCTACCAGCCCCTGAAGAACTTCGTGCTGATCAACGTCGGCGACAGCGGCATCACCCACGAGATCGACCTGCCCCGCCCCCGCAACTAGCGGCCAACGGGTAGCACACCTGGGTTTGAGGGGCGGGAGGGATTTCCCTCCCGCCCTTTTTCCAGGCCCCATCATCGCCATCACCCCGTTATGAGGAGACTCCGTCCATGCCCAAGATCAAAAACGCGCTCGGCCTCAAGAACACGACCGCGAACACCAAGTACGGCCCCCTGACCTTCGACGCCCAGGGCGTCGCCGACATCGAGGATCAGGCCGCCTTCGACAAGATCACGGCCATTCCCGGCTTTACCGGCGTGACCGAGACCAGCCTGGCCACCGAGGCCGCCACCAAGGCCGCCGACAAGGCCAAGGCCGCCGCCGACAAGGCCGCCCAGGAGAAGGCCGACGCCGACAAGGCCAAGGCGCAGGCCGACGAGGCCGACGCCAAGGCCAAGGCCGAGCAGGCCGAGGCCGACAAGGCCAAGGCCGACGCCGAGGCCGCGCAGGAGAAGGCCGACAAGGAGAAGGCCGAGGCCGACAAGGCTGATGCCGCCGCCAAGAAGGCCGCCGAGAAGGCCGCTCCCAAGGCCGACAAGGCCAAGTAAGAAGGACACAGCCCCATGGACACCATCGCCCTCGGTCAAGGCGGCTATTTCACCCTTCCCGGCTGGCGCGCGGACATCCTCGCCATCCCGGTGAAGGCGCGCGTGTCGGTGCCGAGCCTCGACATCGTCGATCAGCGCGCGTCGATCCTGACCGACGGCCTGGTGCGGGCGCGCTTGCAGCGATCGCAGGCAGGCGCGCCCGGCATCCATGAGGCCATCTGGACCCTGACCCTGCCGATCATCGGCGAGATCCTCACCGACGAGGACGAGCCGCAGTATGAATCGTTCGAGGTAACAACCCAGTTCGAGATCACCGACGATCCGGCCAAGCTCGACCCCATGCGCGACTACTTCGACGCGCGCGGCTTGCCCACCCCGACCTACTTGCGCCAGAAGATGCTTTTCGGCCTGCCGCTGCTCGACGCGAACAACCGGCTTTATGGCGACGCGCCCATGCAGGCGGCCATCTACTCGGCCGCCGAGCGCATCGAGCGCGCGCTCGACACCACGATCGGCCGCCGCGTGTTTTCGAGCATCCCCGGCACCACCGACTTCGAGCTGGAGGTGGTGCAAGAGAACGGCTACGACATGGACCCCACGCGCTTCCGCAACGCCTACGGCCTGATGCGGCTCCGGCACCACCCGGTGTCCGAGGTGCGCGCCTACGAGCTATGGCTCGGCGATCGCCGCATCCGCGAGATTCCCCCGTCGTGGATTCGAATCTCGCACGGCTCGGGCGACGTGCAGCTCTTGCCCGACGCCACGACGACCCTGATGAGCCAATTCGGCGGCTCGGCCATCCCCTTGCTGGGCTCGTTGAATACGGGGTCAGCCGTCCCGCACCTGATCCGCACCACGTACGTGGCGGGCTGGAAGGTGGACGCGTCCCTGGCCGATCTGATCGCGTGGGTGGCCACCCAGGTCATCTTGATCACCATCTCGGACTCGGTGACGGCGGGCCTGGCGAGCATCAGTACCAGCATCGACGGCGTGAGCGAGTCGGTGAGCACCACCAACAGCTCGACCAACAGCACGTATGGCGCCTTCATCATCGAGATCGGCAAGCGCATCACCGAATGGATGAAGACGAACGCCGACAGCTACTCGGGCGGCCCCAAGATCGCGGGCTGGTAGGAGGACCCCATGGGATTCGGCGCCAAGTTCAACCCGCTCCAGCTGGCCCAATTCATCGACCGCAAGGGCCAATGGGTCGACTGGTATCGCACGCAGCGCTGCCCGTGCCTGACCCCGGAGGGCTTCCCCCAGCCCACCTGCGCGGTGTGCGACGGCCTGGGCTACATGCGAGAAGAGCCGAAGCGAATCCGCGTCTTGCTCACCGGGCACAACCGCAAGGGCGATCGCGGCGCGTCCGGCACCGTCGACACCGGCAGCCGCTCGATCACGCCCCATGTGCGCATCCGGCTCTCCGAAGGCGACTGGATCGTCACGCGCCAATTTCCCGGTCGCGCCTCTGAAATCGTCAAGTACCCGGACGGCAAGCTCAACGAGCTATTCCCCAAGGCCATCCTCGGCATCAAGACGCTCCGCGCGGGCGCCGTTCACGAGTTTTCCCCCACGTCCTACGCGCTCGGGGCGCTCGGGGCGATCGCGTGGTCGGGCGCGGACGTGCCCGCCCCCGGCGAGGTGCTCTCGGTCGAGTTCACCTACCAGGAGGCGTACCAGGTCCATCGCGGCGACAAGCCCATGAACCGGGGCTTCGAGGATCAGCGATTGCCGGACAAGGCCACCGGCAAGCTGGTCACGCGGCGCAAGCTGACCGGCGTGGCGATAGCCGACCCCGAGGTGCCGACCGGCTTCGAGGTCACCATGGGCGACACCCTCTTCGGCGGGGCGGTGTAGCCCATGGCCGAGATCGTCATCAAGCTGAAGGCGACCGGCCGCGAGGGCGTCATGAAAAACGCCCGCAGGCTTAGCCAGCTGCGCAACGCGGACGCCTACCCGCACACGGCGAAGGCGGTCGAGCGGCTGACGCGCGAGTCTCAAAAGGTCATGTTGCGCGCGGTGCAGGGCAACCGCGTGTCGTGGTCGGGCGGCCAGTTCGTCATTCACCGCATCACCGGCGGCCTGCACGGCTCGATCCTCGGCGGTCTGCGCTACCCCTTTCAGGGCTCCAAGCTCAAGGGCGGCATCGAGATCAAGATCAAGTATTACAAGTTCCTGCGCGACGGCATCAAGCCCTACGACATGAAACCGGGGCTGCTCAACAGCCCCAAGGCCAAGATCAGCCGCCGGGGCATCAAGTACCTGATCGTGGCCATTCCGACGAGCAAGCACCGCTTCGCGGCGCGCGTGTTCCGCATCGTGACGAGCCGCTCGAAGGGCTGGATTCACCCCGGCATCGCGCCCATGCGGCTCGACAAGTACACCAACGAGAAGATGAGGGACAAGGCGTCGCGCGTGCTGCGTGAGGCGCTCAAGAAGGACATGGGGGTGTAGGAATGGCGCTGCCGCCGAAGGACCTCGACCTGAAAATGGAGATTATCGCGGCGCTCCGCGTGCTGCTCCCCAAGGTCGGCGGACAAAATTTCGAAGTCCGAAACGCGTATCCGACGCTCCCTTCTTTGCTACCATGCATCTCGGTGACGCAAGCAAGCGGCGGCCTGGACAGCGAGACGATCGGCGAGCAATTCACCGAGACCGTCCAGGATACGGACGACGGCAAATGGTACACCGTCGAGGGTGCCTACTACCGCCAGTCCGTGGAGGTGACCGTTTGGGCGCTGACCCCCGACGATAGGGACCTCATCAAAAGAGCGGTCCGCAAGGTGCTGTGGCGGGTGCGCAAGGCGCTGTCCGACGCGAAGGATCTGCACAAGAGCCAGCTTAGCGAGCAGGGCGATAGCCAGGACTTCGACAAGGACGCGCCGAACGACATTTTCATGTACACCTTTGAAATTTCGGGGGTCTCCCCGATCACCGAGGTCACGCCGCTGGGCGATCCGGCCGAGGATGTCACGGTTACGGGGACCTGGGTCCTGCAATAAGCGGGATCGGTCCCACAAACAGAGGAGGTTAATGTGGCTACCAAGGGCATCACTTTTGCCGGGCGCACCATCCTGATTCCGGGCGCGTACGGCTTCGGCGACGCGTCCGAGATGGTGGAAATTCGCATCGGCGCGTTGAACGTGGTCATGCTGGTCGGCACCAGCGAGGGCGGCGAGCCGAACAAGCCGCTGTATTTCTCGGCGGGCTCGAAGGAGCGCGCGCTCAAGGTTCTGCGCGGCGGCCCGCTGCACGCGGCGGCCCGTGCCGCCTGGACGCCGAGCCCCGAGTCGAAGGGCGCGGACGTGATCATCGCCTTGCGGGTCAACCAGGCCACGCGCGCGAAGCTCACGTTCCTCGATACGGCGGGCACCCCGGCCGAGGCGTTCGACGTGTTCGACCGCGACTGGGGCAAGCACGGCGTCGGCACCCAGGTCGGCATCCTGGCGGGCAAGGATGACCCCGATCTGCGCCGCGTCGTGATCAAGAAGATCTCGGACAAGGTCGATCAGATCTCGACCGACCTGGGCAACGTGCTCGCCATCGCCTACACCGGCAACGGCTCGGCCTGCACCATCGACGTGGGCCTGGTTGCGACCGTGCCGACCTTGACGGTGAGCGTGACCGGCGCGACCGACGGCTCGACCTCGTTCCAGGTGGACCTCACGGATCCCGCCGTGGACACCATCGAGAAACTGGCCGACCTGTTGCAGAGCCAGACCGGCTTCAACGTGAAGGTCCTGGGCGCGGCCCAGATGAAGAGCGAGTGGCTCGACCCGATCGGCACCCCGGTGGCGCTCACGGCGACGGCCGCCAAGCTCACGGCGATCAACGGCGCCTGCGTCGAGTTCATCAACCGCTTTGCGGTCTGCGCGGTCGCCGAGTTCAAGAGCAACGTGGCCCCGGTGGCCGTGACGGCCCCCACGTTCCTCTCGGGCGGCGCCGAGGGCACGGCCACGCTCGACGACTACAAGGCCGCCTTCGCCAAGCTGGCCGCCGAGCCCGGCTACTTCCTGGTCCCGTGCACCGACGACGACCTGGTGCAGGGCGCGGCCCTGGAGCACTGCCTGGCCATGAGCGACATCAAGATCAAGATGCGCCGCACGGCCTACTTCGGCCACGCGCTCGGCGAGGTCGTGTTCAACCCCGACGGCTCGACCGACATCACGGCGCTCGCCGAGCGCATCTTCAAGCTCAACAGCGAGCGCGTCTTGATGGCCACCCCCGGCATCAAGGTCGAGGACAAGGGCGCCGAGAAGCTCTTCCCCTCCTGGCTGCTTGCCGCCGCGATGGCGGGCATCAAGGCGGGCGGCAAGCCGCAGGACTCGCTGACCGGCAAGTACGTGCTGATCAAGGGCCTGGAGGGCGACTACGACCCGACCCAGAAGGAAGAGGTGATCAGCGCGGCGGCCTCCTACGTCGCCAAGACGAAGAAGGGCTTCCGCATCGGCATCGGCCAGCTGGCCCAAATCCGCACCACCAACACCCTGGCCTCCGAGCCGTCGGTGCTGCATGTGTCGGACACCATTCTGACCAACATGGAGGAGCTGCTCGAGGAGAAGTACGTCGGCATCCCGCCCACCAGCGAGATGAACATCCGCCTCGGTCAGATCAAGCGCGACGTCGAGAAGATGCTCGACCTGGCGGCCAAGGAAGGCATGCTGGTCGGCGGCCTGAAGGACGGCAAGGCGGTCAAGCCCTTCCGCAACGTGAAGGTCACCTTCTCGAACCGCACCTACAGCGTCGAGTTCGAGGCGTCCATCGCCGAGCCGGGGAACTACATCACCATCACCGCGCACTGGGCCGCTGTCCAGGGCGTGGCGGCGTAGGCTGAGGCCAGGAGGAGAGTTAAACAATGGCATCCCGTACCACTCAGAAGGTGCGCTCGCACCTTCAAGCGAAAATCTACCTGGCGGGCACGGAGATCGGTTCCGGCCGCGCCCAGTCCTTCGACGCCGATCACGACTTCGGCACGCAGGCCGTCCACGGCGTGGGCGACTACGAGGCGGCTGAGCATGTGTTCTTGAAGTTCAACGGCACGCTCACGCTCGACACCTTCATGATCCGCGAGCAGGATCTCGTCAACCTGGGCGTCGCCGCCCTGGGCAAGGAGATCCTGGACCTCGAAGTGCTCGAAGTGACCCTCCACGACGAGAACGGCCTGACGCTGCGCAATTACGAGGACTGCGTGATCCAGCGTTACCGCGAGACGATCCGCCAGGGCGAGATCTGCGGCGAGAACGCCACCATGTTCTTCCGCACGGCCTCGAAGGGCGGCGCCACGGGCGCCGAGCAGGCCCCGGCGCAGACGGGTCTGACCCCGTCGGCCCCGGCCATTACCCAGTAGGCTTGACGGCCCTCCAGGGCGGCCCGGTTAGCGCCGACGGCCGCCCCGGAGGGCAAGCCCCTCTTTAACGCCATCACCGATCCCCAAGGAGACCCCATGGACCCCAACGCCAACCGCACCGCGCAGACGCCCCCGGCCGCCCCCGACAAGGCCGAGGACGCCGCCCCCGAGACCCCCGTGCTGACGCCTGAAGCCACCTCCGTGATGGCCAAGGTGTTCATGGGCAGCGACTTCACCGACACCTTCACGCTCAAGCAGGCGGTCGACGCCTGGAACGGCACCCGTCAGGCCGTCTTGCACCCGGACACGGGCGAGGTCTTGCTGCCGGTCGAACGCCAGCAGATGCGCTTCAGCGACGAGTGGTACGCTGAGCACGCGGGCACCTTCAAGGTGCGCCAGCCCGGCTTCTACGACGAGCTTCAGTTGCAGGTGCGCTACGAGCAGCTCTCGCAGGGCACGCTGGTCCGATCCAGCCTGGCCGCCTTGCTTGAGGGCACCGCGATCGCCGAGATCATGCTCGAGGAAAAGCCCGATTGGTTCAACTTGACCACGATCAAGGACCGCAGCGTGATCCTGCTGATCCAATTCTGGTACACGCGCTGGAGCGATCGATTTCGCGAAGGACTTTGAAGCGCAGCTGCCGACCATCCTGGGGGCCACCAAGGCCCTCTGGTGGACGGTCTGGCGGCACACCTTCAAGATCCCCATGAACGATCCACGCGCCAGGGCGGTCACTTACGCCCAGGCGCGCCTCGATCTTGAGCTATTCTGGGCATTGGAAGGCCGCGAGGCCGACGATCAAGAGACCGCCGACGAGTGGTTCGAACGCCAGAGCGCCGAGGCCAAGGCCAGGGCGGCGGCGAACCCGCCCCCGCCGGTCGTGATCGACGACCCCGACGTGCCGACGGCGGCGCAGGGCAACGCGGACCCGGCTGCGGCGCTCGCGCGCCTCAAGGCGCTGCGCAACCCGAAGCCGAGGCCGGATCAGGTGTTTGAGGTCGTCGACCTGCTGGCGGGCGACGAGGTGTAACAGGGGGCTAGAGGGCGCATGAGTATCGAACGCTTGGGGTTTGCGGCCGACGTGGATATGGGCCGCGCGACGGCCGCCGTCTCCCAGATGGAGCGCCACATGCGCCAGCTGGAGCAGGCGATGGCGCGCGCCAACCGCGAGGGGCACATCAACCCGGTTGACGATCGCGCCTTCGGCCGCTCGATCAGCCAGGTCGAGCGCGCCTACCACGAGCTTGAGCGCACCAGCCGCGACGTCACGGGCAAGATCTCGACCGAGATGACCCGCATGGCGGCCCTCACCACGCAAAAAGCCGACATGATGGCCCGTGGCATCACCACGGGGCTCCAGCAGGTCGATCGCGAAATCGACAAGACCACCCGCAAGCTCGACGCGCTCAACCGGCTTGAGACGCAAATTCAGCAGCGCCGCCACCACGCGCGTTCGAGCGTCGACAACTTCCGCGACGATCGCCACCACTTCGAGCAGAACCCCCGCCGCGCCCAGGCGGGCGGCGGCGCGACCGGCGGCGTGGGCCAGATGCTCGGCGGCCTTGGCGGCATGATCGGCCTGGGCGGCGTGGTGGCCTACATCAGCCAGGCGGTGCAAGAGGTCGCAGGCGAGTACGTGCACCTCGCCAATATGTCGACGCGCCTGGCGGGCGGCCGAAGCGAGTCGGGCATGGCGCACGACATTCACGGCGTCGGCGATCGCCTGCTCTACAGCCGGGCCGACACGCAAGCCTTCGCCGAAAGCCTGGCTGGCGCCATGGGGTCCGGCACCACGCGCTCGGGCGGCATCAACACGCCGGACATCGACGCGGGCCTGCGCTTCACGCGCGGCTTCGGCCTGGAGAGCGGCTACACGTCCAGCATGTTCGGCCGCATGGGGCAAGCGGGCGCCTTCAAGGAGGGCGATCTGCGCCGGTTCAGCCGCGAGGTGGCCGCAGGCATCGATCAGGGCAAGATGATGCCGCGCGCGGCCGAGGCCATCGAGGCCGCCGCCGCCGTGCTCGGCGGGGTGAGCGAGCGCATCGGCAACATGACCGATCAGGAGCGCGTGGGGCTGCTGGCCGTGCAGGCCAAGCTCAACGCCACCGGCGAGAGCATGTTCCAGGGGCAGCGCGGCGCCTCCTTGATGGGCAAGCTCAACGAGGTGATCGCGCCCAACGGCGGCGACGACATTTCCGAGACCCTGATCAACAAGGCTCTCTTAACCAAGTTCGGCAACAAAATGAGCCCCTACCAGCTCATGGAGCTGCGCGAGGGCGGGCTCTCGCCCGAGCTGTTGCAGGCGGTCGGCGAGCAGGCGAACGGCCTGACCGGCGGCGGCGAGGGCGCCATGCGGCTGTTTCAGAAGACGTTCGGCGATCGGCTCGGCTTCCGCGAGACCCGCAAGCTCTTTGAGGCCACCGGCGGCTTCAAGGACTGGGGCAACCGCAAGGCGATCAACGAGGCGGTCGGCGGCGGCGTGATCGGCGCCGGAATGGCGCGGCAAGACGGCTCGAAGGCGCGCGAGGTGCGCGAGGTGGACAAGCTGGCCGAAGAGCTGCGGCACAAGGCGGGATCGACCTTCTTCCCCATGTTCAAGTCGATCCAGGAGTGGACCCTGAAGTTCGCCAACTTCTTCGTCGACAAGATCATGCCGGGCGTGGGCAGCATCTTCTCGCACATCCAGGGCTTCATGGGCAATCTGGGCACCATCGGCGGCCAATTGATGGGCCTGGTCGGCAAGCTCGGGCAGGTGCAGGAGATGCTCGACAACCCGGCGGCGGCGGGGCTTGAGCAGCAGGCGCAGGCGGCCGAGAACGGCGGCAACCCGCTGCAAGCCCAGGCCCTGCGCGCCATGGCCGACAAGATGCGCACGCCCGCCCAGCGCGAGGCGTACCGCAAGCGCAAGGCGCAGGGCATCATGGGCGGCGGCGGCGGCTACACCGAGGTCGACACCTCGACCCAGCCGAGCAACCCCGGCCTGTTCGGCCTCGGGGGCGGCGCGGCCGAGGTGCAGACGCGCGCGTTCCAAGAGTTCGAGCGCCAGGGTCTGATCTACCGCTCGGACCGGGCGATCAACGGCAACAGCCCCGACCCGATCAAGCGGGCGGCGGCGGCGGTGGCCGCGCAAGACGGCGGCTACCACCCGAACGGCGCGCCCAAGCACGTCCACCACGACGGCAATCCCAACCTGATCGACATCAACGGACGTGGGCACTACCAGCCGGGCCAATTCGTCACGATCGGATCCAAGCCCGCCAAGTTCCTCGGCACCTCGGAGGGCGGGGAGGGCGGGCTCTATATGAACTTCGCGGAGCTGGACCCCAAGACCGGCGAGCCGACGGGCGTCACGTTCCAGACGATGCACATGTCGATGGCGCTGCCGTTCCGCAAGGGGCAGAAGCTCGACCCCGGCACGATCGTCGGGTCGGGGCAGAAGTACGGCGGCGTCAAGACCGGCGGCAGCTCCAGCGGGCCGCACCTGCACTGGCAGGCGAAAAAGAACGGCAAGCTCGTCAACGCGCGCGGCTACTTCGGCCTGTCCAACGCGATCGTCTCGGACGATCTGCTGCGCGCGGTCAAGCCGGAGAGCCTGCCCGAAAGCCTGCGCAACCAGGCGCCCACCATCAAGTTCAATCCCAACGGCGCGAGCGCCGACGACGGCTGGGGGGCGCCCGCCCCCAAGGGCGCCCCGGCGACCGTCAGCGCGGGGGCGGTGTCGGTGGCGCAGCACGTCACGATCGTCACCAACGACCCCGAGACCATGCGGCGATCGCTGCGGGGTGCGGCGGCCGAGGCGTACGAGATGGCCCAGGCGCAGTACGTCGCCACGCACACGGCCGGTTAAGGAGAGTCCATGTCCGAGCTGCCCCAGCTGCCAAGCCCCACCACGCCGATCGCGGGCCACACCGGCTACCGCGAGGACGTGCCGCTCCACAACACCATGGGCGGCCCGGTGCCCGCGCGCGTCAAGTTCTACTCCAGCGGCAGCCTCTTCACCGTCAACGGCGTGTCGGGGCAATCGGGGGACAAGCCGCTCTGGGGCGACATCCTCGACATTTCCTACGACAAGGACCTGGGCAACCCGACCGGGTCGTGGAGCATGACGCTGATCAACCGCCCGATCCAAGAGGGGCCGCTCGCGGGCCAGTGGCTCGCCGACGTGATCGCCCCGATGGACATGGTGGTGATCAGCTTCCGCCGGGGCGATCGGCTGCGCTGCGCCATGGTGGGCGTGGTGGGCGCCGCCCCCACCGAGCACGAGTCGCCGGTGTCGGGCGGGCAGGGCATCCCGCACACCGTCACGATCACGGGCTTTGACATGGGCAAGATGCTGCTCAACGCCCAAATCTACTGGTTCAAGGACTACCCGGACGCCAACCTGGCCGCCTTCGCGCTCAAGGGCTGGAAGCACCTGCCCGAGGTGATCGCGGGCAAGAGCAAGGCGTTCATCACCAAGCTGGTCCTCGAGGAGATGTTCTACAAGGTGACGAGCTTGAGCTACCAGCGCGCCGAGGGCGTGCGATCGCCTGTGCAGAAGGCGCTCGGCTACAAGCTCGGCAAGACGCTCGGCACCATTCCGGCCGGGCACACCTTCATGAACGAGGAGACCAACCTGTACGGCTACCTCAAGGACCTCGCCGAGGATACATGGTGCGAGTTCTACGTCGACACGCTGGAGAACGATCCGAGCTTCATGGCCTCGATGGTGCGCGAGCGCGAAGAGGACAACACCGGCACGGTCGACCTGTTCGACGGCGCCAAGCCGACGATCATCTTGCGCAATACGCCGTTCGACAAGGAGGACTGGGACGCCCTGCCCATGTTCGTGATCACCGACGACGTCATTCACCAGGCGAGCATCGGCGGCGAGCCGACCATTTACAACATCTTTTACGCCCAGCCGACCGCCTTCGGCGCCCGCGATCCCCTGACGAACAAGGTGATCGGCGGCGTGGGCTACTACGACGCGGCCTCGGCCGCCCGCTTCGGCTACCGGCCGCTCGTGGTGCCCTCCAAGATCATCCCCACCTACAACGACGGCAAGAACATGATGGACATTCAGGCGTACACGGCGCTCCTGACGCTCAGGCTCTACCGCTGGTTCGCGCCGTCGGCCGATTTCCGCTCGGGCACGATCGTGGTGCAGGGGAACCCGTGCTACCGCGTGGGCACCAAGCTGCGCCGCCAGTACCTGCGCCGCCGCAACTTGATCATGGACTTCTACATCGAGGGGGTGAGCGGCTCGTGGCAAGCCTACGGCACCTATCGCACCACGCTCAAGGTGACGCGCGGCCTGCCCTACAAGGGCTACCGCTTCCCGAGCCCGCAGATGGGCCCGGTCGAGACGAACTACAACACCGACGTCCGCTACCCCTTCCGCACCTAGCATCACCCCCACAGGAGCCCGCTGTGAACCCTGTACGCCAATCCAACCTGCCCAAGCCAAAAGATACCCGTGGCGTCGCCTCGGGGGGCCTTGCTGTGCCACAGGCGGGCCGCGTTACGAGCGTCAACCCCGACGGCACGGTCGACATTCTGCTCGACACGCTGGTCCCGCTCTCGAACGTGACGGTGCTGGCCCCGGCCTCGGGGCCCGACCGCGATCGCTTCAAGCCGCCGCGCCGCCGATCGCTCGTGGTGGTCCAGTGGCTCTACGGCACCAAGGAAGAGCCGTTCGTGCTGGGCGTCTTGCCCCGCCGCACGCGGACCCCGAAGCCGCCCACGACGAAAAACGCCGAGCGCGACCTGCATCCGTCGGGCATGCACCGCACCTTCCACGACAACGGCGACGTCGAGGTGCGCTACGCCGACGGCTCCTACGTGACGATCGGCGCGCTCAGCGAGCCGACCGAGGATCACACGGGGCAAAAGCGCGAGAGCCAAGACGGCAACCCCATGCAGGACCTCCCGCCGGTCGACAACCCGAAGCCCGCGCCGTTCCAGGTGAACGTCAAGCTCGCCGACGGCACGAAGATCGCCATCAAGGACGGCGCCATGACCGTGGAGCTGCCGAGTGATCTCACGGTCAAGGCCGCAGGCGACGTGCGCATCGAGTCGCAGGGCCAGGCGATCGTCAAGGCGCCCAACGTGTCGGTCGAGGGCGCGTCGGTGGTCGACGTCAAAGGCGGCATCATTCGCCACAACAACGGCGCGATGCCCATGGCCAGGGTCGGCGACGACGTCTTGATCCCCAGCCCGATCCCCTTTAGTCCGAGCGTGGGCAAGATCACCTCGGGCAATAGCTCGGTGCTGGCCTAGTCCCCGATCGGTCCGCCCGAGCAAAAGTCAAGACGCCTGGCAAAACGGCCCCACGGCGCCACGCCTTCGAGCTACTCTCGACGTAGAGCAAGGAAGGAGGTGTCACGGTGCCGCAAACCCAGGAATCCAAGCAGGCGCGCGAGCTGACCGCCTACACCCTCGAGTTCATCACCGACGACGGCCCCGACTTCCTCACGCTGCCGATCGCCCCGCAATCGACCAGCATGTCGGAGCCCTTCCGCTCGGGTGCGCAAGAGACCCTGACGAGCCACTACATCGAGGAATGGGGCGGCGGCTTCAAGCCGATCACGCTCGACGGGCATACCGGCTTCAGCGTGAAGCGCGCGGTCGACGGCGGCGAGCCGCTCGACGGCTATCAGGCGTTCAAGCGCCTGGTGGGCTACATGCGCCGCCATGCCCAGATTGCCCACGACAACGCGGTCAACCCCGAGGGCAAGCACAAAAAGGCCCAGATCGTCCTGCACATGTGGGAGGAAGACGAGCACTGGTTCGTCATCCCGAACGGCCAGGAGGCCCTGCGCCGCAGCCGCAACTCGAACGCGCCTTTGCTGTTCAACTACACCCTGAGCCTGCTCGCCTACAAGCAGCACGACGACGTCGCCGACCAGCTCGGCACGCGCTACATGCTCATGAACCCGCCCGACCCCGACGGCCTGCTCAAGAACATGGACGACGGCGTCGGCTTGCTCGGCGACCTGTCGAAAACCGGCACCGGCCAGGCGTTCATCGGGGTGGCCAACTTGCTCGCGACCGGCGCCCTCAACTTGATCGCCATGGTCAAGGCGGTGCAAAAGGGCATCCGAGACGTCGTCTCGGGGGTGGTCAAGTCGTTCAAGGGCATGGTGGCAGCCGCCCAGCGCGCCGCGAAGGCGTGCCGCGATCTGATCAATGTGGTGCGGGGCGCCATCCAGGGCGTGGCGAACGTGATCCGGTGGAGCCGGGGGCTGGTCAATTTGTGGTGCTCGCTCAAGCACGCCGGGAAATGGTTCCGCAACATCACGAGCCCGATCACCACCGAGTGGCAGGCGCTCAAGCGCGACATGCGGAGGTGCTAGGCGGTGTCTAGCCTTTTGCGCCATAGCGTGATCGAAACCGACACCCTGCGCTCGATCGCCCTGAAGTACTTCGGCGATCACCTGCGCTGGGTCGACATCGTTGCGACCAACAGCCTCACCCCGGCCGACTTCGACCTGCAAGCGGCGGGCATCACCGATCTGTTCATCCCGATCGCGGTCGGGGTGGGCACCACGCCCGGCAACCCGTACCTGACCGACATCGCCGTCGACGACAACCAGGGCATCGTGTTTAGCGAGTCGGGCGGCATCGGCGTGACGACCGGCATCGAGAACGTGGCCGCCGCCGTGGTGCGCGCGCTCACGACCAACCTCGAGGAATTGCTGGCCCACCCGGAGTACGGCCTGGACCTCGACCGCTACGTGGGCGTGGCCGGAACCGACCTGTACTTGCGGTTCTTGAAGCTGGAGGCGGGGCGCGTCATCCGGCGTGATCCCCGCGTGAGCAACGTCGTCAACCTGAAAGTTACCCAGAACCCCGGCGTCCGCCAGATTGTGATCACGGGCAACGTCCAGCTGGTGGGCGGCGCCGACACCTTCGACCTCACGGCCAAGAGGAGTTATTAATGAGCGAGCACGACCACGACGACGGCGCGGTGACCACCGGCCACACGCACGCCGACGACGAGCTAAAGGCGCTTCCGTTCGACGGCCTGGCCCAGATGATGGTCGACTACGCCATCGCGCACCAGGAGGGCACCACCCGCCCCCTCTCGGTCGACGACTTCGGCGAGGGCTCGGTGGGCCTGGCCATCTTCGAGGGCGTCGCCGGGCCGCTCGAAGAGCTGATGTATGCGTACTTCATCGACCTGCCCGCCAAATTCTTCATGGACGAGGCCGAGGACGAGAACCTCGACCGCATCATCGAAAACTTCACGTTCGGCCAGGTCAAGCGCGTGCCCGCCAGCACCGCCGCAGGCTTGCTCGTGTTCGAGGGGGAGCCCGGCGCGGCCGTCACCGTCAACGCCCAGTTCCGCACCCCCGACGGCACGATCGTCAAGACCCTATTTCCCGGCGAGATCGCCGTGGGCACCGATGAGGTCACCGTCGCCGCCCAGGCCGTCGACGCGGGCGCCAAGGGCAACCTGGTCCCCGGCACCGAATTGTCGCCGATCGTGCCGATCACGGGCATCACGCGCGTATTTGTGCGCGCGGCGTGGAGCGGTGGCGCGGACAAGCAATCGAACGAGGAGCTGCGCGACGCGACGGTCCTGTTCCTCGAAAGCCTCTCGCGCGGCACCCGAGGCGCCATCTACTACGGCGCGGTCCAAGCGGGCTACCCGGTCGTCTTCATCGCCGAGCCGGGCGTCGGGCAGGTGTGGGTCTACGTGGACGACGGCACGCCGGTCTCAAGCGCCAAGCTCGCGGCCACCAAGGCCACGATCGGGCTCGAATGGCGCGTGGCGGGTGCGAAGCTCAAGGTGCTGCCGCGCGTGGATCGGCTGGTGCCGGTGAAGGCACGCATCTTCAACGACGGCACCGTGAATCAGGCCACCCTGGAGGCGGCCGTTTTGGCCCGCTGGCAGGCCCTGTTCGCGGGCAAACGGCAAAAGCAGGGGCTCAACCGGCTGGAGCTGGTCGAGGCGATCGAGAGCGTGCCCGGCTACAACGGCATCAATCTGGCCTGGCCGGAAACGAACCTGACGGTTCGTGCCGAGACCAACGAGTACGGGACGACCTTCGGACCGGGGGATCTCTTCCCCTACGAGAAGGTGGCGCTCGGCGCCGTGACCTTCACGCAGGGGGGCTAGTCCATGGCCGCCCTCACCACGGCGCAGCGCATGGCCATGTACAAGCGCATCTTCGCGGGCATCCCGCGCTCGTTTCTGAATCCCGATCACCCGAACAACCAGGCGATCATCGGGGCGATCGCGCACGCCTGCGCCTACGTCGAGGCCATTTACCGCGAGCTTGAGGACGGCTTGTTCCTCGACACGGCCACCGACGAGACCGGCAACGCGGTCGGCGGCGTGAGCGCGCTCGCCCGCTGGGGCGTGTGGCTCAAGATGCCCCAATTGCCGGGGGAGACGCCTGGCCAGTACCGCATCCGGCTCATGCAGAAGCTGTTTACCCCCAAGGTCACGATCAAAGCGATCACCGAGACCCTGCAAGCGGCGACGGGCATCGCGATCGCGATCGAGGAGCCGCACGACCAGGTGGTCGAGCTAGATGACGGCCCCTGGGAGGGCAAGCGCCTGGGCGGCGAGATGTACAACGTCATGGTCGTGCACATCGTCACGGGGCAGGGCGGCGACGCCATCCCCAACATGATGGGGTTTTTGCGCGCGGCGGGCGTACATTGGTGGCACATCGAGCGTGTGCGCCATGAAATCGAGCTATCGTGGGAAGGCCAGCAGGCAAGCACCTTCGTAACGGCCTGGGACTCGGCGCGGTTCTACCGCCTGAGCTACCGACCCGACGACAACACCCTCCCCGACGGGAAACCGCTCGATCGCCGGTTTTTGTACCACGGCGGCACGAGCCTGGCGGTGGACGTTCGGTCGTTGTTCCGGCCGCGCGTGATGCTGCTCTCTGGCGCCATCGACGCCCCCATCATCACGGTTGACGCCCGCACCGACCTCCCCGACGACTTGCCCGTCCTGTCCTGGGACGATAGCCGGACGCTCTGGGAGGAAGCCGTATGGGCCGATTAGCGAGGACGCGCACGCATGCCTGAGCCGACTGAGACCAGCCAGTACAACTTCCCGCTTCAACTGCCTGGCCAGGCGGGGCGCGGGCGCATGAACACGACCATCGAGATGATCGACGGCGCCCTGGCCGCCCAGGCGGGCCACCTGGCGAGCTTGAGCCTGGAGACGGTGCGCATCAAGCGTTACCCCTTGATCATCGCCGTGGCGGGCCAGACGGTGGTGCCCCTGCCCGAAACGTACCAGACGGGGCAGCGGCGCTTGCGCGTGGTGTCGGGTTCGGCGCAGCACGTCGAGGGCGTGCACTGGGAGGAGGTCGACGATCAGTCGATCCGCTTCTTCGCGCCGCGAGTGGAGGGTGAGCTCATCGAAATCGACGAATACCAGATCGGGCCCGACGGCGGCGTGACGCCCGGCTACCCCGAAGGCCCCGTTTACAGCCAGTCGGTCACGCCGACGGGCCTCGTCAACTCCACCGATGGCACGGACGGCAACGGCACCTTCACGGTGCCGCACATCATCGCGCCGGACACGGTGCCGGTGGTGTGGATCTCGGACATTTTGAAGTTGCAGCCGACCATCGACTACACCTGGCATGACAACGTGATCGAGATCCTGCCCGGCTCCAAGCCCATCGGGGGCGAGTGGGTGACCGTTCAGTACCAGTGGAGGAACTAACCCATGGCTGTTGCAGGTATCCTTGGCGGCCACCGCGTCATTGACGACTCGATCCCCGCAGGCAAGCTGAAAAGCGCCGCGCGGCTCGAGGTCCTGCGCGATTGCCTGTTCATTCGGCCCTACTTCCTCAACAACGTCACGGCGCCCACGGACGGCACGAGCACCTGCGTGGTCACGATCGCCACGGCCGCCTCGGCCAACACCTTGAGCAACGGCATCGTGGTGGCCGCCAACGAAACGACCAAGCACAAGGCCAACGTGGGCCTGCTCGATGTGAACGGCGATCCGCTGATCGGCCCCAACGGGCGCCCGCTGTACGGGCGCGTCACGAGCGTGGCGGCCAACGGCGCCAACTGGGATTACACCATCACCATTCACGACACCGCCGACCAGACGACCGCCGCTCCCGCCGCCGTCAACTGGACCGTCGGGCTGCCGAACGCGATCGGCATCGTCGAGCTGCCGAACCGCAAAGACCTCACGCAGATGGCCGACACCGAGTTTCGCGATCGCTTCGCGGGCCTGGCCACCAACGAGCGCGATCAAGAGAGCCTCAACGACATCACCGAGCTGTTTTTGAAGACGGGCATCACCGAGGGCGTGACCAACACGTACGCCACGACCTGGTACGTGGCCAACGGCGACGACCTGATGACGGCGATCGAGAAGCTGGATGCGGCCATCAAGAGCGTGTCGAACGCCTCGGATAACGCCGTGCTGCAAAGCGAGATGGACGCCACGCAGACGGGCGCGGGCCTCAACGCGAACGGCACCTTCACCGCCGACGGGACCACGAACTACCTAACGGCGGCCACCAGCCTCAAAGACGCCACCCGCCTGCTCGACTTGCAGGTCAAGTCGGTGCAAGACGAGCTGAACACGACCCAGACGGGCGCGGGTCTTAGCGCGACCGGCACCTACGCGGCCGACGCCACGACGAACTACCTGACGGCCGCCACCAGCCTGAAAGACGCGGACAAGAAGCTCGACACGCAACTCAAGGCCGCCATGGACGAGATCAACGCGATCGAGACGGGCGCGGGTCTTAGCGCGACCGGCACCTACACCGCCGACGGGACCACGACCTATTTAACGGCGGCCACCAGCCTCAAAGACGCGGACAAGAAGCTTGACACGGCCATCGCGGGTGTCCAGACCGAGCTAAACACGTCGCAGGCGAGCGTGGGGCTCAACACCGACGGCTCCTACACGGCGCCTGCGGGCACGAACTACCTGGGGTCCGCCACCACGGTGAAGGCGGGCCTGGTGGCCCTCGACACCAAGGTCAAGGCGGTCCAAGACGAGGTCGACGCCATCGAGACGGGCGCGGGCCTCGGCACGGGCGGCACCTACACCGCCGACGGGACCACGAACTACCTGACGGCGGCCACCAGCCTCAAGGGCGCGGACAAGTTGCTCGACACGCAGGTCAAGAGCGTCGCTGATCGCACGACGACCCTCGAGACCTACAAGACCTCTGAAGGCATCGAGGCGGGCAACATCACGCCCACCGGCACCATCGACGGCACGAACCGCACCTTCACGCTGCCCAACACCCCCAAGGCGGGCAGCCTGGTCATCACGGCCTACGGCGCGACCCTGACCGAAACGCTCCACTACACGATCGCAGGCGCCACGATCACCTACGTCGACGGCTACCAGCCGCAGCCGGGCGAGTGGCACCGGGCGAGCTACCGCTACTAACACCTGACGAGGCAAGGAGAAGAGCATGACGTACGATCCCACCCGGCTGGGCGGTGTGACCCCCATTGAGCGCATCGAGCCGTTCACGGCCGTCTGGGTCGGCGACTCGGGGAGCGCCGGTGGCACGGGGAACGTCCAGCAATTCATGAACACGCGGCGCGGCTTTCGCGGCGAGCTGGCCGACACGACTGCGCGCAACGGCCTGACCGGCCTGGCCGACGGGCACTGGTGCTGGGTGCTCGGCGATCCGGCCTCCGAGCCCGAGCTGCACATCTACCGCACGCTGCCCTCCCCCGGCTGGCGCGTGTTCACGCCGTCCGGCGGCGGCGGGGGCGGCGGCACCACGACGATCCATGGCCTCTACGAGATCGTGGGCTACGGTGACGGCGTCGAGACCGACTTCGCCATCCCCGGAAACGGCTTCTTCGAGCGCGTGCAGGTGGGCGGCGTGCCGCAGTACAACGGCACCGACTACGACGTGGTCACGGTCGAGGGCACGCGCACGGTCCGCTTCCGCGCAGGCAAGATTCCGCCCCTGGCATCCGACGGCACGGCCACCCTGCCGGTGGCCATCTCGGCTGCCGAAACCTACGATCCCGACGGCACGGGCGGCGGCAGCCACGGGCCGTGGGCGCACATGGGATGGGGCGACGGCACGAAGACCGACTTCCCGCTGCCCGGCACCGGGCTCGATGAGCAGGTGTTCAAGGGCGGCGCGCCCATGATCCCCGGCTTGCACTACGACGTCGTTTCGGTGGGCGGGGTACGCCACGCCCGCTTCCGCTCGGGGTACATCCCACTGGGCCCGGACCCCTACATCACGGGCGACCCCGGCGAGCGCGTGATGGGCTCGTGCTCGAAGACGCCCATGATCGGCACCAACGCGGAGACGGTCGCGGGCCTGTCGCCCAACATGGCGTCGAGCCCAAACACGATCGCGCAGCGCAGCGCCTTCGGCTCGATGGACGGCATCCTGGCCGTCGCGGATCCTGCGGCGCTCGCGGCCTTGTCCATGGCGGGCGGCGAGGATCAGCACCTGGTCGAGGTGTCGGGGCTGGGCATTTACCGCCTCCACTTCGGCGACGCGACCGCCGCCGACGGCGCGAACGTGCTTGAGATCGGCGGCGGCCGGGCCAAGCGCGTGGCCATCTTGTACGCCGAGGACGGCACCCTCGGGGCCGCCGCGCCCACGGGCGTGGGCACCCCGGCGGCCGAGGGCAAGGTGGCGGTCTACAACGCCAACGGCCTGCTGCCGCTCGAAGGCGTCCCGTCGGCGCCCATCTTCACCCCCGTCACCATGGACGCGGGCTTCGGCGCCACGCCCGGCGTCGCCAACCCGGCGCTGATCCTGGTTTACGACCAATCGCGCCAGATGGTGCTCGGCGGCAAGCTGTACCTGCCGGTGGCCACCACCACGGCGGGCTATGGCTGGCGCTACGACATCGCGACGAACACCTGGGACACCAACGGCCCGATCGGCGTCACCAGCTGGACGGCGCACGCCTGGGTCACGCACGCGGGCAAGGTTTACGCGATGTGCCGCAGCACGGCCACCAGTACCAACTTCCGCATGTACGCGGCCTCCCCCGGCGGCGCGTACGTGCAGGTGGGTGCCCTCACCGCAGCGAACGGTAACTACTGGGCCATGGTGAGCGACGGCAACGAGACGCTGTACCTGGTCCAGATGAGCAACTCTGGCTCGATCTTGTTCTACGCGTTCAACACCACGACCAACACGTTCACCCAGCTGACCAACTTCAGCTGGGGCATCAACCAGATCGCCGAGATGTGGGTGGATAACGGCTACGTGTATGTCTTGTTCGACATGTACAACGGCACCAACGGCCACGGCGAGCAGATGATCGCGCGCTACAGCATCGCGGGCAACACCTGGGGCTTCGGCGGGTGGGCGACGGATCGCATCTTGAGTTCGGTCGCCTTCAAGGTCGAGAATTTGATGTTCCTGGTGGGCGGCTACGTCAACACCGATACTTCGGCCAACGTGGGGCAGCAGATCGGCACCAAGCCCACCCCGGACCTGATTCGCGCCGTCAAGCTCGACTCGCCCAACTGGGCCACCCAGGGGCTGCGCATCACGAAGGGGATCCTGCCGCCGATGGCCGGGTTCCAGGGCTTCTTGGCGAGCAACACGGCGGCCACGGGCACCGACGAGACGCGCCGGTGCCTCGCGGTGGCCTGCTACATCGCGGAGCACATCAACGTCATCATGACCTGGAAAATCGGCTGGACCGAGCCGGTGGTGGCCGCCACGAACCTGCTGGCCTCGTCCGGCACGCCGCACACGGTGGCGGTCAACTACGCGACGGGCGCCATCGGGCAGACGGTGGCGGTCGCCGCCGGTCAGAAGTACGGGCTCGTCGGCTACGACGCGAACACGCATCTCATCACGCAGGAGGCAGGTTAATATGTACCAAGCGGACGTCAATGACATCGCCGAGGCGCTCGGCGCCTCGATCGAGGACACCCAGGCGGGCCTGGCCAGCATCGATCACAAGACCATCGCCCTGGAGCACTCGGCCCGGTTCGTGCCGGGCGTCTGGGACAAGGTCTCGGCGATCAACGAGTGCCCGGCCGAGCAGGTGCTGGCCAGCTTGCCCTTCACGCCGGACGCCGTGGCGATCGTGACCGACACCTTCAAGGGCCAGGTCGGCGTCTTGCAGGGCCATACCCCCGGCGTGCCCGGCTTCGTGCCCATGTCGGAGGCCGTGGCGCTCGCGTTCGCCGAGGGCGCCGCCGCGACCAAGGCCGTCGCTCACGCGCGGACGGCCACGATCGACGCGGTGCGCGCGGCCATCGAAGCGGCGCGCGTGGCGGCCGAGCAGGCGGCCATCGAGGCCGCCCAGGCTGAGCTGGACGCCGCGCAGCAAGCCGACGACATCGGCGATGCCGAGTAAGGGGAGGGGCTCAAATGAAGCTTGACTCAGCCATGGTCGGCGGGGTGGTGGCCGCCACCCCCGGCACCATTCCCGTTCGCGGCGCCGACGGCAGCCTCAAGGCGGCGGCACCGGCGGGCGTCGGCACCTCGGCGGCCGAGGGGCATGTCGTCACCTACAACGATGCGGGGCAGATCGAGCCGGATGCCTTGCCAGCCGGGCTTGTCGCCATCCCCCTTCTGGTGACCGGCGCCCAGCCCGTGAGATTCCGCGCTGTGGTGGCGGCGGCCGGTAGCTACCTGGGGAACGCCACCCATGGGGCCCTGTACCTCGATCCGTTCGACAACTTCAAGATCCCCAACGTGAACGACGTTCTCGATCAGGGAAACTTCCAGGTGGCAGGCTCCGAGCTACTCGCGCAGGATAAACGATTCCTGGGCCCTGAGCTGGCCGCCTGCACCGTTACAGGTCTTTCAGCGGTCGTCTCGGTGGGCCTGGCATCAAATAGCGCCGGAATTCCTAGCACCCTGACCCGCCTGGACGTAATCTTGGAGATCGTTAGTCCAGGTGGCGTCGTCACGGCCCTGAACACAAAGACCGTGCAGGGTGCATCCTTGCTCTCCAACGCGGGCACCACGTACGCACTTAAAACCTACAGCTTGGCAGCCGACTACGGTGCCGGGTATGCCATTCCGGAGGGCTACAGGCTGGCAATCACCGTAAAGGCGTACATTAGCGCCAATACCAACTATCGGTATTACTGCTCGCTAAACGCAAGTGCTGGCAACAATACAGCACCCACGACCGACGGGTTTAACACCTCGTCGTTTGCCCTCTCCTTCGCCTAGCGTGTTAGCTGGGGCGGGTGTCACTTTCCCGCCCTGGCGCCCGGTTGTTTGGTAGGCTGACAGCAGGTGTGACGCGCACCCTCACAGGAGACGATTCCATGGCGACCTTTTCGGCAGGTGGCGCAACGACCCCGCCCACCTTTACCAACGCGATCGAGTACCGGGCCAGCGGCAACTTCGCCGTTCCGGCGGGCGTGACCACGGTCTGGGTGACGCTTGTCGGCGGCGGCGGCGGCGGCGCCAGCAACCCCAATGTGGGCGGCGGTGGCGGCGCCAGCACGTTCGACTACCTGATCGCCAACGGCGGCGGTGGCGGCGCGAGCGGCGAGGGCGGCAGGCCGGGCGGCCCCTGGGGCGGGGCGGCGGGCGGCGGCGCTTCCGTGCTCAATACCGAGAGCGGTCTTGGCGGCAAGGGCTCGGGCATGTACGGCCAGGCGACCCCCGGTTCCGGGTGCGGGCCTGGTTCGGGGCCTTCGGGCGGCGGTGGCGGTGGCGGCAGCTTCGGGCCGGGGGGCTGTTCGGTTCAGTTCTCGGCGGGCACCACGCCTGGCGTCTTGGGCGGCGGCGGCGCGGGCGGCGCCTACACGGGCACGGGCGCGGCCAATGGCTCGCCGGGCGGCGGCGGCGGAGCGGTGCTCATTCGTCAGGCGGTCCCCGTGACGCCGGGCGACGTGATCGCCGTGACCATAGGCGCGGGCGGCGCGGGCGGGGCCGCCAACGGCTCCATGCGCGCCGGGACGGCTGGCGGATCGGGCTACTGCCTGGTCGAGTGGTAGCGGGGGAGTAAGGTCATGGCAACTTTCACCAGTAGCGGTTCCGGGCAGCAGGCGCTCGTCGCGCCCGAGGACATCCAGTTCAGGAACATCGAGCACATCGTCACGACGGGCGCCAACACCTTCAATGTCCCAGCGGGCGTGAGCACGGTCTGGGTGACGCTCGTCGGCGGCGGCGGCGGCGGCCAGGGCGGGGCATCGGGTGGCGCGGGCGGAAACGGCGGCGACACCACGTTCGGTTCCTTGCTCACGGCCCGAGGCGGGCTCGGCGGCGCGTCGCTTCTCGGCGGCCAGCCGGGTGGCGTGGGCGGTGCCGCTGGCGGCTTCTACACCAGCCAGGGATTCCTCGGGCAGGGTGGCGCGGGGGGCGGCATCAGGGGCGTCGCCCAGCCGGGTGGCCCCGCCAACGGCAGTGGGGCGAAGACCTGCGGCGGCGGCGGCGGCGGAAGCTTCGGGCCGGGCGGGACCAACTCGAACGCAGGAACGTCGGTGGTTGGCCTGCTGGGCATTCGTGGCGGCGGCGGCGCGGGCGGCAACTACACCGGCACGGGCACGGCCTATGGCGGGGCGGGCGGGGGCGGCGGCGAGTACTTCGTGCGGCGGCCGGTGGCGGTCACGCCGGGGAGCGCCATCACGGTCACGATCGGCGCGGGCGGCACGGCGGGCACGGCGGGCGGCACCGCCACGGCGGGCGGCGCGGGCGGCCCCGGCTACTGCATCGTCGAGTGGTAGGAGATCACCATGTACATCGTTAAAAAAGACGAAAATTCGGTCGACCTGTTCGCCAACCAGCCGCATCACGGCATCGACTGGCTCGTGGTGGGGCAGGGGCGCGCGGTCACCTTGCTGAGCGCCGAGGACTACCAGAAGGTGGTCGAGTGGCAATCGGCCACCGTGCGCAAGCCGGGCGCGCCCGCCAGGGTCAAGCAGGAGGGCGGCAAGCCGGTCCTCGACGACAACGGTGATCCGGTGATCGAGGAGGGCGCGACGCCTGACACGACCGAGAGCGCGGGGAATATCGTGCGCATGATCGACGGCGGCGACGTGTGGCTGGTCAAGCCCAAGGGCAAGGTGGTCGAGCGGTTGCATGGCACCGTGATCGTGGGATAGAGAGGGCATCATGGGCGAAATTCACAAGGGCTCACTTCCGAAAACCTACATCGACGAGCTGAGCTACGCGTTCGAGCTATCCGGCGCGTACCCGGCCACGTTCACCAACGCGGCCGGGGCCTTCGTGGCGCCGTTCGCCCTCGCCATCCTCGACGTGATCCTGGTGGTCGAGCAGCCGGGTTCCGGCGGCTACACCGAGATCGACCTGGTGGCGGGCTCCCCCGACGGCGCGCTGGCCACGGTCTTGTCCACGAAGCCGCGCGTGCCGGGAAATTCCGGCGTGTGGGGCATGTCGGGCGTCACGGCGGGCGGCCAGGCGGCGGTGGTCGACCCGGCCAAGCGCAACTGGGCCAAGGGCACGATCATGAGCGTGAACATCACATCAGACGTCAATCAGCCGTCGGGCGCCAGCTCGGCGACGGTGATCGTGCGCTACCGCCGCACCTAGTCCTCACGACTTGCGAAAGCAGGGGGCCTTTCAGGCGCCCCAAGGTAAAAGGCTCATCCCTCACGGGGTGGGCCTTTTTGCTGGTTGTTTGCTGCGGGGTGGCAAATGGGACGGTTTGCGCCAGGTTTTTCGCTACCATCTGAGACGTGCAAGCATAGGAGGTATGGCTATGTCGCGTGGTTTGGTCACGGAGCGTGGGAAGCGGGCGTTCGTCTACTGGCTGGCCCAGCACGTCACGCACGGCGCGGTCGGCGCGGGCGACTGGCCCGACAAGTTCAACCCGCCGCTCGAGGATTACGACGGGGACGGCCTGGTCGCCGAGATCGGCCGGGTGCCCATCCTGGCGGTGCGCTACCTGGTGCGCGATCCGGCGGGCACGATCGTCTTTGACGGTGATCCGACGACCTACCGCTACGCCACGCAGACCGAGATCGACGCCGCTGCGGCGGATCCGGACGGGGCCACGGCGCCTTCCGCCGACATCGAGTTCGAGTTCGAGATCCCCGCCAACACGATCAACGGCACGATCATCTGCGAGATCGGCCTCTTTACCGACTCGGTCTGCTCGGTGCCCGGCTTCGCGGTGCCCGCCCAGGTGACGACGGCTGGGCAGCCCTTCTACTTGGTGAACATCCCCGCCGACTCGATGTACGCGAACAAGGTATTCAACCGCCGCGTCCGCATCGACGGCACGAATTAAGGAGGCCGGTGGTGACCCGTATCATTCGCGACGACAACACGCCGTTTGACAAGGAGATCGCGATCGCCTTCGCGGGCGACAAGCCGCTCGGCGCTCACGAATTGCGGCGCTTGAGCTACAACCAGGACGCCAAGGTGGCGCGCGTGGCCGAGAGCCTGTACCCCGAGGGCTTCGTGGTGCGCGGCATGGTCCCGACCGTGCTGCCGGTGACCAACGAGCTGCCCCACAGCAACGATTTCACCGCCTGGACGGCCGAGAACAGCGCCGGGGTCACGCCCGCCGCCGCGCTCGACCGCTACGGCGACACGGTGGCCTCGCGCCTGGTCGGCGCCCTGGGGCAAGACGCCTTCATTTCCGAGAGCCTGGGTACGCCCACCGGCCGGGGCGTGGTGAGCGTCGACCTTCAGCTCGACACCACGCCCAACGTGCGGCTCAGCGTCTGGAACGGCGTGACGGAGATTGCCGTCACGAACCTGACGCTCACCGGCACGATCACGCGCTACGAGATCCCGATCGCCGATTGGGGCGTGGGCGCCACCGAGGCGACGCTGCGCGTGCGGCCGGGCCCCGGCAGCCAGCCGGGTACGTGCTTCATCTCGCATGCCCAATTCGAGCGCAAGCTCGACGGCGAGCCGCTGGAAGCGGGCGCCTACGTGGCCACCAACGGGGCTGCGGCCACGGCGCCGGGCAACCGGGTCACCTTCGTTGAGGGCTCGGTGCAATTGGCGGGCTACCCGCGCGCGTTCGCCGAGCAGACGCTGGTGCTCGACCCCACCAAGGCCGAGGGCATCGACGTGATCTACGCAGAGCTGGCCGCGCGGTACTACGAGGGCGACCTCTACGAGTACCTGGAGCACCCGACCACGGGCGCGCCCGGCAACGACTCGGTGGTCGAAAAGACGCAGCTGGTCACAACCGACACCACCGACCCCGAGCCCGCCGTCGACCCGACGCCGACGGCGCCGCAGTACCTGTGGCGGGTGGCCGAGCCCATCTTCCAGATCGATCGCGCCACGGGCCAGGTCATGGCGGTGGTCGAGCGGTCGGAAATCGACCTGACGCGCACGAGCAACCCGCTCGACGGCGAGCGCATCCTGCCGCGCTCCTTGCCCGAGGATCGCCTCGACTCCAAGGCCACCGAGGGCCAGCCGGGCCTGCTGTCGGCGTTGGCGCGCCGCATGAAGAACCAATCGGGCGGCTTCGTGATGCCCACCAAGGGCGCCACGCCGTCGATCACGCAGGATCTCACCGACGCCACGCAGGTGAAGGTGAAGATCGAGCCGCTCGACGGCTATACGCCGGACGGCCGCAGCCACTACCTCGAAGAGCCCGAGGTGCTGACGGCGCCGTTGCAGACCGGCTTCGCCGTGCGCAGCAACGAGAACCATGTGTACTACGCGGGCACCGACACCTACAAGGTGGCGAAAACGCCGCTGATCGAGGTGCTGGAGCTGGTCGGCATCATCGAGGACACCGTATTGATCACGCGCGGCCCGGTGCCGGGCGGCCAGGACGAATTGCCCAACACGCCGGTTTACCAGGTGCTCGACGTGCGCCAGGGCGCGACGGTCTACGCGGTCGGCCCCGGCGGCACCGTGATCCAAAACGGCGACACCATCGACTGGAGCCCGGCCACCGGCGACGATCCGATCGAGGGCAGCACGTACGAGGTGACCTACCGCTACAGCCGCACCTGGCCCGCAGGCGAGTTCACCTACGACGGGCAGAACATCACGTTCACGGGCGCCAAGCGGCCGGTCGACACGCTGCCGTTCACCCTGAAGTACAAGTACGGCCAGAACCGCGTGGACTACGTGATCCTGGGCGCCAACGGGCTCGAAATTCTGCCCGGCGCGCCCTCGGATCACCCGGCGCCGCCCCCGGTGCCGGTGGGCGCCATGGGGCTCTGGGAGATGCTGGTGCGCTACGGCGTGTCGGCCGTCACCTTCACCGAGCGCTTCGTGGTGGGCGTGCCGATGGCCGAGCACGCGGCGATCAAGCGCAAGGTCGACGACCTGAGCTACAACGTGGCGCAACTGGCCGCGTCAGTGGCCCTGCGCGATCGCAACAGCGCCATGAAGGGCATCGTGACCGACCCCTTCTTCGATGACCGCCAATTCGACCAGAACGCGGCCTTCCTCGCCCTGCCCGGCAAGAAGAAGGCGCGCATCGAAGGCGAGCGGCTGAAGATGGCCCGCACCGAGGCCGAGGTGTCGCTCGCGATCGACGCGGTCAAGACGACCTTCGTGCAGCGCGGGAATTGGGCAGGCCTGCCCTACACCAGCGTGGCCAAGGTGAGCCAGAACAAGTACTCGGACGCCATCTCGGTCAACCCGTTCAGCAACTACGAGTTCATCCCGCCTTTGATCACGACCTCGGCGCAGGCGTGGTCGGGCGTGAGCCGTGGCTTCACGGGCGCGCTCACCGTCAAGGGCGTCAACTTCCAGCCCAACGAGGCCGGGATCGTCATTCGGGTCGACGGCGTGAGCGTGGCGACGGTGGCGGCCAACGCGCAGGGCGCGTTCAGCCACACCTTCACCCGGTTCCTGACGGCGACGAGCATCGTGACGGCCGAGGGCGCGGGCGGCGTGCCGCGCTCGGTGGTCGGCAGCAACATCCGCTGGCCGCGCCGCGACCCCGTGGCGCAGACGTACGTCAACGAGGTGGCGGGCGACCTGACCGAGGTGTGGCTCTACTTCGCCTCCAAGGACACCACCAAGCCGGTCGTGGTGACGGTGCGCAGCACGCAAAGCGGCATCCCCAGCGAGGAGATCCTGGCGCTGCGCGTGTTCCAGCCCTCCGAGGTCAACGTCAACGGGCAGCCCACCAAGTTCGTCCTCGACGAGCCGCTGCCGCAAGACGGCGACGTCGGCTACACGGTCGTGGCCGCCTCCGACTCGGCGGCGTACCGCCTGCAATTCGCCGAGCTGTCCAAGCGCAATTTGGGGCCCGCAGGCGGCTACATCACGAGCAACGCCTACGGGCGCGGCGTGATGCTGGCAAGCTCCGACGGCCGCACCTGGACCCCGTACCAGGACAAGGACCTGCGCTTCGACGTGCTGATGGCCGCCTACGCGACGACCGGCTCGTACAAGCTGGTGTTCGCGCGGCAGGACTACCCGCTCGGCATCACCGGGTTCAACCTGGCGGTCAACCAGCGGGTCATGCAGGGCGCGACGATCGCGTGGCAGTACTCGACCGACGACGGCCTCACCTGGGCGCCCTTCGACCCCACTCGCGAGATCCTGCTCGCCGAGGTCGCCTTCAGCCTGACGGTCCAGGCGATCGCCAACACGACCAAGGCCAACGCGGGCGTGGCGGTGAGCACCCAGAACGTCCTGCTCAAGACGTACAAGGCCGAGGTGGCCAGCTCGTACGTGAGCCTGCAAACGACCCTGTTGCAGAGCGTGTCGAACGCGAAGGTGTACCTGGAGAGCTTGCTGCCGCCCGGCACCAACACCAAGGTCTTCCTGACCAACGACGGCGGCACCACCTGGGCGACGGCCAACCAGGTGGCGTCTCGTGCCATCGCGGGGACCAACCTCTACGAGTACGAGTACGCGGTGGCGTTCGGCACCCCGAACAACAAGCTGCGCACGCGGGTCGACCTCGAGGCGTCCACGCCGACGAGCCTGCCCGAAGTGGAGAAGGTGAGCACCCTGATCCTGTAGCACCGGCCGGGGCCGGGCCACGCCCCAGGGCGTGGCCCGGC